AAAGCAAGGGGAGCGAGGCGTCATGGATCTGGCAGAACTGACCGAGGAGTTGCGCCGCCGCGCCGGGCAGAATGTGAAGCTCGGCTACAAGGTGAAATTCCTCCTCGACGAGGGCACCATCTTCTGGGACGGCACCGAGCAGCCGCCGGTGATCGGTAATGACGATGCCGGCGAGGCCAATACCACGATCCGGATTTCCGCCGAGAATCTGCAGAAATTGATGGCCGGCGGGCTCGACCCGACACTGGCTTATATGACCGGCAAGCTGAAGGTCGAGGGCAGCATGGGGGTGGCTCTGAAGTTGACCTCGATGTTTGCCGATTAGCTGCGGATTTCAATAAGTTACTGAAAAGATGACAGGCCGGTTGACAGCCCGGCAGGGGCCGAGTATACGCATCCCCGCTTGGCCGCCTTCTCGGGCGCAGCCCGGCTTCCGGCCGATCCGACGGCCCACGGTGGCAGCGTAGCTCAGTGGTAGAGCAGGGGAATCATAATCCCTTGGTCGGGGGTTCAAATCCCTCCGCTGCTACCATCTAAATCTTCCAATTAAAACAATAGCTTGGCTCTCCGCAAGGCCCCCGACCAGGGGCCTTTTTGCTGCCCAAACCTCTCTTTTTGGCCCGTCCAAAAACCGCAGTTTTCCGCCATTCTCCGATGCCCTCTTTTGAAATGGGATACATGAGGGATACATGGCGCACGACTCTGGCCAGGCTGGGTTTGGTTGCCGCAGGTCAATGAATGGGCAGACGAGGGCGCTATCTTGCGCGGCAAGCTCCGCGCAGAATGAATTCCGCTTGACGCGTAACGCATAATCGGTAATCTTACGCTTATGAGAACGCAACAGGAACGAAGAAAGGTAGCTTACCCATAAGTGATTGACCAGTTGGTCGAAATTTATGGAACTTGAAAATGTATCAACCTACATATTCTGCTGTAGGGGGCATTCCTAAATACTTACCGAATATTATCGTTTTGCTACCAGGAATGGCCGGAATTCAGAGGTGGGGTGGGGCATGCCGAAAGAGACGGCAGGGTTAGAATTGCGGTTGGAATTGCTCAACGCGTGCATGTCCGAGTTCAGCAAACTGGCGGGGGAAAATTGGGTAGGCAATCACCTGCATTTGGTTGGAGTCATGGCTTGGCGCCTGCTAGTCTCGGCGAAGAAGAACCAGCACGTAACGGTGAAGACGTTATCCGCCGAGGTCTCTCCGTACACCAGCGAGGCGACGGCGATCCGCGTCATCAAGAAAATGGAAGAGGGCGGTCTGATCTCGACAAGCGCATCGAAGTCCGACAAGCGGAATGTGATTATCAAACCAACTCCGAAGATCGAAGAGATCGGTGCAAAGATTACCAAGTCACAGGACAATATCCTGCGCCGGCACGGATACGAGAAAGCAGAAAGGCCGGCATAAAGCCGGCCTTGTCTCAGTGATCTAAACGGCGCGCATTAATCAACCCTTAAAGAGAGCTTCCAGCTTTTTGCTCGTATCCGCGTCAATGGCCGGATCGCTCTCTTTTGTCGCCTTACGAATGACTTTGAGGATCTGAGTTTCATGCTGAGTGACAGACACACCAAGCGTCTTGTTCAAAACGTCCAAGACCTCCGGCGCGTATTCCTTCAAAATGAGCCGCAGTAGATGAGCAGGATCGACGCCAACGGCCTCCGCGAAAGCCGGCACTTTTTCCAACGGGAGCTTAGTTTTTCCCGTCTTGATCATGCTGATCATATTTGCGTTCGTGTAACCTAAGCGCTCCGAAATCTCGTTCTGCTTTAGGTCGCTGTTATCGATCAGAGCCGCAAGATATTCGTTAAATTTCTTGCCGGTTGGGTTCGTGGCACGCATTTAGACCTCCAAGTTTAACTTTTCATTGTGTGCGCCCTTTCTGTCTGTCTCGTGAATAGACATGAGCGCGTTTTTCGCAATGTAAAGTTGCTGAATAGGGGAAAGCTACTCACGACTTACTTATCTCCTATTGGGCAGAAATTTGTCAACCGCTGATTCAATGAGATTTTCCCGCGAAAGCTAAGCAAGTGCTGACTAGAATATGAATACGCAAGATTGCTGCAAGGTGAAGTAATTCCTGATTGCGGTTAGGCCGTAATTAATCCTATATGCGCCGGTCTTGGACACAATTCGTTACAAATCCCAAGGGTCACCACAATGAGAACACTGCCACAGGACGAGGCCAGCAAGCTGGTCGCGGAGATGCCGAATACTGCCCACCTGGCTACCAACGCCTTGGATATCCACACGGGCATTCATCCAACCGAGGGGAAGGTTGCTGTTATTCTTTCCATCCTGGGGGATGCTGTTGTTATCAAACTCGACAAGGCGGACTAGCTCGCTGCCCCTCGCCACAACGAATTCCACAAACCGAAGAGACGGGGGATTTGCATCTCCTGTCTCTTTTGCATACAGTCAAAATATAAGTAAACGATGACTTAAGGGAGATCGCTTTGTCGATTGAAGTTCAGATCCTGCGGGAGAAAGTCACGAAGCTCGTGCCGATGCTCGCCGGGCGAGGCATCACTGTTACGCAACGCGGGGATAAAGCGTATGTAAAAGCGCGTAACGGTCGCCCCTACAGCGTCAACATTCCCAACATTCCCGACAACGCCACTCAGGATCTGATAGTCGCGATCGAGGGCTTCCTGGATCACGAAGTCGGTCATCTGCTGTTCACGGACTGGGACGGCATTGAGGCGAGTTTCAAGGGCGGCAAGCGCCTGGCGTCGCTGACCAACATCATCGAAGATCCCTTTGTCGAGCGTCGCATGCAGGCCCAATTCCCCGGCTCGAAGGACAATCTGGAGCAGGTTCAGCGCTTCATTCTCGATCGATATACGAGCGCGATGCTGCCCCGCGCCACTGAGCCGGCGCATTACATCACCATCCTGATGATGCCGGCTATCCGCGCCTGGGCCGGTCAGCCGATCTTTCAGGAGTTCATGAAGGACAAGTGGCATTACATCAAGTCATTCACGGACATTATTGGCGACTTATCCGATCGAGTAGCTACGGTCGGCTCGACCTGGGACAGTTTGAACCTCGCCAAAGACATGATCGAGCGTCTGAAAGATGCGGCGATCCCCGATATGAGCCCGAGCGCGTCCAGCGACGATAGCGAGGAGGGCGAGGGTGAGTCCGTTGAGGAGTCCTCTGAGGGCGAAAGCAAGTCGTCCAAAAAGAAAGAGAAGGGCGACAAGGAAGAGAAGGACGAGGGCGACGAAGGCAAGTCCAAAGAGGACGGCGACGACAGCGAGGAAGAAGCCGAGGGCGACGAAGAAAAAGACGCCGACGGCAAGGGCGGCGCCGACGAAGACGATGCCGAAGAGGAAGGCAGTTCCGAGAAGGACGACGGCAAGGACAGCGACGGCGAAGGCGAGGGCGAAAGCTCCTCAGATGGCGACGACGCCGAGGATGACGCCGATGAAGGCACTTCCGGTGATGGCGAGAGCGATGCTGAGGATGACACCGAAGAGGAAGGCGACGCGGGCGAGGGCAAGTCGGATGGTGACGACGGCGATGCGGACGCTGACGGCGAGGATGACGGCGGCGACGCGGATAGCGAGGGCGAGGCTGACGGAGAGGGCGAAGGTGGTGACACCGGCGGCGACGATGACGCAATCGACGGCGAAAGCAGCGACGGCCCGACCGGCGGCAGCGAGGCCGACGATGAATTGCATGACGGCAAGGACGGCCCCAGCGCAGATCCTGAGCTGGTTGGCGCGCTTCTTGACGCCATCGAAGACGCCAAAGACTTCGACGATGCCGCTTCCGGCGAGATCGGGAAGATGGCGGCCGGCGTGATGGGCTCGTCCGATTATCTGATCTTCACCAGGGATGACGACCTGATCCAGCCGCTTGTGCCGCACGATCTGCCCAAAATGCAAGCCGCAGCCGCGAAGATGGAAGAAGAGATGCGCCAGGTCTGCGGCGTCATGCAGAAGGATCTGGAGCGCTTCATTGCCGCCCAGTCCCGTTCGGTCAACATTCCAGGGCATCGCTCCGGCCGTCTGCATTCAGCGGCGCTCGCCAAGCTCACCTTCAATGATGACCGCGTCTTCCGCCGGCGCGAGATCCACAAGTCGAAGGATACGGCAGTGTCGCTGCTTGTGGATTGCTCCGGGTCGATGCGGTCTGGCAGCTACAGGAAGTCTCGTATCGCAATCGCCTGCGAAGCGGCTTATGCGTTGGCTTTCACGCTGGAGCGGATCAATGTCAAGTTCGAGGCACTCGGCTTCACGACGCTGCCGGCGAGCACCGAAACCGTCCATGAGATGGGCGAGGCGAAGGCTCGTATTGGTCGTGGTTTCAGCCGCGTTGAGCCCATCTATATGCCTATCTTCAAGGACTTCGGCGAGCGCATGAATAGCGTCGTCAAGGCGCGGTTCGCGGCAGGCGTGCACGAATTGGGACTGCGGAACAATCTGGACGGCGAAAGCGTCGAGATTGCCGCGCGCCGTCTGGCTCTGCGCCGCGAAGAACGCAAGATCCTGATCGTCCTCTCGGATGGTTTCCCTTGCGCTTACGGCAGTTCGTCGGAGCAAAATGCGAAGCTCCGCAACGCGGTCAATGACGCCGAGAAATACAAAGTGGAAGTGCTCGGCATCGGCATCGAGTCGGATGCTGTCCAGCACTTCTACAAGAACAACGTGGTTATCAATACGGTCGATGATCTGCCGAAGATGTTGGTGAGCCGGGTCGCAAAGATGCTGCACGCGTAGGGAAAAGAAAGATAAGTAAGTGATTACTGTTGCGCTTCCTAATTCGCTGCGCTAAAACGGTATCTGTCGAGAGAAAACGGAGGTCACTATGAACGACAAGATCACTTGCCAGATCTGCGGCGCGCAAATTCATGCTGTCGTCGCCCATCTGCGCGAGGCGCATCCCGGCGTATCGATCGAGGATTATAAGTCCTCTTACCCGGATGCGCCGCTGCTTTCCAGGCTTGCCGAGGAGAAGCTCGCCAAGGCTCGTGCTGAAAAGCTCGCAGCCGCCGGCGGCGCTGAAAGTGTCACCGAGATGAAGACCGGCGCCGCCGTGGTCACTTCGCTCGCTGAGAGGCGCGGCTACATGCAGCAGGCGCTGCATGAGGTCTTCGAATTTGGCGCGGTCGATGCTGCCATGTCGTCGATCCATAAAAAGCCGATCATGATCAATGTCCTCACGGATCAGAACGGCTACGAGGATCTCGTCCCGGAAGTGGACGAAAACCACGTCTTCGACATTGCCTTGGTCAAGACGACCCTCATGGGGCTCGAACTCAATGTCCCAACCTACCTCTGGGGCCACGCCGGCACTGGCAAGACTTCAACCCTGCGCCAGATTTGCGCCAGGACAAAGCGCCCCTTCCTGCGCGTTCAGCATACCCTGAACACGGAAGAGAGCCACATTGTCGGTCAGTGGACGGCGAAGGGTGGCTCAACCTCGTTCGAGTTGGGGCCGCTCGCTATCGCAATGAAGAGCGGCCTGGTCTACTGCGCCGATGAATACGACATGGCGATGCCGGCGGTGCTGGCCGTCTATCAGCCGGTGCTTGAGGGTCAGCCGCTGGTCATCAAAGAGGCGGATCATGACAGCCGCATCGTCCGGCCGCATCCGAACTTCCGCTTTGTTGCAACCGGCAACACCAACGGAACGGGTGACGAAACCGGCCTCTATCAAGGCACGATGATCCAGAACGCCGCGAACTATGAGCGCTTTGGCGTCGTCGAAGAGGTCAGGTATATGCCCGAGAAGCAGGAAGTCTCGGTCATCATGCAGCAGGCGAAGATCAAGTCGGCCGAGGCTCAGAAGCTGGTCAAGTTCGCTAACGACTGCCGGCAGGCTTATAGCTCCGGCAAGATCGGCCTGCCGATCAGCCCCCGAGCGCTGATCAATGCCGCCAAGATGGGCATCCGTCGCGGCGACTTTAAGGTCGGCATCCAGCTCTCTTACGCTAATCGCCTGACCCGCGTTGACAAGGCGACTGTCGAAGGGCTCGCGCAGCGCATTTTTGGCTAAAAGTTGGTAAGTAATGAATGACTTAATTTCGTTCGAGGCTTACCGTAAGTTGGCCTGGAAGTTGGCGCGAGCCATCTTCGAGCGCTTCAAAGGGGTAAACCGCACGCATACCCTGGATGATATCTTCCAGGAAGTCAGCGTCGCATTCGTGAAGTGCGCCAGCATCTATCGACCGGAGCAGGGCGCCTTCTCGACCTACTTCTACAAGGCGGCTTGGAACGAAGTGCGCCGGCAGATCAATGTCGGCAAACGCGGTCAACCCGATGCTATTTCTCTCGACAGTGACCAGCATCGGGAGGAAGAGGGGCTTCATGAAAAGCTATGCGATCATGAGGCCCCTCTTCCCGACGACATTCTGAACGCCAAGCAAAAGAGAGAGCTGGCGTTGTCGCAAATGTCCCAAAAGACTCGACTGGTGGTCGAACTCGCAGAGCATCCGCCCCGCTGGCTGCTCGACAGCGTTGACCATATCAAGGCGCGCAACGATTGGGGTAAACAGCTAGGCGTCTTACAGCGCAGCAATGCGCCCGAAGTAGGGCTTGGCTTCGTCATGTCGATCCTTGGCTACACGCAAACGTCTCGTGAAGGCGTGATCGCGGAGCTGGCCCGGATCAGGAACAAGAACAGGGGTTTGTAATGGATGCAGCGCCGCGTTGCTTTCAGACAGCCTTTGCCTACGGCGAAAAGAATGCGGTCTGTCTCGCCTGCCCCTGCGTCGCCGAGTGCGCGCCGGTGGCAATGCAGAAGCGAGCCGAGATCCTCAGAGACGTAGGCGCAAAGCTAACAGCCAAACGGAACGAAACGGCGAGCGAGCCCATTGGCGATGCTCAACAAGAGGAGATTATCGTGAAACCAGACCCGATCGAGCCGACCTCGGCGCAGGTTGAAAAGCCGACAGTCACGAAGGCGCCCAAGGTGGCGAAGCCGGCGGGGCTGCCGGCGATCGAGGGTGTCAGCAAGAAGGGCATGGAGCTGATCAGGGCGATCAACAAGGTCACCCCCAACCTTCGCAAAGACATAAAGGCCGGTCGCAATCCGTTCGAGAACGCCAAGCCGGGCTTCATGAAGGTGGTTTGCTTGATGCTGCTCGCCGGCGACTTCCATAAGAAGCAGCTCTTTGCGGCATTCAAAGAGCAACTTGGCTGGACGGACGGCTCTGCCTCGTCACATGTCGCCATGGTCGCCTCGGCGCTGCCGGCGCTGGGGTTCGTCAGGGTCGATAACGAGGTCTTCAAGGTGGAAGTATGAGTGCATTAAACTTCGCGCTCGGCGCGCGGACACACTTCTCGCTGGGCGAGTCCTTGCTGGCGCCGAAAGATGTGGTTAAGGAAGCGAAGAAGCGCGGCTACACCGCCGCTGCGCTCGCCGACACCATGACGGTCTCGTCTATGATCGACTTCTCGAATGCCTGCAAAAAAGAGGGCATCAAGCCGATCGTGGGCGTGCGGCTGCGGATTGTCGATGACCCGACGGAGCGCAAGCCCAAGCGCGGCTCCGGCGTGAAGCGCAAAGACAACCGCCCCTGGTTCCCCAAGCTCTTCGCCAAGTCGCCGAAGGGTGTCGAGCGCATCATGCGCCTGCTCTCGCTCGCCAACAGCGCCGATCGCTTTTACGAGGTCGCGCGCCTTGGCTTTGACGATCTGCTGGCGGAACTGGACGGTAATGATCTCGTATTGCTTACGGGAGACTTCTACAGCGTCTTCCATCTGTCAGAGCATCGCGACAAGCTGCAAGCAATTGCGAGCCGTCTAGCGCCGTCTAATACGCTTGTAGAGCTGCTTCCAATCGACACGCCGTTGTTCGATACGATCAATAAGCACGCGATTGGCGCATGCGTCGATCTGAGATTGGAGCCCATCATCACATTTCCAGCCCTCTATGAGAGCGCCGAGCATGCGACGACCCTGGACGTATTGAACGCGATCAGCCGGAATGTGGAGATCAGCGAGCCGTGGCACAACGTCTTGCCCTATCGCGGCTATGAGATCCCCGACCAGGCGTCTGCCATCGAGCGGGTGAATAAGTCGCGCCTCAACCTCAAGAAGCGCGGGCTGGAAGAAAACAAGCCGATCTGGCTGAAGGCGCTGCAAAACACTGGCAGCTTTGCCGCGCGGTTCGACTATGTCTGGTCGAAGATGCCGGTCTCGCTGCCGAAGCTCGCCGTGGACGAATACGCGACGCTCAAGGCGGAATGCGTCAAGGGCTGGAAGGAGCGCTTCGCAAAGCCGATTTTCGGGCATCAGCCGGACGATGCCACGCTGAAGGCAGAATATGTGCCGAGGCTGCAATACGAGCTTGGCGTCCTGAAAAAGATGGGCTTCGAGGGTTACTTCCTGCTCGTGCAGGATCTTGTCCGGTGGAGCAAGTCGCAGGGCATTCTGGTCGGGCCCGGTCGCGGCTCCGTCGGCGGCTCGCTGATCGCCTATTTGATGGGCATCACGGACGTTGACCCTATCCGCTTCAACCTGCTGTTCGAGCGCTTCATCAATCCCGACCGCCTCGATTTGCCCGACGCCGACTTGGACTTCATGTCCGCTCGCCGGCACGAGGTCATCAAATACCTGGTCGAGAAATACGGCGCCGACAAGGTCGCAGGTATCTCGAATTACGGCACGCTGGCGTCAGCATCGGCGCTGCGCGACGTGGCGCGCGTCTACGGCGAGGATCTGAAGGAAATGACCTTCACGAAGCTCGTCCCCAAGGAACACGGCAAGTCGGTTTCCCTGGAGGAAGCCGCCAAAGCGATCCCCGATATCGACAAATACCGCCTGGCGAAGCCGGATATCTGGAAGCACGCCACCAAGCTGGAAGGGGCAATGCGCTCCTACGGCCGGCATGCCGCTGGCATCGTCGTGGGCGGTGTCCCGCTGATCGAGCGCGCCGTGGTCGAAAGCCGGCAGGGTGAGCCGACCGTCAATTGGGACAAGCGCGTCGTCGAAGACATGGGGCTGGTTAAAATGGACATTCTGGGTCTATCGACCCTGGACGTTCTCGACCACTGCATCAAGCATATCTGGAAGCGGCACACGAAGCACATCGACCTGCTATCCTTGCCGATCGATGACGAGCGCGTCCTGAATGCCTTCGGGAAGGGCGACACCATCGGCATCTTCCAGTTCGAAAGCGGCGGCATGAAAAAGCTGCTGAAGGATCTTGCTTTCGGCGGCCCGCTGACCTTCGAAGACCTCTCGGCCGCCACGGCGCTCTATCGACCGGGTCCGATGGACTCCGGCCTGCTTGACGAATACGTGGCGATTAAGCAAGGCGTCGGTGAGCCCAGCTATGAGCATCCCAACATGAAGCCGGCCCTGGAGGCGACTTACGGCGTCATGGTCTATCAGGAGCAAGTCATGCAGCTTGCCCGAGACCTCGCCGGCATGACCTTTACCGAGTCCGACCATCTCCGCAAAGCGATGGGCAAGAAGGACAAGGATAAGATGGCCGAGCAGCGCGGCAAATGGGTTGACGGCTGCCAGAGCCATTCCGGCATGTCCGAGAAATCAGCCCAGGAGCTATTCGACAAGATCGAGCTGTTCGCCGGCTACGCCTTCAACCGCAGCCACTCGGTCGAATATTCGCTGATCTCCTACATCGCTATGTGGCTGAAGGTCTATTACCCGATCGAATTCTATGCCGCGTCGATGACGATCATGGATGAGGACAAAATACCTGGGATCTTGGCTGACGCGAAGTCCCGAGGCATCGTGGTCATGCCGCCGGATATCAACGAGTCCTCTGGCATCTTTGAGATCCTGAACGACAAGACGCTCCTGATCCCATTCAACCGGCTCAAGGGCATTTCGGACAATACGACGGGCGCCATCCTGTTCGCGCGCAGTGAGGGCGGCAAGTTCAAGGACAAAGCCGACTTCATCACGCGGGTCGAAAAGCGCCGCTGCAACATCCGTCACCAAGAAATTCTCGATCGCATTGGTGCCTTTGCCCGCATCGAGCCCGGCCAGCTACCCTCGACCCACGAAAGCCGTCTCAAGGATCAGATCGAGCTACTGCCAGGTTTGACCGTGCAGGCGGTCAAAGTCAGCCGCGACATGGTGACGAGCCCCTTCGCCAAGGTCAGGCTCAATGCGCTGGTCGAGGAATGGCGGAGCTGCAAGAACTGCTTGCTGGCCGGCGGGTGTCACCCGAAGCCCTTCCTCGGCAAAGAGCCCAAGTTCATGGTCGTCACCGACGGCCCGAGCTGGACGGAAGAAGAAAATGACCGCATTGCAATGGGCAGCTCGTTTAGCTACGTGCATGAAGCGATGCTAGTTGCCGAGCTGGCCAAAAAGGATGCCTATTTCACGACCCTGATCAAGTCACCCAAGCCGGAAGGGGAGAAGTTCTTCCCGAACGAGGTTCTCAAGGCTTGCCCGTCTTATCTGGATCGCGAGATCGAGATCCTGAAACCGCCACTGATTGTGGCCCTGGGTAGCAATGCTGCCCGGCATTTCGTTCCCGAGTTGAAGGGCGGCGTCGCTGAACACAATGGTATGCTGCACTACAGCCGCGAACTCGATGCCACGATCATCATTGGAATTTCGCCTGGCATGATCGCGTTCGACGGTGGTAAGCAAAGGCTGTTGAACGACGTTTTCATGAAGGCAAAGGAACTGTTGGAGTGAGTTGGGAGAAACTGTGGGTGTTGATCGGTGGCATTGCTGTCATCGTGATGGGTGGGGGTTACTTCTGGTTCTCGGTCTACCCGGAGGTATATCCGACGAACATCGCCAAGGCGAACAGGCTGGCGGAATGCGAGGCTACCAGTCCAAACTTCAATCGCTGGAGCGAGAAGTCGCGCGTGTTCTGCTACATTACCACGCCATAAGCCACCAGAAGATCGGCACTAACCTGCCGATTTTCTTTTTCCCAAGAAGATAAGTCACTATTTACTTCATTTCCCAGACTATAGTTAGTACAGTCGATCTCACGGAGCAGTTAGATGGAGTTGAAAACTTTCTTTACGCCAGAGGAGCTGAAAGCTGACCTAGCGTTTTCGGATGCGGATCTGCACACGGCCATGATGAAACAGGCGCCGTTGTTTGCTCACTACGCGTCCATCGCAGCCCGCGCTCAGAAGCAGGCTGACGACATGAAGATGATCCTCGAAATTACCGAGGGCAAAGTGGACAAGGATCTTCGCAATCAGGCGGCAGCCGCCGGCGAGAAGATCACCGAGGCGTCACTGTCCAAGGCGCTTGTCCGCAGTTCGAAATACGTCGAGGCGCTCCGGCGCTACAACGACGCAAGGATGATCGCAGACCTGGCGCGCAACGCCTTGGAAGCGTTCAAGCAACGCCGCGACATGCTGGTTCAGATCGGCGTGACGCAGCGTGAAGAGATGAAGGGCGACCTTCTGATCAAGGCGCGCGAGCGGACTCTCGATGAGAAGAAGGCGGGCGTTTTGGGAAAAGTTAGCGCGTGACAATTTCCTCTTAGAAATAAGTCACCGCTTACTATATTATAGTTGTGAAAGTAAGTCGCGAATGAGCGGCGAGGTTCACAGTCATTCAAGCGATAAAAGGAAAGCAAAAGATGGCAAGCACTGCCGAATTACTCGAAAAGATCAAGCAGAAGAAGCAGGCGATCCAGCAGGCTTCGGGCCGCCGGGTCAAGACGCTGAAGCCCACCCCCGGTAAGAGCCGTTGGCGCATTCTTCCGTCCTGGCGCGGTGATGGGCAGCAGTTCTGGCACGATTTCGGCCAGCACTTCATCAAGAATACCGCTGGCGAATTGCAGGCGGTTTACGTCTGCCTCAGCAAGACGTATGGCGATGACCGCCCCTGCGAGGTCTGCAACAGCCTGTCTTCGGCGATCAAGGCTTGTGATGACGATACCGTCATCGAGAAGCTGAAGGAAGCGTCCTCGAAGGGCCGCATCCTGCTCAACGCCCTTCACCTCGATGGTGAAGATCCCAAGACGCCGGGTATCCTGGAACTGACCCCGACCACGTTCGAGAAGTTCCTCGACCTGTTCGCCGAATACGAAGATCTGATGGATCTCGACGCCGGCCGCGACATCATCATCACGCGCACTGGCTCGGGCCTCAACACCGAATACAGCATCATGGTTGGTGCGAAGACGGTGAAGGTCGATCGCGCAATTCTGCCCAAGCTTCACAACTTGGACGAATACGTCGCCCAGGAATACGAGGAGGGCAAGAAGAAGGCCCTCGCGGCGATCGGCAATGTATCCGGTCGTCTCTCGGCAGCCGGCGGCGCTGGTCTGCTCACTGGCCCGAAGGGTGGCTCCCGGCCGACCCCGAAGGACGAAGACCTGGATGACGATATCCCTTTTGACGAGTCCTCGCCGATCGGCGGCGAGGTGATCGAAGGGAAGGCAACGGAAGTGAAGGAGCCGGCGCCGACCCCGCCCAAGGCGGCTTCTGAGACCACTCCCGCGCCGAGCGCCCCGAAGAAACCCGATCCGAAGCTGGCAGTTGAAGAAGTGCCCGCTGCGGATATCGCAGGGTCTTACTCGGACGCTGAGATCGACGCCTTGCTCGGCGATCTCGACTAAACGGAGCGGACGCGGGTCTCCCCAACCCGCGTCCCTCGCTCCTCAGAGAGCCCCATGAAGCATTATCTCATCATTGACGGCAACAGCATTGGCTTTGCTGCCCACAACACGACCGTCCTCACGGTCGCCGGCAAGCAAGTCCAGGCGATCTTTGGCTTTCTCAGGACGGTCAGGAAGATGGTCGAGACCTATGGGTCCGGCGGTGTTCTGATCCTCTGGGACGGCAAGTCATGGCGCAAGGAAGCCTACTCGTTTTACAAGGCTGACCGAGACAAAGACCCGAAGATCGCTGCGGCGCGAGCGCATTACAAAACGCAGCGGCCGTCAATCGCGCGAGCCTGCAAGCTACTCGGTCTCCCCCAGTTGTTCGCTCCCAACCTGGAAGCGGATGATCTCGCCGGGATGCTTGTGCCGCGCGCCGTTGCAAAGGGCGCCCGCGTAACGATGGCAACCGGCGATCAGGACTGGCTTCAGCTTGTCCAGCCCGGCGTCGTCTGGATGGACTTCGTTCGCGAGAAGATCGTCACCACCAAGAATTTCCAGGAGTTCACCGGCTACGTGAATGCCGCCGCCTTTTTGCAGGGTAAGGCACTTCGCGGTGACAGCTCCGACAAAATTCCGGGTGTTGGCGGCATCGGCGAGAAGGGCGCGGCGGAGATGCTGGAGAAGTGGGGCTCTGTTGAGGGGTTTCTTGAAGCCTTCAATGGCGGCAAGATCGAGAAGCCGGGCAAAAAGCTGGTGACGTTCGCCACGAACGCTGCCGGCGGCGTCGATAACTTCCACCGCAACATGGAGATCATGGATCTCCGCAGTCCCGCCATCCCAAAGCCGACCAAGTTGCACAAGACCGCCAAGCCGCTCGATGAGGAAGGCTTCACGGAATTCTGCGCTGAGCTGGCTTTCCATTCCATCCTTCGTGAACTCGACAAGTGGCTGACGCCATTTAAGAAAGGAATTTCCCATGCGTGAAGCTAAGCAGGCCCGTTTCAAAGAACAGGTCACCGATCGTCTCCAGCAGATCAAGAAGCAGTTCGAGGCGTTGACGGCGCTCGTGGACAAGAGCCCGGAACTCTACGACGCGGATATCCAGGGCAAGGTTCACTCCTATGTCGCCGGCGCAAACGACCAGTTGTCGGGCTTCGCCGACAGCCGCCGTGGTCTGCGCTCCAATTCCACTTTCGCCGACGTGACGCTGTAAGGAGCAATCATGCAGTACATTCTCGAAGGGTTGGCCGCCTACGGCCTGATTGGCGCTGTGTTTGCGCTCGCCGTTGCGCGCCGCATCTGGGCGGAGCGCGCTAATCACGTTGCTACGCTGTTCGGCCAGATCCTCTGGCTGATCCTGGCGCTGTGGATCGTGGTCGTCATCTGGCCATTCTTCCTCGTGATCATGGTCAAGTCGCTGATCGTCTTCGTCAAGATGAAGATCTCGGAAGGCTTCTCCAGCGTCGAGGACGACTTCAAGGGCGGGATCAAGTAATGAGCAAGGGCGACGCACTAGCTAAGGCGCTGTTGAGCGCCATCGGCGACAATGCGGACAATCAAGCGGTGTCGCAATTCATCGACACTGGCTACGCTCCGCTCAATCGCATCATCAGCGGTCGGTATGACGGCGGCTTGCCATTTGGTCGTTGCGTCGAGATGTTCGGCGCGTCGTCTTCGGGCAAGACCGCGCTCGCAACCGATTGGATGGTCACGGCTCAGAAGATGGGCGGCGTGGCGATCTTTATCGACTGGGAGCGCTCCTTCAACGTCAATCTGGCGGTGTCGTTCGGCCTCAAAACCGAGCGCCCCTTCTGGATCTACAAGAAGCCCAAGACGTGGGAAGAGGGCAACACGATTGCCGCCAAGGCGTGTCAGATCATTCGGAACTCCGAGATGATCCCGGCCTCGGCGCCGATCCTGGTAGTCTTTGACTCGATCGCCGCTGCCCTGCCGAAGTCGATGACTGACAAGGACATCGACGAATACACCATGAACGACACCACCGCATTGGCTCGGGTGACCTCCACGACGTTGAAGTCCATGTCGAGCTGGGCGGAGGAGTATAACTCCACGTTCCTCTACTTGAACCAGATCCGGCTCAAGCCGGGCGTGGTGTACGGCAATCCGCAGACCACCCCCGGCGGCATGGCCATGGAGTTCTATTCGACGGTTCGTCTGTCGCTTGGCCGGACAAAGATCGTCGCGGGCAGCGATAAGGAATTCGTCGGCCAGAAGATCAATATCAATTGCGTCAAATCGAAGCTGACCAAGCCGTTCCAGGAATGCTCCATGAACCTCATGTTCGATGACGCAGGCACGGCGGTATTCGACAAGGTGCTCTCCCTGATCGACCACCTGGTCGAAGAGAAAGCTTTGACCATGAGCGGCGCTCGCGTCGCGTGGATCGACGGCAAGACCTTCCACAAGAGCGAGCTTGCCAAGAAGCTCGTCAAGGAAGGCGCGGTCGCGGAACTGGTCAAGCTGTTGCCGCCCACCGGCGCAGCAGAAAAAGAAGCTGCCGCTTAATTTCCTCAATTGACGATTTGGGGTCGAAGCACAATGCTCTACTCTCGAACACTCGGGAGTAGGGCATGGCTTCTTTAAAGCAGATCAAGGCGCGGGTTAAACTGGTCGATGGCTACTTCACCTTGGAGACTGTCGTCGAACAGCGGAAGCGCATCAATCTGTGCGACCAATGTGGTCTTGGAGCAAGATGCTCCATTCGATCAACGGTCGCGAAATTGAACAAGGAAGGCGTGGTAATTCTGCCGGTGAAAACCTGCAAGGAATTTCGGCATCGCATCCCCTTCCAAAGTGAGCGTGGGCTTATCAAAGACCGGGTCAATACCTTCCGCATGGGTGCAGCCTGGTCTGGCCGGATCGATCCGGGCAACATCGTCCTCTTGACCAACAGCAAGACCGGCGCGGTGTATGGCGAGGCGGAAGTGATCGAGAAGCATGTCGGTTCTTTCGAAGAGATGGCGACGGCGCACGCGCTCAATAACCACATGCTGATAGATAGCGGGGAAGCCGATCCCGTGGAGGCAATGTATACGATCCTGCAAAAGTCCTATGGCCCGCTGTATGTGAGCCGCGACAAGCAGGTATCGGTCATTTACTGGAAGTGGCTGGGACATGGCGCGGAGCAAGAAGGAGAAGCCCTACAGCGTTGAGCTGATCAAGAGGGGCAGCCGCAAATACGGCGAGATCAGGACATTCCCTGACGGGCGAACAATCTATGTCGCCTATCGCCGGATGAAAGACATCTTCCGCAACGGCCACAAAACCTACTCTGGCGCCTTCCGCACAAACGAGGCTTTCTGGGCATTCGACCTAGACATTCTCCTCAAGATGCGCCACCGCAAAATCCAATTCATTGGCGTACTCGTGAGAGAGAACGACGACCTCTATCTGACGCGCATGGAATGGGCGTCAGATCCTTCCAAGACACGCCTGGTTCAACGCGGCGGCGTTCTCATGCGGAACGTCCCGTTTGAGCTATTCACCAAAAAACCCGGTGTCGTTCGTCTGTAAAAATAAGTAATCGCTTATTGTGCTCCCAGTGAGCAAGCGATACAGTCGAGCGACATGATAACGAGGGACAGATGACTAAACCCTACGCAGTTGTTTCCGACCTGCACATGCACGCATGGTCGCAGTTCTCCAGCATCAACGCTGATGGCACAAATTCCCGATTGACGATCATCTTGGACGAGTTGGAGCGCGCCGGCGATTACCTGCTGGAGCAGGGCGGCGATCACATCTATGTGGCCGGCGATATGTTCCACGTTCGCGGCAAGATCGAGCCATCTGTCCTTAATCCGACCAAAGATCGCATCTTGAAGATGCGCAAGAAGGGCATCGAATTTGCCTTCATTCCTGGCAATCACGATCTGGAAGGTAAGGACGCATCGCGTCTTTCGAATGCCGTCACGGCATTGGAGAGTGATGGCGTCACCATCTGCCAGCAACCTTTGTATTTTGCGGGCAACAGGGTGTTCATGGTGCCTTGGCATTCGAACATCGAGGAGCTAAAGGCCGAAATCCTCAAGACCGATGCCCACTATCGCAACAGGCTTGATTTGATCATCCATGCGCCGCTGAACGGCGTCATCATGGGCATTCCCGATCACGGCCTGGTCGCGGCGGAGGTCGCGGAGTGGGGTTTCAGGCGCGTCTTCTGCGGCCATTACCACAGTCACGTCGAGTTTCCCGGCGGTGTCTATTCGATCGGCGCGACGACACATCAAACATGGGGTGACGTTGGCTCGAAGGCCGGCTTCCTGGTCGTCTATGAAGATCGCGTCGATTTCCGCGCCAGCCATGCGCCGGCATTCGTGGATCTCGATCCGCTCGCTGACGAGCTGACCATCCAAAACACGGTCGATGGCAACTATGTCCGCGTGAAGCTCTCCTCGGCGACCGAAGCCGAGATCAAGGCGATCAAGGAAAGCGTCTTGGAAGCGGGAGCGCGCGGCGTTGTGGTGCATGCCGTCAAGGAAACGGTCTCCATCAAGCGCGAGGGCGTCGTGAAGGCCGGCGGCGTGTCGCTTAGCCAGTCCGTCAACGATTACGTCAAGGCGAAGTATGCCGGCGAGGACGAGAAGCCGCTGGCGGAACTTTGCGAGGATATTTTGACCGAGTCCAGGAGCGTCGAGGCATGAAGTTTCATCTGGCAATCGAGAACTTTCTGGCGATCAGCCTGGCTGAGATCGACCTTTCCGGTCGCGGGCTGCTGCTGATCCAGGGGGACAACCAGGACAATCCTAGCGCCGAGAGCAATGGCGCCGGCAAGTCGTCAGTCCCCGATGCGCTCTATTGGGCGCTCACCGGCGAGACGGCGCGCGGTGTTTCTGGCGACGCAGTGATCAACCGGAGCGCCGGCAAGAACTGCCGCGTTGTGGTGAAAGTCACCGACGAAAAAGAGACCTACGAGATCGCGCGCCACCGGAAGCACACCAAGGGCAAGAACAGCGTCACGGTCAAGCTATTGGATGCCGACGGCAGCGGGCGCGAGCACGATCTGACTAAGGGCACGGACAAGCTAACCCAGGAGGTTATCTTCAAAATCCTTGGCTGCTCGGCTGAGGTCTTCAAGGCTGCCGTCTACTCTGGCCAGGAGCAGATGCCCGATCTGCCAGGTATGACCGACAAGCAGCTCAAGTTGCTGGTCGAGGAAGCGGCCGGCATCAATCAACTCCAGGCTGCCCACGACATTGCCAAGAAGCGGCTGGCGACGGCAGAGGCGGTTTTCTCCGACTGCCTGTCCAAGAAGAAAAACCTGGGAGACCGCCTTGAGGATGCTAAAAGCCATCACGAAGGCGCAAAAGCCCGAGCCGATGAATGGGATAAGGCGCAGGGCGGCCGGATCGCTGACGCAACTAACAGGGCCAAAGAGGCGGTCGATGCGGTCAAGCGGCTGGATACCGAGATCGCCGGTGACGATCTGGTAGCCAAAGAGGCGGAACGGGATCGCCTACAGGGGATCATCGACGGTGTGGCCGGCGAGCGCGTGAAGGAGGTTGAACTTCGCACCACTCTGAGCCGGGCCCAGGCCGAAGAAGCAAAGGCGCAAGTCAACCTCACCAACGCGGCCGGGAAGCTGCGGACGGCAGTCGATAAGCTGAAAGGCATCGACGCCCAGATCGGCAAAGCCTGTGGCGAGTGTGGCCGTAATCATGACGAGTCCACCCTTGGGGCGGCCAAGTGCGCGCTCAAGGAGACCGCCAAAAAGGAGAAGACCTCCTACGATATGGCGGTCGAGGCCCGAGCTGCTGCTGGAAACACCGTTTTAACGAGCGCTAAGAGCTTGGAGACGTTCACGGCGTCAATGACTGACATCAGCGAGGCGACGGCGTCCCTGAGCGCTATAAACGCGTCTATCGTCACTTCCAGCGCACTACGCGACAAGCGCAAGACGGCAGCGACGACGGCCAAGAGCCTGGTCGAGCGTCAGAGGGAGATCAAGGCGGAGATAAATCCGCATTTGGCGACCATCACCGATGCCTTGGGCAAGATCGACTACCTCAAAGTGCAGATCGATAATGCCGATGAGGAGATTGCCGAACAGGCTGCGGCAGTCGAGCTGCGGAAGAAGGCCGTTCAGGTCTATGGCCCGGCCGGCGTGCGCGCCCATATCCTCGATACTGTGACGCCATTCCTCAATGACCGGACGGCGCACTATCTCGGCGCCCTGTCTGACGGCAACTGCCATGCAATTTGGCAGACCCTGACGCCGACGGCAAAGGGTGAGCTGCGGGAGAAATTCTCCATCGATGTGGCCGATGACCAGGGAGCGGAGAGCTTCGCCGGTTTGTCGGGCGGTGAGAAGCGCAAGGTGAGGTTGGCTACCGCCCTCGCTTTGCAAGACCTGGTTGGAAGTCGGGCGGCCAAGCCGATCGACCTCTGGATCGGGGATGAAATTGACGACGCGCTGGACAACGCCGGCCTTGAGCGCCTGATGAATATTCTGGAGCTGAAGGCGCGCGAGCGGGGAACGGTGTTGGTAATCTCTCATGCCGATCTGAAGGATTGGATCAGAGAGACGCTGACGGTCGTCAAGAAGGGTGGCGTTAGCACAGTGGTTGAAGGTGATTAATGGCAGTTACAGAAGAACAAAAGCGAGAGCGGGAGCAGATCGCCGCCCAAATCAGCAAGGCGGCAGAAGTCGGCGTGTATCACTTCAGGCTGCTCCAGCCGACGACATTGACGGTCAAACAGGGCCATCAGTTCAAGAAAAAGCCCTTCATTGGCGAAGAGATTTTCGCCGTCAAGACGGCCTATGTCGGGAAGCGGGGCGGCATTATCGTGGTATTCGAGCCATATACCGCGAGTGAGTACGCCTCGATCGAGATCCCCATTATGGATTGCGAGACGCTTCTGGAGGGCTGGCCGAACTGGCGCGCCGGTGTCCTGAAAGAGTTCGAAGGCGACGGCATCCACATTCCGTTGAAGCCGGTGGCGCCGACACCGCCTGAGGAACTCATGACCGATCCAAATTTCGGGAGTTGGTGAATGGCTCAAATTCGCGCATTAACGATCGACCCCTCACTCCGAAATTGGGGAATGGGGCGTGTCCTGATCGATATCGACACCCGCCAGGTCACGGTCGAGGAGCTATTCCTCAACAAGACCGAGGATGACAGCGGCAAGGTCGTTCGCAAGAACAGCGACGACCTGCGCCGGGCCAAGGCGCTCTATGACGAAATGGTCCGCTTCAGCCAAGGCTGCTCGATTGCCTTCGCTGAAGTCCCAGTCGGCTCACAGAGCGCTCGCGCCATGGCGTCTTACGGTGTCTGTATTGGCGTTCTGGCCGGCTGTCCGCTGCCGCTGATCCAGGTGACCCCGACAGAGGTCAAGTTGGCCGGCTTCGGCTACAAGCACGCCACCAAGGAAGAGATGATCCAGTGGGCAACCGAGAAGCACCCGGAAGCCAATTGGCTCATGAAGAAGCGGGGAGGGGCGCTGACCCCCACCAATGACAACGAGCACCTGGCGGACGCAATTGGCGCCGTCTACGCGGGGATCAAGACTGACCAGTTCCGCCAGGCAGTTGCCATGCTCAGATCCATGGGGGTGGCTGCGGCAATCCCTGGAAATCCTTCTATTTGACGTTAATAGTAAGTCATTGCTTACTTCATTATAATTAGTTCCCCTTGCGCTCAGCAGGACGGAATTAGGAGAACACCATGTTTTACGACACGCATGTTCAGGCGCGTGCATATGCGCCTGGCATTGGGCAAGCTGTTGCCGATCGAACCATCAACCGGACTGTCACCGAGCAGTATCCGGCCATCAAGCAGGTCTATGCGACCATCCCGCGCGACGATCAGACTTCCCTGGACAGTCAGATCGAAGCCTGGTGTAAGTCCAACAACTATGTCTTTGGCGGCGAATACCGCGTGCAGCACGGCGACGACACGTCGGTCAATGTCGCCATCGATGTGACCGGCGAGCTGCGCCGCGAAACCTGGGCGGACGTGGCGGAACGCGTCTCGCTCGGCAACTCGCTGCTGACCAAGATCCGGCAGGACGAGGAGCGCCAGGCGCTTCGCTACCATCTCCGGCGCGGCAGCATCATCATGTCCGGCCGCCATCTCCAGCACGGCGATGAAACCCAGCCCACTCGCAACCAGGAGGTCTTTACCAACTGCGCGACAAGTGCGGCAAGCTTCCTGACCTTTTATCTGCTGCTGAATGGCGCTGGCGTCGGTCGCTCCTATGACGACGACATGATGCTGGTGGACTGGTTCTATATGCCGGTCCTGGAATGCGTCATCGATGACCAGCACGCCGACGCCCAAAGCGGCGAGATCCAGGCGCTGACCCGCACCCAAGCTGAGCATCTCTATGCCGGCCGCGCCCGCGAGGTCTTCGAAGTGCCCGATAGCCGGGAAGGTTGGGCGGCTGCCGTCGAGAAGATCGAGACGATGACGGCAGCAGAGAAGTATCGCGGCTGGACGCTGATCTTGGACTTCAGCAAGGTTCGCCCGCGCGGTGCGCCCATCAAGGGCATGCAAGACCGCCCAGCTTCCGGCCCTGGACCGCTGATGAAGGCTATCCAGCAGATCGCCCGCATCCGCGACAGCAGCATGGACCCCTGGCGCTCGACCATGTACGTGGATCACTATCTTGCCGAATGCGTGCTTGTCGGCGGCGCCCGCCGTGCGGCCCGTATGTCCACCAAGCACTGGAGTGATGAAGGCATTTTCGACTTCATCTCGGTGAAGCGGGGCGGCTTCCTGTGGTCGTCGAACAACTCGGTGACCACCGATGCCGAGTTCCGCAGCTATATCCTCGATCCGAGCATCAAGACGAAGGAAGCCGAATGGGCTCGCCAGGTGCTTGAAGCGATCTGCCAGGCTGCCTATCACGATCGGACTGGTGAGCCGGGCCTGATCAATCAGGACATGCTTCGCGAGAACAACGTGAAGCTGGAGGATTACGCGATCGGCAACTTCGTCGGTTCGCAGCGCTTCCAGCTCTCCGGCGACGGCAAGAGCCTGATGGGCAAGCTTGCCGAGGCGTTCCTCGCCAAGAAGCACAAGATGATCACCAACCCGTGCGGCGAGATCACGCTGATCATGTTGGGCGGCTATTGTCTGATCGGCGACAACGCGCCGTATCATGCCAAGCCCGACTGGATGCCGACGGCGCTCACTCAGCCGACTTGGGAGATCATCTGGGACACGGAGGCCGAGGACAGCTTCCGGGTCATCACGCGCGCCCTGATCCGCACGAACTTGATGGATTGCCTCTATCGCAAGGAGGTCAATCGCACCAACCGTATCGGCGTCAGTCTCACCGGCCTGCATGAATACGCCTATGCCCGCTTCGGCTACGGCTTCCGCGATCTGATCGATGAGGAGAAATCCAAGCCGTTCTGGCTGACCATGTCGCGGTTTGCCCGCGCCGTGCAGGAAGAGGGCATCAAATATTCGGCAGAGCTTGGCGTCAATGCGCCGCATACCGACCGGACGATCAAGCCGGCTGGCACAACCAGTAAGCTGTTCAGCCTCTCGGAAGGCGCGCACTTGCCGGCGCGGCGCGAATATCTCCGCTGGGTGCAGTTCCGCTATGACGATCCGCTGATCGCCAAATACGAGGCGCTGGGCTATCCGGTCAAGCGGCTCAAGACCTACAGCGGAACGGTCATCGTCGGCTTCCCGACGCAGCCCGAGATCTGCAAGCTCGGCATGGGCGACAAGCTGGTTCTGGCTTCTGAGGCGACGCCGGAGAAGCAATTCCAGTGGCTGCGCCTGATCGAGAAATACTGGATCAGGGGCGTGCAGGCTGACGGCGTCACGCCGTTGACCGAGGACACCGGCAATCAGGTCTCCTACACCCTGAAATATAAGCCGACCGAGATCTCCTACGAGGCTTTCCGCGATAGCATCGTCCGCAACCAGTTCACGGTGAAGGTCTGCTCGGTCCTTCCCGAGCTGGATGAGGTGGAGTCGGCATACGAGTATCTGCCGGAGCAGGTCGTGACCAAGCACGATTACGAGATGATCGTGAATGCCATCAAGCAGGACGATAGCGTGAGGGAGGACGTGGATTTCAGCCACGTAGACTGCGCGACCGGCGCCTGTCCGGTGGACTTCAATAAGTAATAGACACGCGACTTAGGACTGGAACCCTCGCGCTCTCCTGGTATAAATTGGGGAGAGAGAGCGGGGGTTCTATGTTTAATGATCTATTGAATGCTTTGGCGACTCTGCCCGCCTGGGTCAGCGGGCTTGCGACTATATTTGGGTTCTTTGGTGGTATTTGGGGCACGGTTAAGGTCCTTCTTTGGTGTAAGGGCCTGATATTGCGATGGTTGCCTCACGTGAGCGCCATCGTGGCCAAATGGGAGGCAAGCCAACTAGTAAGGGCTATGAGATCCTACCATTGGGCTATCGCAAATGACACGTTGGTCTGCTTAGTCGGCATTCGAATTCTGCGCGCCTTTAGCATTGGATCGGCTGTGGCAATCTTTCCATGGGTATTCTTTGGCCAGAATGATTGGGTAGATCATCTTGTAATGCTCGACCGATTACATAGCCCGACCTTTGTCTATGCGTTCATATCGGTGATGCTTTTTTCTTTCGTACTTGGGAAGCAAATTGACTTGCTCTTCGACTACCTTTATCCACAGGGTCATAGACGAAACCTAATGGGTCAACTATTGACTCTGTTACAGTCGTCCGGGATGAAATCGCAGGCCGAACGGTCGAAGTGGATGACTTCTCGAAGTATAATTCCCGCCTACGGCAAGGAATACGAAGAAGCAGAGCGTCTTCTTGAAGCAAACACGCCACGGATACCACGGCAGCCTGCCGAGTAATTCTTGATTGGAAAACGATAATCATGCTTGCGATCCCAAGAAAAGTAAGTCATAACTTACTTACAAGACGGCGCACAAGAAGCGCGAGAGCTAGACAAAAGGAGGTTGTTCGATGCCCAAGGCACTCGAACTTGAAGACTTTGGTATCTGCGACAACGCGGACGCGCCGGAGGTCAGCGGCGAAATGAAAGAGATCGCCGGCAGGCTCATGAAGCTGCCATACTGCGATATGCGGACGATGGCCGAAATGTTGGCTACTCTCTTCCAGAGCACCGTCAGGGCTAATCCCGACTTCTTCGCCGCTTCGCTGATTACCGTCAGCCGCGAGATCCTCAAATCTCCCAGCCCGAAGCCGACCGGCCCGGTCTATCGCGATACGAGGCTCACCAATGCCCGCTAATAAGCCGATCGCATTCAAGCTCGTCCCGGTCTATGAGCCGGAGCCGGGCGCCATCGTCACCAACCAGGTCATGACCTGCGCGCTCTCCGGCCGCATCCTCGGCGGACACAACGGCGCCGGCCTCTACCTGGCTCCCGAGATCGTGGACGAGATCCGCTTGGGCCACGTCCGCTATGAGCGAGATCCCGACTAATGGAACGGCTCATGTCACTGGACGAGTTTGTCCAACAGCAGCGCCAGGCGCTCGAAAAGTTCGAGAAGAAATGGCGCAAGGAGCATGAGACAAATCCCATCGTCTATCCCGGCTCGATGATGCCGGGCGACTGGGACGAGCAGCTCAACTTCTTCGACCCCTCCGAATAAGGCTTCCACACAATGCAAGTCCAGATCATCGCTGACAGCATCAGCGAAGCGCATAAGCGCATCACCACGTTCCAGCTCCGCTATCCACGTTTCGTCCATGCGGAACTGATGACCCATCGGGTTTTCAGCCGCAACGCGCGGTCGTCGCGCGCCGTCCCGACCAAGGTTCTCTTGGAGGAGATCGAGAAGATGCCGGCTCAGCCGCTTGTGTGGGGCAAGAACATGCCCGGCATGCAGGCTAAGGAAGAGCTGGGGATCTTCGAGCGCGTCGAGGCCCTCGCTGTATGGATGAGCGCGGCACAGCACGCGGCGGCGCACGCGCGGAAGCTGGCGGAGATTGGCTGCCATAAGCAGATCGTCAATCGGGTGATCGAGCCATTCTCCTTCATCAACACGGTCGTCACCTCGACCGAGTGGGAAAACTGGTATGGCTTGCGTGTCCACGAAGACGCGCAGCCAGAGATCCGCATCCTGGCAACTGAAATGCTGCGGGTGCATCGGGCGTCGAAGCCCAAGCTGTTGCGGCATGGCGAATGGCATCTGCCCTATGTGGTCGATGACGACATTGTCAGGGCGACGGCTTGGACGGTCTCGAAGTATGGCGAGCGAGCGGATGCGAACGATCTGCTGGCACAAGCCCTGCTGGCAGTATCGACGGCCCGATGCGCCCGAGTGAGCTACAAGGCTCACGATGGCTCTGAGACGAGCATCGGCAAGGACATGGAGCTGACTGACGCACTCGTCGGCGCCCAACCCATGCACGCCAGCCCGGCCGAGCACCAAGCGACGCCGGACGAGCGCAACAGCCAGGGCGATCTGGTCTATCCGACTTGGAAGTTCCCCGAGCTGCACGGCAACTTTGTCGGCTGGAAGCAGCATCGTAAGTTCCTGCTGGGCGAGAAGGTGGCTGCTTACCCCGACGCCCGCGGCCTCTGACCAATCAAAAACAGGAGTCCAATCAATTGCTTAACGTCCAGATCAAGCTTGTCCGCCCCGGTCTTTTCCCGAAGAACGGTGAGCCGATGATTTCCGTCCCCGAATACAAGACGGCCATGTCCGCCGGCGTGGATCTCCAGGCGGCCATCGCCGACCCGGTCGAAATCTGGCCCAATTCGCAGCCGACCATGATCCCGACCGGCGTCGCTATCTTCATCAACGACCCGAACTATGTCGCGCAGATCCACCCGCGCTCCGGCCTCGGCAGCAAGGGCCTGGTCCTCGGCAACCTGACTGGCATCATCGACGCCGACTACCAGGGCGAGCTGCTGATTTGCGCCTGGAACCGTGGGCCGCTCTCCAGCTCGCCCATTGTGATCGCTCCCAGCGACCGCATCGCTCAATTGATCTTCCTGCCGATCGCGCGGGCCAAGTTCCACAAGGTTGACGAATTCAGCCTGACCAGTGAGCGCGGCGCCGGCGGCTGGGGCTCCACGGGGCGCTGACATGCTGACCAAGGAAAACTTGGACGCTGCCATTGAGGAATGCGAGCGCTTCCTCAAGCGGGCAAAGCGGGCGCGAAAGGCGGTCAAGCCAGATGACGTGTTCCAGGTCAGAAACAAGGCGTTCGCCGCCACCAAGCGCGCATCGTTGGATCTCAGCCAGGCGCTCGTGATCCTGCGCTCACCCTATGACTGGAGGATGAAATGATCGGACTGACCGGCGCGCACCGCGCAGGCAAGACCACGCTCGCCAAACTCTTGGCGGAGAAGATTGGCATTCCGTTCCTCCAACTGCCGCCGGTGGTCAAGCAAATGGGCTTGTCACCGAAGGACATCGAGCATTTCGGCGTTCGGCTGGAAGTGCAGAGAGCCTATCTCGAAGAGGCGGCGGCACTCTATCGGACGCAGCCGACCATCTTCATCACCGACCGGACGCCGCTGGATATCGCCGCCTACCTGTTGGGCGACGTGCGGCAGGATTTGCCGAAACACCAGATCGACGACGCGATGGAGCTGCTTAACCAGGCTGTCGGCCTGACCAGCAAGACGTTCTCGACCATCATGTTCATTCCGACCGTCCTCAAGTTCGAGGAGCATCCCGACAAGCCGCCCATGAACCCGGCCTACCAGAACCAGATCGAAACGCTGATCAAGGGCCTGCTCTATCACGACGCCATGAGCTGCCAGTTCTATCTGCTCGGCGCCCAGGTGACGGACTTGCAGGATCGTCTGACGGTCCTAATGAGCCTTCACGAGCGGCTGTGCGCTGCGATCGCCAATGCCGTCGTCGGCATGACGCGCCAGTAGTTTGCCCGACAAGATAAGTAAACGATGACATGATATCCCTAGCCGTTACTGCGACACTTCTAACGTCACAGTAACGGCTAACAAGGAGGTTCTGAATGACCAAGATTACCCAGGAATTTGCGCGTGTTCTTGCCCACCGCATCAGTAAAAAGGCGATCGAAGAGCGGATCGCTGCCCTGATTGCCTTCGAGGACAAGCTGGTGGAGGATATTCACGCCCATCTCGTCCCGGCCGCCGAACTCAAGGCGATGAAGAAGTTGCCCGAAAACTTTTTCCTGAGCAGTTCAACGATCCACGTCCCTCATAGGGATTACAGCCATCGCAACCTCAAACACTCGACCAAGACCTTCCTGATGCCTGCGTTTTTCGCTTCCTCCGTTGCCGAGGATATGCTGTCGCAGGATCTTTGGGTGCGCATCAAGGAGCGCAACGGGGAGAGCGACAACATCAAGCAGCACGAGCAGGAGATCAACTCCTCTGCCTACCGGAAGATCCTAGGCGCCAGCACGCTCAAGCGCCTGATCGAAGCCTGGCCGGCAGTGAAGGATCATCTTCTACCCGAAGAGCTGAAGCCTGCCAGCTATGCCTTGCCGGCCCTTTCGTTCGAGGATCTCGATCGCATGATCGCCAAGGCCGGCGTGCCGGCCAATGCGCCCAAGACGCCGAGCGCGGCTCGCAAGGCTGCTCTCGCCCAGCTCAAGGCGCAGAAGGAAGCAGCCTAACCCAACCATGACCGAGCCTCACGTCCCCACAACCCAGGAAGAGCTTTCTCGGAAGACCCTGGAGACGATCGAGGAGCTGCTGTTGTGGCGATCCCAGGAGCGCATCACTGATGGGCAACTAGGGATCGCCATCAACGCGGTCTTCAAGTCAGTTTCGGGCCTGATCGACAAGGACGTGTTCGAGATCATCAGCCAAATCGTGGTTGACCATCCCAAGCATGACCGAGAGATCGCGGTCTTCCAGAAGGGGCGCGGCTCATTGGTGCTCGTCCGGTATGTCAATCAAGGGCGTCTCATGGCCTGGGACTGCCTGTTGGGCAAGACCAGCGCGAAGTCTTTCGAGGACGAGGCTCTCCCCGACAAGCGCGCCAAGCAGGCGTTTGACGCCGCCATCCAACACTGCCGCGACAAGGGCTATCGCGAGCTAACTGCAACCAAGTGAGGGGATATGGAGATCGCAACCAAGACCACCTACCAGCTCTATCAAGAGTTGGGTGACCGGACGCATCTGATCGGTGGAGAAATTGCCGATCGGCAAGAAGCCGGCAGGAAGTTTTTCGCGCATAAGAGGCTCTTCCCGAAAGAGAAGATCGGCATACTTGAGCATGTGGAGACGACTAAGGTCAGCCTCAAAGCGCGGTGACAAAACGCCTCATATCCCAAAGCGTTAGCGTGGAACGTGTTCTAAAATTAGGGAAAATCTGACTTTAGCGTTTTTCGCAAGAGCCAGAAAATTCCCATCGATCCACGGAATAATTTTGAGAGTCAGCCATCTGTCTCTTTGATTTTCTCACAGAATAGGGTAGTCAACACAAAGGCACAGACGACTCATGATAGTGTCTGGTTTGGATCTTGAAACGACAGGACTTGAGCAGGTTAAAGGCGATCGTATCGTAGAAGTTGCGATCAAGTTCTATCATTTGGAAACCCGACGATTGGTCGGGCAGTACATACAGCGGATTAACCCGGAGAGATCCATCTCTGCGGCGGCTGAGGCGGTGCATAAAATCACGCTCGCCGATCTGGCTGATAAACCAAAGTGGCCGGCAGTAGCTCCAAAGGTCTACTCGCTGCTTACAAAGGCTCCACTCGTTGTCGCTCACAACGGGGACGAGTTCGATTTGCCATTTCTCATTGGCGAGTTAATTCGGGTAGGGCAACCGATCCCCGAAGTGGCGACTGTTGATACGATGAAGGAAGGGAGATGGGCTACGCCGGTCGGCAAAGTTCCAAGCCTCAAGGAACTGTGTTTCGCGTGCGACGTGGAATACGACCCAGAGAAGGCGCACGCGGCCGACTACGACGTGGACAAAATGATGGAATGTTTTTTCAGGGGATTGGATTTCGGCTTTTTCAGGCTGCCCGCCACGATACGGGCGGAGGCGGCATAATGAACGACAATTACCAGATCCCTCGGATCGCTCAATTGAGGATCGGTCGGAACGAGAGTTTCCTTAGCTCGTGGTTTCTCGGCATCCTTATTCCGCTTTTCTGGCTGCCTTCCCACATTCTCAGCGCTCTGGCCAGCGGCATCATGGAGATTGTGGTCGGCGCCTTCGCTATCGTCACGCGGATCGTTGCGATGCTTGTGCAGTATGGAATTCTGATAGCGTGTGGCGCCTGCGGTATGGTGGTCGCAGTGAGCGCCGAGGAAGCTGCTGACGAGATCCAAGACGAGATTGACGACTAGCCACCCACAACCGGCTGTGGTAATATTTTGACTGTCTAGCTCCGCGCGCAACGCAAAACCTTGCGTGTGGAAGCCACCTTGACCCCCAGGCCCAAAGCCTGGGGGTTCTCTTTTCATGGGAAAAGTAAGTCATCGATTACTTTTCACTAGCGACTCCTACGCCGGTTCGCTAGATTGAGCCGTCTAGAGAAGAGAGCAGCATGGCTATTCCGTCGCGTATCACGTCAGAGATGATCGAGATGCTCAAGGAAGCGGCGAAGGGGATTAAGTCGCCGTTGCTCACGACCAAGCCTCTCTTCGGGGAAGGCGCCAAGCCATACTATACCGGCGGGTTTGTCCCATCGGGTGGCGTGCCATCCGCCGGCTTGCTAAAGGACGAGATCCCGTTCATTGCGAAGCCAGGGTATGACGAAGTCCGCGTGCCGAAGGAACTTTTAGACGATCTGTCGGCACGAGATTATATCCGCAGGCTTGTGGCGAAAAGTGGGAGCGGCGAGCCCGTCACCACCAGCACGACGATCCACGTTATTGAGCCGGCCGTTGCGGCTACCCTCACGGCGGACAAGCTCGAAGCCATGAGGGAGACAATATGGAAAAGTTTGATAGGTGAGGAGGACGAAACGATGGCAGCAAAACCCCGCAGATTTGGCAAGACCAAAAGCGCCGATGAAATGGCAGAGCGCCGCAAGCAGCTCGCCGCGATGATGGCTGACAACGCCAAGGATCGGGCGGAAGTGCAGGCCGAGGTCGCCGCCCTCAGCGAGCGGATCGCCGAGGAAAACCCGGAATTCGGGACGTGGTAGGGAAAAGCTTATTGCATTTTCCCAGAAAATAAGTAATCACTGACTTTCTTTCCCAACGCGCAAGTGCGATAGTTGAGAGATCAGAGAGCAAACGGAGGTAAGATTGTCGGACGAGCAGGAATTTCACCATGACTCCTATGGCATGGTCGAGGCCAGCCGGATCAGTGGCGTTTTTAGTATGTTCGGCTCCGATCTTGAGCATAGCGACGCCATCGAGATCCGTGTCCGGCCGGGCAAGCACGTCCGCTACCTTAACAGCGATTGGTTCTACGAGACCGGCATGCCTTACCTGACTTTCCGCATGACGGAAGCGCAGTTCGTGAGCATGGTTACCGGCCTCAATACCAAGCGCGTGCCTTGCACGATCTATCAGAGCCGCGACGGTGACGTGAAGATCCACGAGAGGACGCCCCAGCCGGAGACAAAGCAACGGGTCTTCCAGCGCGAGTTTAAGGTGCGCGCCGCTCGCGCAGTGGAAAAGGTAGCTGAGGCCGGTCGGAAGCTGACCGCGATCCTCAATCAAAAGACCGTCAGCAAGGCGGACGTGCGCAACGCCCTTTGCCTGGTTGATGCCGCGCACATCGACGTTAAGAACAACATGCCATTCGTGGTCGAGTGCTTCGAGGAGAACCTCGAATGGCGCACCCATGATGCGAAGTTGGAGATCGAGACCCACGCCCAAATGACCGTTACGCGCCTTGGCATGGAGGCTCTCGGCAAGAGATTGGAGGAGGGCGAGGTTCTCATTGAGATCATCGACCCCGCCAAACCGGCAGCGCTGCCGGCGGGCGATTAATTTTGCCTGGAACAATAAGTAAGTGCTGACTTTTAGGAGCTAGACAATGAAGCACAAACTGACCCTGCGGAAGGCGTTGCCCAAGATGTTCAAGGCGTTCCGCGAACGCAAACTGATCTGCCAGAACGGCGGCCAAAACGTGGGCTATCGACGTGAAGATGGCTGCATGTGCATCGTCGGCGCCGGGCTTCCCGACAAGACCCTCGTGGAACTGTTGAATGCCAAGCGCAACCAAAATGGCCTGGATGTGCTGCATGACTACAATCATGTCGAATTCAAGTCCGACAGCGAGCAGGAAGTTTTCGGGGAACTCATGGATCTCCATGATGAAGGCTGCGCCGGCGCGAAACTCTATCGGCGTAAACAACGGCGCCAACTGGCGGCTAAGCTGAACAAGCTCGCCAAGGATCTCAAGCTGGATCTTCAGCCGCTCCATGTGAGCTAAGGCAGCAATTTGCCCGAGTGGGGAAGCGATAACCAACCCGCTTCCCCGCTTGCGCGCTGCGACAATCACACAATCGACAGAACAACGGAGGGCCGGGGCAATGTCCACGGAGATCGCGCTACGCGCATCGATCAGGCAGCTCGAAGGGTATCGCAAGATGGCGATCACTCAGTTCGCTGAGGCGACGGCGGCCATGAATACGGCGCTGAAGACGGCGGCGCTGGCGGCCGGCGGCAAAGGCATCTATGTAGATGACGACTTCGCCAAGTGTTTTTTCGGCCGTGGCTACGCCAAGCATGATTTCGCCACGACGGCCCGGATGCAGCTCGATCGCCAGATTTGGGATCATCTGATCGAGGCCCACGGCCTTGAGCGGATCATGGACAAGAAGGCGCGCGATGAATTCCGCGAGCAGCTCCGCAACGACCCGCCGGAGGCAACGGCCGAGAACGCCTACGCCACGATCAGCACGTTCCTGGGCCAGGCCGATCTGATTTTCAAGCGCGGCATCGCCAACGCTTTCAGCCAGCTCGATCGCCGCTTCCGCACGCATGACGGCTTCAAGATTGGCAGCAAGATTATTCTGTCGAATGCCTTCACTGATTATGGGAGCTGGAACTACCACCGGCGCCAGGACGAGACCCTGCGCGACGTTGAGCGGGCATTCTACATCCTGGATGGAAAGCCCGTGCCGGATAGGGTCGGCAACCCCAAGCCTGATAACGGCGGACCTGCCATTGCCAAGAGCTTTCTAACGACGGTCGATGAGGCTCGCCCGAGAGGGTTTGGTATGGTCGCGTTCCAGGCTGAGGACGATATGTTCCGCCTCAGGGCGTTCAAGAACGGCAACGCCCATCTATTCTTCAAGCGCGACGACCTGGTCACCAAGGTTAACAAGCAGCTCGCCGACTATTATGGCGACGTGCTACCGGCGGGCAGCGATTGCGCTGAGGTGAAGCCTCAATTCAACCGGACGCCGGCCAAGAACTATGGCTTCTTCCCGACGCCCGAGGCCGTGGTCAGTCACCTAATTGAGCGCGCCAACATCTATCCGAAGCCGCTCAAGATCTTGGAGCCGGAAGCGGGCACGGGGCGCATTGCCTCGGCAGTGGCGGACGAAAACGACGTAACCTGTGTTGAGATCCAGCGTCACATGGCTGACGAATTGGCGGCCAGCGGCAAATACCGGCGTGTGATCCACAATGACTTTTTCGACGTCACGCCCGAATACCTGGGGCTCTTCGACCGCATCATCATGAACCCGCCATTCGACGGCCAGCGTGACATCGACCACGTCACGCACGCCGTCAGCTTCCTTGAAGACGAGGGGCGCCTGGTCGCGGTTATGGCTGCCGGCGTCGAGTTCCGAGAGAACGCGAAGGCGGTCAAGTTCCGCCAGCTCGTCGAGGCGCGCAAGGGTGCTTTCTTTGACCTGCCGCCGGCCTCGTTCGCGGAGAGCGGCACGATGGTCAACACGGTGATTTGCGTCATCCCCGGCATTAAGGCCGGCCCAGCGAGGTGGTGAAAATGAGCAGAGGCAGTTTTGCAATGAGCATGTTGGGAGCGGCTCTGATGGCCAGTGGCGGCATCCGGCCGGTGAGCGACACGGTGCGCGAGGTGGACGAGGCAAAACGCCCCGAGCCTAAGACCGCCCCGACCACAAACACGGCGCGCGACCCGTTCGAAGGCATGTCCCGGCAGCAGCGCCGCGCCATCCAGCGCCAAGTCACCAAGAAGCTGCGGAGAGGCTGAGATGGGCATCCATACTGACAATATGCGTCGGCAGGCACATCTGAAGGCCGAGAAGATCGCCCGCATCGCCAAGAGCAATTGCTGTTTCACGGTGTCGCTCCGCTACCGGGACGATTGGTTGCGACGGCGCTGCAACAAGATGGTCTTGGAAGGCATCTTCGCCCGGCCCAAGCGCGTCGGCAAATACATCGAATATCGGCTGCGACCGGCGAGCGTCGCCCCAGCTACAACCGGAGGAGCGGCATGATCCGCAGCACCATCGAGGATGCTCTGAAGCATTCCTATCGCAACTTCCACGCCAAGGGCTTTGACTATCTTTGCCTGAAGCGCAGTGCCAAGGAGACGGTGAAGATTTACACCTTCGCCGACGAAGCGGCGTACAGCTCGGAGGTGGTCTGTCCGCATGATCACCGATACGACTTCACCACGACGGTCCTGGCCGGCACGCTGCAAAACCTGGTTTATGTGCCGCGCATGAACCACTACAGCCAGCTCTTCTATCGCCACAACTATCGCACGCCACTGAATGGCGGCAACGGCTTCGAACCAGCCGGCGCCACGTATTTGGCGCTGACCGAGCATAGCATCTATGGGAACGGCGAAATCTGCCAAATGCTCGCCGAGCAGATCCACACCATCCGGGTGGACTCGCGCTCCATCCTGATGCTTGAACAGGCAGAGGATCGCAACGTCGTTCATACGGCGACCTACAGTCGCCACGAGACCATGCCGTCGCTCTCGGGCCTTTACCGCAGGTTCTATGAGGGCGAGTTCATGGACAAGCTTCATGACGTGTGCGAGGCGGTCGGCGCTGATCTGAAGTTCTTTGATAACGCCTTCGAATTCAACCACCACAAGCTGAACATGCACGACACAGTGGAGACGAAATAATGACTACGCGCAAAGGCATTGCCGAGCCCAAGGGGCCGGTCACCCAGGATTGGGTTCACGGCATCACCTTCATGCAACAGACTGTCCTGCTGGCAGCCGTACGTGGCCCGGATGGCGTCAGTAAGTATCATCCGGCCAAGTTCCTCCTTCGCTGGTATCGGCGTTGTGTCCTCGTATCCGCGATGGATGGGAAGGTGTTGATGACGCCCTATCATTTCGGTGGCGGTTCGTTCACCGGCCCGAGCTATAGCCCGACCCAGTTAGAGCATGACTGGGAGCCGCAGATGGACGAAGTGGTCGGGAAGTATATCCGAGAGATCGACAGCCTGCCGCATCATGCGATCAGCCACTACCTGGGCGCCTTCCAGATCCTCGGCTGCAAGCACCCGGTCGAGAAGGTCAGGAATTGGTGGCGGCGTGTTTACGAGCGCCTGGTTCAAGACCTCAACCTGCGCCCGGAGTCCGAGGCTGACATGGACAGTCGCCTCGGCGACGATCGCTCGGCCTGGCTGGCGCGCAACGATGTGGCAAAGGTTGACTGATGCTGATCAGTGATCTGGAACGCCGGGCGATGGAATTTGCCTACGAGGCGCACGAAGGGCAAGACCGCAAATATAACGGGATGCCCTACATCATTCACCCGGCGGAGGTGGTCAGTATCCTGCGGGCTGTTGACCCGCACCCGGCTATGCTGGCGGCGGCCTGGCTGCATGACGTGGTGGAAGATTGCGAGATCACGAACGAGGCAATCCGCGAAGAGTTTGGCGATGAGGTCGCCGATCTTGTGGATTGGGTGACCGACCCCGAGCCCTACCGCGACCCATCCTATGGCAACCGCGCCAAGCGGAAAGAGGCTATTCGAATGCGGCTCGGTATGGCGCCAGTCGATGCTCAGAACATCAAGGTGGCGGATCTCATGTCCAACACCCGCTCGATCATCGCCTATGATAAGGGCTTCGCCAAGATCTACCTCCCTGAAAAGGACGCGTTGCTGGCGACGTTGACCAAGGCGCACCAGATTTTGCGGATGCAGGCATACGATTTGCTCGGCAAAGCCGTGGCAGAACTGGATCAATTCGAGTTGAACCTCGAACAAATGAAGCGCCGCACGCTGCCGACGTGTTGAAAGCAGCCGGCAGCTAGGTCACAATGGGATAGGTCAGTAGGGAGAAACGAGCCATGAAATGGGTGCTTGCGGCAGTTGTGGCGTTAGGATCGGCGGCGTTTGCAGATATGGCCGCAGCCGATGGCTACATCATCCCCAATGGCATGGGTGGCTATAACGTCTACAGTCCAAGTGGCAACCTGAAATACCAGGTTGTGCCAAACGCCACTGGTGCTGTCGTGGTCGATCGCCACGGCAACCACGTCGAGACGTTATATAACTTCGATCAGCAATCTGATCAGGATCTGACCAACCCTTATAGCTCCAATGATGTTGATCCGGCCTATCAGGATCAAGGCGACGACGGCAGCGAAGATACCCAGTAAATAGCGGGTCTTCCAGTTTGTAACGCCAATATCTATGCGTCACTATCATCATGTCAGCGCAACGAAGCGCAGACAGTGACGCAAACAACAAGGAGCTAGACATGCCCAACCCGACGACTGACACCGTCAAGGTGTCGCCCGCCGTTCCGGCCGCCGTGCTGGACGAGAATTTGCTCGATACGATTGACGCTGAGGAAGCGACGGTCGATGAAACGAGCCTGACCGACGAGGAGCTTGCGCTCATGGACGAAGCGATGGTCATCGACGGCACGGCCGAGGAAGTGACCGATGAGACGCTTTCCGCCGAGGACGAAGCGCTGCTCTCGGAAATCTCCACCGAGATCGAAGCCGAGGAGATGCGCGCCGAGACCTACAAGGAGGCGGACGCCGGGGCCGACGTGAAGTCTGCCGAGGAAGTTGCCGCCGAGGCGCCGAAGAAGGCCCGCAAGGCACGGGAAGCCACGCCCGCCGGCGAGAAGAAGCCGCGCGAGCCGCGCCCGACCTTCGAGCATCGCTCCGATGCTTTGCTGCATCGCATCGGCGGGCGGGAAAACCTGCTGTTCGTCTCTGGCGATCTGCATCTCGACCCCGGCGCCCTGGCGCAGAAGCGCGACGACTTCCTGGCGGAAGTTAACAGCACGGCCAAGAAGGTGCAGGAGAAGGTCATCAATCTTTTCGCTGCTGCCAACGGCAAGGCGAAGCTGTCCGAATACAGCAAGATCGCCATCAATCTGCTCGCCGAGAGCGAGACTACTTCGAAGGCGATTTACGAGGCGATGCTGGCGGCGAAGTATTCGACCGGCACGGCGCGCAGCCAGAGCCAGCAGATGATGAATTTGCTGCCGCTGGTGGGCATCGCCACCCGCGACAAGAACGTCCTCAAGCTGAACAAGGACAGCGTCCTGTTTGTCGCACTCACCAAGACCGCCGAGTAATCGAGTAGGGGCGGGGCCAGCTCCCCGCCCCCTTGACTTTGCGGCGCAAGGTAAGTAAACGATTACTTATGAGAGCGATGTTCCGCTTCCTCATGATCACCGCGTTCCTGATCGGCTACGGCCATCATGTGGTGCATTGCTATTTGACCGGGAAGTGGATCGCGCTGGTCTTCGGCGCAGTCGTGTTCCCGGCTGGAGTTCTTCACGGCTACGGCCTGTGGTTTGGATGGTTCTAAGGAGGGGTTTGACGTGGAGCTTCGCGCAGCGGTGAAAGCCGAATTTAGCAGGATGCTGGATGGCGGCGACTATCGCGAGGGCTTCTGGCAGGGGCTCTATGAGCCGTCGCGCCAGGAGATGTATCGGGCCCGGTTGGTTCGGGACAGTGAACTGCATACGTTGGATGCTTACGCCAAGATGCTCGAAATGGCTGCTGCGCCCGGCGACGTGAAAGCCAAGCGCGCAGCGCGCAAAGCGCGCGAGAAAGCCCGCAAGTTCGAAGGCGTCCTGCGCCAGCGCCGGTATGGGTGGGTGACAGATCCAATTACCCGAGAGTGGCAGGCGAGTGTGCAGTGGATCACGGATGCGCGCGACGCTGCCGTCTACATACAGCGAATGAACAACCAGTTTCCCAAGGGTTGATCGCCCCAGGGAGTGAGGATCAGCGGCGTGGAAGGAACACGCTAATCAGAGGTGCGAGAGCCCATCCGGTGTAGCGATACGGCGCGGGTGTAGCTGCCGAGATGAGTATGGTTAGGCAGCGGAGAAGGCAAATAAAACGAGGCGTCGTCACCAACACGCCTATCGCCCTCATAGTCGGTATCAAGCCCGATCTGATCCTCACATGAACAACGAGGCAGCGGTGAACGGCAAATCCAGCGTGAGCCTGAGTGATCGCGCAAATAGGCGCACAGGCAAGCAATAGCGCAAATCTGTCGTGACCAGGCCGGGAGAGTAGCGGCCAACTAACCGCCCATGCGGCGAGCTGAGACGACCAAGACCCGGTGGCCGGGCACAGTCGGTTCTCTGGCCTGATCCCGAGTACGTGCAGGGGCAGGGTGGAGGCCCAAAACTCTGCGAGTAGCTGTCGCAGAACAGGTCTCAGCTCACCGGATCGGCGGCCGGAATGCGGCGGCGCAGACTTGGAGTGAAGGGGTTCGACCCAGTCCCGAGAGGGTATCGCCAAGGCAAACGTGAGATGTGTCTCAACGCCGATCTCGATTTCACTAAGGAGGATAAATTGAATTTCGAAGAACGATTGGAGAAGCGCCCACGGCGCACAGTCCTGGGCATTCTCCTCTCCGGCGTAGCGATCATTGCCGTCGTCAGCGCCGCAAGCTGGGGCATTCGCATGGTGATGTATCCCGTCCAGCAGGCCGGCCGCATCATGGAGAAGACGCTCGATGCGGACAACGTCATCGGCAATTACGAATGGTTCAAGCAGCAAGTCCAGGACGTGAAAGCGATGGATACGCGGCTTGCTGCCGCCCGCCAGTCGCTCGACAGCTACCGAGCCTCTGCCGGCGACCGCTCCAAGTGGGGTTTTGAGGAGAAGCAGGAAGAGGCTCGCTTGAACGCGATCGTCCTCGGTCTCCAAGGCCAGCGCGCCGGCATGGTCGCCGAATACAACGCCAAGAGCCAGATGGAAAATCGGGCGTTGTTCAAGACCCGCGATCTCCCCGACACCCTCGAATAAGGACAAGAGGCACATGAAGAAGAACTGGATGAAATACGCCGCCATCGCCGCCTGTATGCCGTTGCTGATGGCGAACGAAGGTTGTGAGGCGCAGCCCTCGGCCAAGGCGATCGAGCAAGCAGCTATCGCCAATAATCAGCAGCGCCTCATCAACGACATTCCGCCACCGCAGCTCAAGACCTCCTTGGAGCGGAAGAACCTGGTCGAGCGCCTGCAACGCATCAACCAGCAGAACATGAGCGGCTGTATCTATCTGATCAGCCAGGGCACGATCATGGCCATGTATCCGGTGCGGGGCAAGGTCACGTCGCTGAATGCCTATCTGATGGGCGCCGAGCAGGTCGAATATCACTCGGACGCCGGTGGTGGCAATGTGACGCTGGAACAGCCTGATTTCGACGGCGCATATGGCAAGAACGCCGATGGTGTCTTCTTCTTCACGGCCGACACCAACAGCTATGTCGAATGGCAGGGTGAATACTTGTTCACCGACCAGTGCCTGCCCATGAACCAACAGCCGAAGTTGGTTCGTGAGGTCAAGTAGGGCGAATTTTGCCCGAAACGATAAGTAATCAATGACTTATGGATGGCGCATCGCTGCGCCATCCAGTGATCGGAGGGACTATGATCCGCTACGGAAACGACGTTCCGCTTCTTCTGCGCCTTATCGGCTGCCGCGAGACGGGGCGGGAATATCGGTTCAACTGGGGAAGCTTTGAACCGCGCTTTGGACTTGCTCTCGGCGTCGGCTGCTCACCCGCAGATGATAGCGATGGTCGGGCGAGCCTCTACTTCACGGCCGGTTGGGGCAAATTCTTCATCAAGCTGTGGCGCGGCTCCGCCTGGCAGCATGACGATATGTGGGAGAGCTATAGCTTCTCCCTCGATCCCGACTGCCACAGCAGCATCCACCTGAATTGGGGTAAGCGCTGCAAGATCGTCGATCTGCCGTGGGAGTGGCGGCAGGTGCGCCATGAAGTGCAGCGCCGGGATGGCTCCTGGACGCCGCTTCTGCCGCATTACGGCACGAGGGCCAATGACTGGCAGCCGCGCGATGACGGCCGGCACAAGACGGCCCACGAATACACCTACAAGCTCAGGAACGGCGGCGTGCAGCACGTCATCGCCACGATCTACGTGGAACGTCGCGAGTGGCGCTGGAAGGCTTTCAAATGGCTGCCGTTTCCACGCATGCGCTGCCAAGCGATCGACGTGAATTTCAATGCTGAGGTCGGCGAGCGCGCCGGGTCTTGGAAGGGCGGTTGCATTGGCTGCTCCTACGAGATGAAGCCAGGCGAAACGCCAGAAGACACCCTTCGTCGCATGGAGCGGGAGCGCACGTTCCGATGAGCGATCTCAGAATGTGGAGCTATTGGCGGGACAAGAACGGCCACGAGGATGCCTTGACTGATTACTTCCCCGAGGTCGTCGCCGCCAATCCCGATCTGCAACAGGCGCTTTACAGCATCCGCGCCGCCAAAGCGCTGATCGATCAGACCATGACCCGGCTCGAAGCCGAGGCTAACGACTAAGACGCCCAATCACCACCCATCAAGACAGGAGAACGAAACATGGCAGGCAATCTGCTCGCCACTATTGTCGCCCTTGTTCTGGGTCATCAGGAGCCCGGCAGCATCCAGGAACTCATTTACCGTGAGGACGTGGTGTGCATGGCGGAAAACGTCTATCACGAGGCGCGCGGCGAGCCGGTTCAAGGCCAGGTCGCCGTCGCCAACGTGACGCTCAACCGTGTGAAGGCCGGCAAGTGGGCCGACACGGTCTGCGATGTGGTCTTTCAATCGCAACAGTTCGAGTGGACGATCTCCTATAAAGCCAGAGACAGTCCGAAAGACCGCGTCGCTTGGTCGGTAGCGCTCAGTATCTCGGCCATGGTCTACACAGGCATCATCGAAGACCAGACCAGAGGAGCGACCTACTTCTACGCGCCCAAGAAAGTCCACCCGAAATGGGCAAAGCAGATGACCCGCATCACGCGGATTGGCGACCACCTCTTCCTGAAAGAAGATCCCGCCAAGAAGGCGACCAAGCAATCGACTGCTAAGCACAAGAGCAAAGCCCCGGCCAAGCCGTAGGGAAGCTCATTAGAACGCGCTAGAGCGCCGTCTAACTTTCAGCCGTCACAATGACGCGCCGTTAGCTAGACGGCGCTCTAGACGCTTTAAAAACGGCCCTCCAGGGGCCTTTCATTTCTCCTCGCTCCCACTCAAAGCCCAACCCGCATATCCACAAGCGGGCCGTCACTCTGATTTCAGAGACAAGACGGAGGCGGCTATGACCGACTGGAACAAAGAGCGCATCCAAGAGCTGATCGTGACCAACGATGCCGCCGTGAAGAAGGCGCTGTTGGTGATCTTCAACAATCAGACGGCCGATGAGCGGAGCGCGGAAGCGACCCACGACCGCAACAATATCGGCTTCACCGGCGTCGATGCCAAGATCATGACGAGCTTCGCCAAGCAGCTCATTGGGCGGGGCTTCCTCTCGTCGAAGCAACTCGCGATCGCTCGCCGGAAGCTGCCGAAATACTGGCGCCAACTTAAGCAGGAGATTATCCGCCGGGAGGAGACCGGAGTCGTGGTCGCGCCCAAGCCGGTCGCGCAGCCTACGCCCGTCCCGATGCCTGTCGAGCCCCTGCAGGGCGAGATCTTTGGCTCGTTTTCGTGACAATCCGCGGACTGCCAATATTAACGTAACCTTAATATCGGCAGCGGCATGACATTGAGATATATCAATGGCTTAGCGTCGATAGCATTAACGTAACACTAACAAAATGTCCCCCAATGTTGTGGCTTTTTCCATGGAAAAAATTTTGGGTGTGACATCGGCAAAGCAGGCGTCAGTGGGTTGGCAAAATTAAGTAACCGATGACTTCCTATTTCGCTTGCCAAAAGATAAGCAGTAACTTACTAGTCAGCGCAAACGAGGAGGTCGTTATGAGCACAGGCTACCAAGTGGCCTACCGGATCGGAGGGCATATGAGCTTCATCTGGCATCTCAGTGAGGTGCTGGAGACCGAGGAGAAGGCCCAGAAGCGGCGCGACCGCCACTGCAAAGAGGGCTTCTTCGCCACCTACGATGAGGCGAGCTTCTTCGAGCGGTTTGGCAAGCCGGACAGCTTCTTCTACTGCGTCTGGCAGGAGAAGCTGGACATGCGCCTGCGCGAGACCGAGGCGGTGGAGCGCAAGAGCAAGATCCTCAAGGTGCTCAACCTGGCTGGCATCGATCTGACCAACGTCAGTATCGAGGTGGCAGCATGATGACTGTCCGCGAGCTGATGCGCGCTCTGGCGCAGTATCCCTATCCCGATAGCCCCGTGGTCTTCAACAACGAGAAGGGTCAGCGCGTGCCCGTGGCCGTCAGCTCGGACGAGCGCGGCATCGTTCTGTATGAGCCATTCAACGGCTATCAACAGCCGCATAACGTCACGCCATTTGGCCATCGGGTCGAGAGGCAGCGCTGACATGAAGTCGGGTTGGCTCACATTCGAGAGGCGCCTCGCGATCAAGGGCATCCCGTTGCCGGAATGGATGGCTGGCATCGAGTTTCGTGACGCTGCCGGCCAGGTGGTTGGTAAGCTCGAAGGCTTGAAGATCCGAGCCGGCGAGGGTCTGATCGAAGCCATCAAGCGCGCGACGCCGGTAGGCTGCTACGCGGTCATGGATGGATCGAAGATCTGATGAAGCTCGACCACATCGACTGGAGTGGCCCGGAGCCTATTGCCGTGTTCAATCTCGGCTTCGGGCGAGGCTGTGTAGAACCCATGACCCAGAACATGACCGTCAAGGACATGGAAGGGGAGATCAGGCGCGGTCACTACAGCAGCCGCTACTACAAACAGGCGCTGGCAGAGATCGTCCGAGAGATAGAGCCTAACTCGATAACGTCAAGAGCCAAGGTTGGCGAGCCGAGTGTGGAAGCACGCAACCTGGATTGGGGAACATGGTGAAGGCGCGCTCGACTTGGCTCAAATGGAAGTACTCGCACCTCGAATTGATCGAGGGCACCAAAGACCAGGAGGCCGTCTTTGTCCAGGGCACGCTCCGAACGCCCGTGAGTAGAGACGAGGTCGAACAGGTGCTCGCCATGTACAGCGAGAAGAAGTTGCCGGAGTTCGCACGGGCCTTGGCTGCCTTCAATGGTGAGCGCGACCCGGACGAGATCAAGGCAGAAAGAGTCGAAAAGCGGAAACCGCCAGAGGAGTGGGGAACATGGTGATGGATCTCGATAAGCCGTTGAACGCCGACAAGGGCCACTACAATGGCTCTTGCAATCGCCGAGCCTGTCAGAAACCAGGCGCCCGCTTCTACAACAAGGGCACGAACGCCTATTACTGCGCTGAGTGCGCCAGGCTGATCAATGATGCCTGCCGTGACATGCACCCGGAAGGGCTCTGTGTCATCCACCGCCAGCAGCCGGAGGCGTTCCAGGACTGGGACGGCGGCTACTCCAAGGCTTGGTATGACGTAGAGACGCCGATGGGCGAAGTCATCACTCATTGCTGGCCCAATGCCGGCTTCATGACCGCTACGGATGGCTCCGGCCGGCAGTGGGCCGTCCATAGCGGGATCAAGGTCAGGCTTAGCGCCAATCACCCCTTGGATGAGGTGCGGGCCCGTCCCCTGGTGGATGAGCGCAAGCCTGACCGGATCATCATAGATGACCCTCTCGCCATGGCGCACGAACACCACGTTTCGAACGGGCTTGAGCCCGAGCGGGAATGTTCAGCATGCGCCGCCGGCCACGTCCCAGGGCAACGCCTTCCGGTTAGGCCGGCCGTCGAGCGGCAGGAGACAGACCCGCAAAAGATGAGCCGCCGGGAGCGTCGCGCCTATTACAGCAGCATGCGGAAGAAGAAGCTTTTCAAGGGATGGAGGGTTTGATGGCCGATTGGCGGAAGGAACTCGATCTCCGCGTCGAATGGGAGAAGACCCAGGAAGGCGAGATGACCAATAGCGCGCTCTGCAAGGTGATCCATGAGCGCCTGACGAAGCTCTACCCGGAGCCAAGCCGCGACATGCGGCTGACTGAGCTGATGGAAGAGTTCCAGACGCTGGCCGATTTGCAGGCTATCTGGGAAAGCGAGGGAAGAATGGCAATCCGTGAAGCCGACACCATCAACACCGTCGAGAAACAGGCGATCGTGGACGCTGCATTGGCCTGGGCTGATGCCGTCAATACGCCAGGGGCAACGGCCCGCCGCATTGCGCTGCTGGATGCGGTCAAGCGCTACAAGGCCGCCACGGAGAAATACGGGACTTTCACGTCCGAGGGGCGCTGCTGCATGGGCGGCCCGCGCGGTCGCGGATGCACTTGCTAGGAGGGAAGAATGAGCGAAGACATTAAGCCGATCACTGCTGAGGAGCTGCGCGACGCTGGCTTCGCGCCGGGCAATTATTGCTGCAAGTGCGTTCCCTGTGGGGCCTATTTCGACGGTGATAAACGCGCCTCACGTTGCCAGAATTGCGCCACCAAAACCGTGCTGGAGCGCCGGCGCCTTAGCGCGCTGCTTAAACTTGGCGACAAGGTCAAGGTCAGCCCGACCTATGTCTATGCGGTTGATTGGCGGGAGATCTATTTCATCACCGCCATCAAAGCCAGGGTGGGCAGTGGCGAGCCCGCCTATGCCATCGGCGATCATTGGCCGCCGCGCCATCTGGGCGACTTTACGGATGGTTGGCATGAGCACGATCTCGTGCCGGCCGGGGAGTCGGCACGATGATCAGATTCTGGGTTGGCTTCATGACGGCGCCCATCACCGACCCGGTCGCTGCCTTTGGCTATCGCATTTGGGCCGTTGCTGGGGTGATCAGCATGCTGCGGTTCTTTCTTGAGCCTGGTATCTGCTACTGAAATCCGCCTGATGAGACCTTTTGCCAGGTCGAAACGCCGTCCCGTGGGCGGCGTCGCGGTAGCTGTTAACTCCGCCCGGTGGCTACGGCTGCCGGCAACCACAAACGAAAAAGGGCCAGACGATGACACGTCTAACCCTCTTTCTGGTGGTGCTGTTGATCCTGCTCACAGCAATGAGCGGATCGGCATACTAACCGGAGCCTGGGCGGTGGGCGCAACCTGCCGTCCAGGTCCGGGAATGATAGCAGTCAGAGAAAGGAATGCAAGATGGCTGAATTCTACGCCAGTTTCATTTACCACGGCCTGGATTACACGCCCAGCGAGCCGCGCCCGGACGGCAAAGGGTATCAAGGCAAGCGGATACGGACCGAGAGCGCGGAGGAGGCAGCCAAGGTCGCCAAGCGCGACTTCGTGGCCGAACATGCGGCGCACAAGGCGCTGAACGTGCCGTTCATCTCGCCAGAGGGCTGCCACACCATCGTGATCTTCGAAGAAGTGGAAACGGGGATGCGCGGCATCTACCAGTTCAAGTATGACGAGGTGGCGGCATGAAGGACAAGTTCAAGACGGAGGTCTGGGCCAAGATCGCTGATCCAGCCACGATCTGCGACCGGCTGCGCGGTATCTACCGGACGCCCATCACGGACGGCCTTGAGCTGTGCGAGGACGAGGGCTGCCCGCAGCATGGCACGCCCCATGTCTGTGTCGCCGCCCAACCGGAGCCCGACAGTATGCACGCCACTGGCTACGAGGAGGCAGGCGTATGAGCAAGATCCAACTCGATCTGGCATGGGGTTCCCGCAGCTTCAATCTAGGCATGCTCGCCGGCTTCGCCTGGGCCGTGGCGTGCCTCATTGGCTCGATTTATTGGGCCTTCCACCTGGCGCATCTGACCTTCTGTTCGGTGGCACCATGAAGATTAAAGGCTCAGAACTGATCGAATTCATGGTCGCCGGCTGGCCCCAGCCGGAAGAGAACTGGTATTGGGATCACCAGCTTTTCGAGGAGCCGGAGCCCGACCAGACCTACGACACCGATGAAATCGGCCCTATCTTCCACCAGGGCATGAGCCCCGACCCCACCAACGGCGACGGCTACGACCTTGCCAAGCTGATCCGTGCATGGCGCAAGGCGCGAGATTACGACGTGCTAACCATCACCGTGCTAAAGGCCAAGACCGAGGCGGTCAAAGCGGCGATTGTAGCTCTAGGCGTCAGGGTGACTTGATGAAACGTCTTCGTAAGATCTACATGGCCGATATGACCTGCCTGGGGTGCGGGAAGGGCTGGTATGAGGGCTACATGCCGCCTGTCAACGGCGTCCCCACCAATAAGACCCTCCCCTGCAACGTCTGCGGCCACCAAACGACCGCCGTGATGACCCCCAAAGCCTTCGATCGGGCGGTAGAAGCGCGCAACGTCAAAATGACAAGGGAGATGTCATCAAGGAGCGTCGAGCAACTCAAGAAGGCGCTGGGCGAACACTTCCATCAATTGGCCGTGGAAAACCCCAAGGACGGGATCGATCACTTCATCAACGAGCGCCTTGAGCTGTTCGCCAAGACCCGCACCGGCAGTGGCTGGGATGCGATCCAGACCGTGCACAAGCTGAAGGAGCTGGCGAAGCTCTCACATGACGAGAGGCGCCTGCATGCCGAAGTTACCATGAGATCTTTGGGGATGACGTGGAAATAGGCCCGGCATTTGTTCCTTCCAAAACGAGTGACTAGCGCGCCGCCAATGGCTATAAAGTCCTGACAGACACTTTTTGGGGGAAGTCATGAGCCGTAGGGAAAACGAAAAGCGAAACCATATCTTGGCCCAGCAGATCAAGCTGGCCAAGGCCAGAAGAGACCATGCGGCGGTCCTGGATCTGCTCAAACGAGGCAGCGCCGGTATCACCAAGAAGGACGCCGAAGCCTTGGCCGAACACGTCAAGCATCGAGAGCGCCAACTGAGAGAAGCGGAGACCGAGCTGGAGGAATTTCTAGCCAAGCGCTAGATGTCACATCACCCCTATGTCGTGACATTTCTGGACGCATGCGACGCGATTTTAAGCCCGTACAAGCCGTCTGGAGCAAACAAGCGCCGTTCTGACGGTCTAAACCTCCAAGCCGTCTAGCAAGCTCTAAAACGCGTCTGAAACGCTATCCAAAACATGATGCAAGCAGCAAACGACAACCCCGGCCTAGAAACCCAGATCGCCCTCGGGAAAGCATATCGAGAAGGCGTAGAAGCCGGCGCAGCCTGGTGTCAGGATCTCAAGAAAGAGCCTCCTCAAAACCCGTATCCTCCCGGAGAGCTAAACGACCGCTGGGAGGCTGGATACGTAGACGCGCTAGACGATTGGCATCACGCGCAATACGCTGACTAGAGCCAACACAAGGGGGAAGAAAGTGCAGAAAACCGCCATATACGCAGCAATTATCCTTGGGATCGCCATAATCCTTCATGGGGGCATCTATAGCTTCAACATGATGACGACCCAATGGGCGGTCGGCTACAGGCTCAATAAGTTCACAGGACAGATGGCTCTTTGCAGTCCATCCAACTGCCGTTCGATAGAGGACGTGTCAGTCGGTAGTCCTCAGCTCAATACAAATGACTTAAAGCCCATGACAAAGGAAGAGGCAGAGAAGTTTCTTGATAAACCATAGAGGCATAGAGTGTTGGAGAGTGAACGTAGAGCGTTAGACGTTGGGTGTTTAGGGTTAGGGGTTAGGGAGTGGGTGTTTGGAGAGTTTCTCTATAAGAAATTCCGAATGCGATGCTGACCCAGTAAAAATCACTCCTCCAAACCAGGCCCGCCAAGGCCGTGGCAGGAGTCCTGCCCTATCAGGCCACCTACCAACAGCCAACACTCCCACACCAAAACGTCCCTCATTCCACGCGTCTCTGGCAAAATATCAGGCCAGTTAACTCCCAAATTTCAACCCCAGTAAACAAACATTAACGTCTCTCTTGTGCAGCGATGACGCACACAATTGACGGAGAGACGAGCGATGACCAATCGCGTTCAGATTGTCGAGATGACGGTGGGAAATATTCGGGCGGTTCTTGAACAGATCCAGCCCGGCTTGCGCTATCAGGTCATCGTCTATTGGGATGGGAAGATAGGGTTTCGAGGTGATCCGGTTGACTATCAGACCGCGACCACCGCGATGACCAGGATGCTTTCCAGCTCTCTCCAGAAGCTCACGGTCGCCGAGGTAGACATGACCCGGCGAGGTGAGAAAGTGGCTCACGCGGCATAGAGTAGCTCCGAACACCCAACTTGCCCTGGCGGCTTCCCAATGCTGCCAGGGCATCTTTTTGGTTGCCGTCTATCCGATGCCATGGCGATCCCTATCAGCCCCGGCCCGGCCAATCCTAGCCATGGGCTTTCCATGGGGAATGAATGGCTGGAAATCCAGACTATTACGAGCCGCCATGGCTCTATCCATGGCGCTGCCTATACAGACTTCCATGGCAGATCCTTGGGCCAACCAAGGCGCCCAGCCATGGATTGCCATGGTCTTGGCAAAAGTAAGCGCCAGCTTATTACCAACTTTCAATGCCACAGGGAGCTTGCGACTATCAAATCGTCAGAGGGGATCAACCCTCGACATCTAGAAGGAGCTAGACAATGGATATTGCACAGTTTCAGGCGTTGATTGGCGAAACCCTCGATAAGCGCGTTGCCGCCTGTCGCGCCGAGGAAAACGAGTCCCAGGCCCGCAAGTGGGAGCGCGAGCGCGCGTTTCTGACACAGACGGCCTATGCCACCTATCTCATGGAGAGCAAGTTTGACCTCTCGCTCTTCGACACGATGGCGATCTACGTCGCCGAGAAAGTCCGCAAGATCGTCGGCATGATGGCGGGCAAGAGCCGCGTGGACAACTATACGCCGGTGATCATTGGGAACGCCAAGGCGTGCGAGAAGAAAAAGATGGAATTCACGAGCGCGCTTCAAGAGGCATCGCTCTCGAAAGCCAAGGAGGTCGAGAACGCCCACAAGCTCCCCAAGCGCCTTTCCTGCACGGTCGGCACTGCCAACAGCCAGGCGTCGAGTTCCCGCCTTGCCATGAAGATCATGGGTATGGCTCACGAGGAAAAGGCAGAGGGTGGTGATCGCCACCTGGTCATGAATTGGGAGAGCCCGATCCTCCAGAAGATCGCCGCCTAACGGGATAGGGGAGGGCCAAGCTCTCCCCAATTCCCACCACCAGGCGCCATGGCGTGCAGGAAAAATAAGCTTCCACTTACTTTTTCTTTGCAACGCCAACTGGGATCTCGCATTCTGCTCTGACAATAAAAACGGAGCTAGACATGGCTAACACCCTGCATAAATTCACCCCCGAGCAACGCGACGCCCTCCTCGCGGCTCTGCGTTACTACCAACTGGGCTGCCAGCACGATCCCGACCACCGGGGCGATGATATCGCGGATATCGCCACCAATGGCGGCGCCCATAGCGGCTTGGGCTATGATGAAATAGATGGTCTCTGTGAGGACATCAACTGCACTGGCGGGGCGCAGCTTTTGATCTCGTTGGAAGGCGGGCTCGTGTCGGCCGTCGTCTCCCGCGACCAAGCGCTCCTTGGGTTGGACGTGCTGGTGGTGGATTACGACGCAACCGCCGAGGAAACCCAGGACGTTTTCGTCCAGCAGAGCGATGGTGAAGCCCCGGATGTCTACGCGTATTGGACAGGGGTTGAACGCCAAACCATCACCATCCTTGAGGATCACGTCCAGTGCAGGTCTTGCGTCGCCGTGACGCCAAAGAGCGAAACCATCGAGGATGACGGCCACTATTACTGCCACGAATGCCATGAGGACGTGGTGAAGTTCGAAGCCTCGGAAGAGGTAAACGTCGCGGCGTCGTAAAGCCCAATGTGCAACGCCTAACATGATCAGCGATCATGATCATGTCGAAACGGAAAACGCGCTTCGGGCGCTAACGCAATACGAACAAAGGAGGTGACCAATGCCCGACAAGTAGACCCAGCGCCGGGTTACTAGCCTGGCCCGGCGCTGGTCCATAGTGGCCCAATCTCATGCCACGGCCGAGGGCCTGATTTAAGGCGCACAATGCGCTTAGGGAAAGCATCGAATAATTATCGGACATATGAGCCGGTCTAAGAGCTATCCCAACTGATCCCGTAAGGGCGCCAGGAAGCAATGGCGTAAACTATGCGAGCGGCTGCCGGCTGAATGGCGCGCGACGGTTGGCGTTATGAAACCGGGACTTAAAGGCGGGGCATTGATCCCGCCTTTCTCCTGACATGATCAATTCCATGGAGTCCAGTCCATGGAGGCCAGGCCATAGTCCATGAAGTCCAGGCCAGGGGCACAAGCGAGCTGAGAAACACTCATTGCAATGATCATCTTGGAACGCACGCGGTAGACGTGATTTTAGCGCGCTCTGAGCCGTTTCCAAGATCGAGCCGTCTCTCTGACGCTTGAACGAGAGACGGCGCTCTAGCGCGCTTAAAAACGGCTTTCCACAAACGGATCGGAGAAGAGAGTAGGGGAGAGATCCCCTATTTGTATCCCCTACGATCGCTCGTCACTGTGATCTCACGAGAGAGACACACAACAAGGGGTCAACAACATGGGGAAGATCAAGAATGCAGTGAGTAACGGCATCTATGGCACGGCCGGCGCGGTGGCAGCTTTCATAACTCTTTTCTGCCTGTTCTCACCCACCTGAATTTCAGCAGCCAGATAAGCGCGGCCCAACTTGACCCCGGATGGTGAAAGCCCTCCGGGGTTTTCTTTGGTTGGGCGTGATCCATGGACGCGCCATGGAATGGGTTTGGATCTGCCATGGGTGCGCCATGGTGAATGGCTTGAAATGCAGATTGGTTTGGGTAAGGCCCTGGCCCTGTATATGGCTCGATCCGCAGACTAGGAGGTTTTCGTTGGCTCCCGCCATGGGAGGGGTGTGGCATCCATGCCAGGGGTGTGGTTGGCCCGCCACATGGCGGAAAAGTCACAGGTGGAAAAGTTGCGTGGATCAACGTTGGCACGCAAGAAAATTGGAATGCCAACGTGGGAATTCCAACTTTCTTTCGCGTCAATTCCATGGCGGATGCGGATCATCCTCACCAGCCAAGCCGTGTCCGCCCCGCCACACACCGCCGAGCCATGCGAAAGCGCGACGCCTTCCGACGCCGCGCTCAATAAGTCACGCCTGACTTATTAATTCGTCGCCAAGCGACGCAAGCGCGCTTTGTGTTCTGCGCGCCGTTCCTTGTCGCGCATCCGCTCCCGCTGCCGAGCACGCTTTGCGTTGCGTCGCTGGCGCGCGCTTGTCACGTTGTTCCGATCCTCAAGCGCGACGATGAAAAGCGCCGCGACGACAAGAGCGAGACAAGCCCCAGCCAGCAAAGCCTGAATTTCCCCAGCGCTCATTATTCGTCACTCCCGTTCTCAAACTTAACGGCTAGTTCCGTCAATTCCGTTTCGAAAGTATCGCCGTCAAGATCAGCGAAGTCCGCGTAAACCCGAGCCCGCTCCTTCAATTGACGAGCGCGCTTGCGCTGCAATGTCGTTTCTTTGTTTTCGCTCATTTGTCTAGCTCCGCTTTTCATTTCTTACTGTTGAATTCAGTAAGTGCTTATTTATCTCATGACCGTTAAAACGCGTCAAATAAAAAAGCAGCAAAACAGAGAAAATAATTTTGCATCTTTTTTAAAAAAGCTGCGATTTAGCCCTTGCATCCAAGTAAGTGCTGACTTATGTTTCTTGTGTCAGCAACGATGCTGACTAACAAAAAAGCGGAGCTAGACAAATGACCAACAATCGCGAAATTCTGAAGGCCGAAATCAGCACTGCCATTGATGCTCGCATTGCTGAAAAGAAAGCGCTTCATGAAGCCGGCGCCATCGCTGACCGCGTCTTTGACGCCAACCGCACCCACTTCACTGATCTTGCTGTGGTGCTCGCCAATGACGCTATGCTGGACACCTGCGAGCGCTTCACCCTCAACCCCGTGGTGATCGCCAAGACGCTCGCCATGAAGACCCAAGACAAAGCCATCAAGCTGATCCAGCACCTGACCAGCGAGCGCCTTTTCTCTGATCCCTACGCGACGCCGATCATTCGCAACGCCATCCCCTTCAGCAAGCGCAACGTTGCTATGTCCAACACTGATCAGTGCGCGACGCTGTGTGAAGCTGTGGAGACCGAGAACCGCGCCAAGATGAAAGAGAAGCGCGCCTATAGCAATGCGACCGCTGCGAGCCAAGCGTCGCAGGTGCGTCGCCTGCTTTCTGATCTGAACATTGGGACGGAAACAAAGGACGGCATTGTCCTTAACATGACCCACCCTGTCGTCGTCCACTTTGTCGAAAAGAATAAGAAGTAAGGACTTACCTATGTGCGATGCAGCAACCAACGCTGCATCGCACCAATCTTAAGAGAAGTTAAAGTCCTAGAGAAAATTCCTCGACCCGAGGGGGATGCCGCCTGTGTCGCCACCCCGGAACGGAAACTCCCTTATATTAGCGGCATCCCTGCCATCTTCCCCTTATATCAGCGGGCAAAACATCAAATGCAGGCGGGCGATCGGTATAACCGCTATGGTAGCAAGGCTCTTTCTTATATCGCCATCGCCGGCTAGGATTGTTGGATTAGGGGGAGAGTTCTCATGGGGAAAAGTCGATTTGTTTTAACGCTCTACGGGATTGTGGCGGCGATAGCTGGCCTCACCTTCATCGCGATCGGGATATCGATGCTCGCGGGCATAGGTGTTCTCGGTCACGACATGCTTGTATGGGCGCAAACAGGCACTTGGCGTTCGATGACGATCGCCGATGGGTTTGCGGAAATCGGCCCGGTCATTCCCAACTTGCACACCGGCTGGATCGGTATAGATCAGCTGATCAATGATCAGATCGCGTTGGGCCGTCTCTGGGTCTTTTTCTTTTTCTGGCTACCCATCGGCATAAGTGCAGCCTCTCTGATGCTCGGCGCTCTCGTCAAAGATTTCGCCAAGGATATAGAGCGGAAACAACAGCGTATAGTGCGAGGTGGTTGAGCAAATGGAAGTCGGCGATCAGGTCAAATACAATCCGGGCTTACAGCGTTCCGCGTTACCCGAGCGACGCAACAAGCAAGGCACTGTCATTCGCGTATGGAAATATCCCACGAATATCGTTCGCCTGAACGTGCGCTTTGGCGAGAACGATGTTGATGAGGGCGTCTCCGCGACCGAGTTCATGTCGTGGGGCGACCAATGATGACCGTCAAAGAGACAAAGTCGGTCGAGACGCTCCTCACTTGGCTTCAGTCAGTGACAGTTGGGCTCGTACCTCTTCTGGTCGCTCTGACCGATTTGCAGCCGCTGACCAAGATAATCCTTGCCACCGTATGGCTCAGCTTTCATTGGACGGTGCAATTGATCGCCTGTGCCATTCAGCAAGTATATGTGACCACCTATCAGGCACAGCACTACGAGCGGATCACGAGCCTAGCACTCCTCTTGAAGTTCGAGAATGAAAAGGAGGTGGGAGAGCAAATGGCGAAGAACGCTAAAACGCAGAAGTTCCAGGACATAGCCGATCTGACCGACCCGACGCCGTTCTATTTCGCGGTCTACCAGTGCGCCATCTACTTGGTGTTTGCGGTGTTGTTCTTCCTGATCATGGCCTATAGCCACGAGATCCTCTTATACCTGCGCGGAACGGAGGGGTGATCATCGCGATCGCCGGCGTCGCTTATGAGTAGCTGGATGAATCTTGACCAGCTCGTAGGCTGTCCAGGTAAGGTAACGATCGAAGGTGGGATGCCAACGCCCTCCCTCAGCTTCAAAGACGCGATATACCGATCCGCCGGTGGGCAGCTTCATCTTGAGGTTTATGCCCCACTTGGCGCGAGCCTCGGCGGGCGTGAGCTTAGTTTTCGTCTCGCCTTAACAGGCGTAGTCATCGGACCCTGCAGATATCCTCAATTGTCAGCAGTTGCGCTCGCCGATTTACTGGGACAGATTCGCTATTCAGAAGCTGAAGTCGAAGTTCTGCGATCAAAGGTGCCCTATCGAACAGTATAAGGTTGCAGCGGAGATTGCCCGAACCGACCAGACAGGAATATGTAGCGCGCAATTGAGCTTTTTTTCTCGTTCTACTCCGAGTCAATGACGACATTCCCCTGATGTTTCGTCAAAATAGCAAACACTTTGCACATCAGCGCAATAACTTCGTGAGTTAGGGGGGGATGTCGCGAGGCCCAGATGGTCATTCCTTCGGTAGAGCAAGTCAAAGCCCTGGCTTTGACACGTGCCCATATCACCGAGAGTCGGCCGTACGAATGATTTTGTTCACACCGCCAGTGGAGTGTTCAAGATGCCAGAAAAATCCAAAGACAACCGGCCGATCGAGGGTGTGACGGCATATGGGGATGTCAAGCTGTTGAAAGCAGGCGATCCCGATTTCGCTGCGTGCCTTTGCCCCTATTCAGACGGAACATGCGGCAGTCTCAATGACCGAGGGTGCGATTCATTTCACCAAGAGGTGCAATGCGGCAGCAATGGTTGGTTCAGAACGGGGGGGGTCTGCCCCCACTGACGGCGGCTGGCGCCCCCGTATTCTTGCGGGCGATTTCCTGCGCCCTTTGGGCGGCTGCTTGTTCAATCGCTTCGACCCGCTGCCGGGCGCTTTCAGACGGCACACCGATCATCGCCGCTCCAGCACAGGTGAGGTCGCCGAGCAGCACAGCATGCTCGCCGAGAGCGCCCTTGCGTGGATCGGGAGTGACAGTAGCGAAACTCATAGCTTCTCCCATGGTTTGATCTTGGCTTCGTCCTTGACGATGCGCTTGGCCTCGTCCTTGGACTTGTGCTCGACGTGGATCAGGTAGCGCAGGCGATCTGCCGTCCACCTGATCTCGGATTCGGAAAGACCGCTCAACCACGCCATGAGCTTGACGCCGTTGAAGGTCTTTCCGTCCGGGTTGCGGAAGAGGTCAGTCATGCGGCTGAGTGCGTTTCTCGTAGATCACGTAGAGGACGATCACCACGAGAAAGGCCCAGGCGCCGGCCTCGCTAATGATGAGCGCGTGCGTGAACGTCAGCGGGTTGGGCTGATGCTGCGACCAGAGAAACCCGCAGGCTGCGAGCACGATGCCGCCGCTCGTCGTTGCGAGCAGCGCGCCGAGTAGCGCCCACCAGTCGATGCCGAGGTTGGTTAGCCGGTCTTCCAGCCAGGTCTGAACCATGTTGCCCACGACATATCCGACAGCCAATGCCCAGACGCCGGCGACCGACCACCACATGCACTGACTGAAATGCCAGTCGCCGGTTGTGTGGAAGAGGATCAGAGAGAGAACCAGACCGACAAGAGCGCCGGCGGCTGTTACCAGCGCGCCGATGCCCAAGAAGGCGAGGTAGATGATCGGCTTGATATCGACATCCACCATGACCGGCGTCACAGACCGGCTTTGTCGAGCTGGCGCTCGATGCGCTTCGCTAGATCTTCGGCGGCGCTCTTGCTGTAATCGGCTCGCTGACGATCGATCAGAAAGGCATTGATGCGATCGGCGACCGCGCCCGGCGACTTCCTGTCACGTTCGGAATAGGCATCGCTCATGAACAGATAATAGGCTTCGCGACTAGTCAGGCCGAAGAACTCGGTGACGGCCTCCCAGCCTTCGAAAACCTTGCCCGAGCTGTTCTTGTAAATGGGATGCCCATCGCCGTCGGAATCGACATCGATCGTGAAGCCACGCTTCGTGAACCAGGGCGTTGTGCCGGCGTAGCCGCAGGCGCATGCAGTTGTCCCGCAGGACTTTACTTCCTGCCAGTCCGAGAGATCGAACTTGGCAACCTTAACGACGCCGTTCTGAGAAAGCACCATCTGACGGCGCTTGATGCTCTGCAGCAGTCCGAACATTTGATCGAGCCGCTCGATGTGATGGGAACGTAATTTCACTTTGACCTCTCAATGTGTGTGTGCGCGTGATTGCGCCCGTTGCAAGTGTATTATAGTAAGTGATTACTTATCTTTCGTGGGAAATGTCAAGATCCCCAAAGCGCCTCATTGCGCTCTCCCAAGATCGCAGGTAATGAACGGAGACCAAGGGAGGTTAGCATGTCGAAATTCATCTCCGATCGGCACTTAGAGATCCTATACACGCGCATGCCGCGCGCCGTGCCACTGAGCGAGTTCCCGCGCCTGATCCGTCATATCCGGGCCCGCCATAACCGCGAGGTGGCCGCCGTGTGCCGGCAAATGTCGCTGCGCCTGGCTGAACGCGCGATACCGCCGACGGCGCACTAATCGGCCGGCCGCATCCGCTTGGTGAGGCCCTTGCTCATCAGCAGGGTCAGACCATAGTCATGAGCGACGATCCGGCCTTTGTAGCGCCCGAAATTCTCGGGCTTGAGATCGGTCATATAGGCAGGCACTTTGAAGCCCCTGGGGAAATCCTTTAGGGGTTTCGTTTTGGCCATGATCAAGACCGTGCCGGTGATCGAGATCGAGTGGACAGGTGCGAACCACTTAGCGTGTTCCGTGAATTGCACCTCTTGCCAGATCTCACTCTCCAGAATGTTCTGGAATGAGCCAGCCACGTCCTCGACCTTCACCACATAGCGCGGCAGCAGGGCGCAATCATAGACCTGCCGCGCCGACCCGCCGCCGAGCTTGTCGCCTAGCAGGGTAGCAAACAGATCCTGGGTCGCGACCGTTCCGAATTCGTTTCTCATGGCTCAGTCCTTGCTGTAGGTGCAGAGCTTGATGGCCGCCATTGCCGTCAAGATTTCGTCGCGGAAGGCGATGACGCTGTTTTCGTCAGGCTCGACGCCGAACGGCAGCGGATTGCGAACGGTGAGGCTCACATAGCTGCGATCGTATTGGTCGAAGTCATAGGGCGAGGGCGCGCAGCCGTCGCGCACGATCTCCATGACGACGCCGCGCGAGTGCTTGCGATAGGTGAGACCCTGAACCTTGCGAACGGAGCCGAAGCTATAGCCATGCTGCCGGTGGCCGGCCGGCAAGCTCGCCCAATGCTCCTCGGCGATGCGAAGTGCGGCTTCGGGAAGGATCTGCTCGCTGTAACGCTCCTCGAACAGCTTGCCCGCCGTTCCGAGCAGGTCGCGAACCTGGTAGGTTTCGCCGCAAACGGTCACGTATTCAGCCTTGCCGGCCTGGGTCGTGACCTGTGCTTCGGTCAGACCATACATGATCTTGCAAACGTCTCGGAGCGGCCGGCCATCGTCGATCGGGGAGATCCCGCAAGCTTCGAGGATCTTCTGGGCAGTCGATTTGCCGGAGTTGGGGTTGCCGCAGAGGGCAATCATAATAGGTAAGTCAGTCATTACTTACTTTTTCCATTAAACGGATAGGTTGTCAAGTAGCTCTTGAGCGCGTTTCATCGCCTCGGCTGCGATTTCGGGATCATTCATCGCCTCGTTGATCGCCAGCGTCAGCTTGATGGCGCCCTGGCCTGCCGGCGTCCGGTGGTTAACCGGCAGATGAATGTCCAGGTGCTTCTCATCGGAGATGATGACGACGCCGCTGTCACGCGGGACGGCAAAGAGGGTGATGTCGAAGAGCAGGAAGAGACGACGCAGGGCGTTCCAAAGCAAATAGGCTATTCTAGCTCGCACGTTGCGGCGCCCCCTGAGTCTTGCCGCGCAGCTTGTTGATTAGCCGGGCCTGAGCCTCGACCTTCTCGGACAGCTCGCGGTTCTGCTTCCGCAGATAGTCTGCTTCCGCCAAGGACATGCCATTGGACTGGAAGAGGTGGAGGTGGGCAGGGCACTTCTGGCAAAAACGTTCGGTGGTCATTCATCACCCTGAAGATCTGCGAGCAGCTTCTGGCGCTCTTCCGGCGACAGGCTGGCGATCTTGGCTTTGAGGTTGGAAACGGTGCGAACCTGGCGCGGCCGGCCGGCGCGGACTGCTGCCGCGTCTTCCTTTAGCTTCTCCCAGTCCGCCTGCATCACCAACATTTCGATGATCTCGTTCTGGGAGATGCGGAGCGTCTTCTTGCCCTCTTTCAGCTTGGCGCGGGCCATGGGGCCGATCACAAGAGAGGAACGTCCCTTTTTGCTGTCTTCTTCATTCTGCATCTAAATTACTACTCCAAGTAAGACGCTATCTCGATATGAGATTAAGCATCATTTCTGTCAATGCGCTATTTTCTTCAAACCCAGCGCATCAAAATTAAAATCGCTGCCAATTGGCAGGACGTTTTCGGCAAAGCCCGGCGTGCCGTCGATAATGGCAAAGCGCGTGAGGGCGTGGTCGCGGAGATGGTTGTTGAAGGGATCGGTGAAATCGATCACCAGGCAGACGTTCGGCGGGATCACCTTGGCGCGCAGCCCGCGCCCGACCCGCTGCCGGAGCTGGATCTCCGCCTTGCCGCCGCCGGCGAGGATCACCATACCGACCGCTGGCACGTCCACGCCTACGTCAAGAATGGTTGAGCCGATCAAGACCTGGATATCGCCGCGCTTGAGCTTCGCCAGCGTTGCCGCGCGCTTGTCCTGACTGGATTCCCCAAAGATGTATTCGACGCGGACGCCAGCCGAGGCGATCATCTGCTTGAGGATGGCGCCGTGTTCCTTTCGGGAGACCAGGATCATGACCGGCAGGCCGTATTTGGTCGCGCGCACCGCCTCGATCGCGATCTGCTGGTTGCGCCAGGTGTTTTTGACGATGCCGAGATCATAGGCACGCTGATAGGATGAGGTGCGCCGGACGCCGGTGGGCGCCTCCGGCTGCTTGATCCGCTTGAAGTAGGGGGTAGCCAAGATCCCGCGCCCAATCAGCATCTCTTCCGAGATCTCGATGCCGACTGGGCCGAAGGCCGCCATCAGGCGCATATTGCGCTCTTCGTCGGCGGACATGAATGGCGTCGCAGTCAGCGCCAGGCGGTAATGCGCGTTCCGGCAGTGGCGGGCGATCTCGTAATAGCTGCTGCCGCCGGCCTCGTGCGCTTCCTCGCCGATCAGGAATTCCATGTATTCGAGAAGCTTGATGGTCTTGGCGCGCACGATGCGCTGGCGCTCGGCTTGCTCCGCGTTCATGTCGTCGGTGGGTTCGGCCTGGCGAGCAACCAGAGTCTGCACCATGCCGACATTGATGCCGCGCCGGGGTTCCCAGACGCTGTCGCCCAGCACGCCGACGTTCAGCCCCATCCCCTCGAACGCTTCTTTCATCTGATACATGAGAACGGAGCGCGTCGTGAGAAATAGCGTGGGGCGCTTGATGCGCGCATAGGCGAGCTTCGCTATCCGGCTCTTGCCGCCGCCGGTCGCGATGCGGGCGATCATGCTGCGGTGTTTCAGCAGCTTGCGGACGGTCTCCGGCTGGTAGTCATAGCGCGGATCTTCTTCGAAGGGATCGACGATGGGGTTTTCGGGCCCGAGAGCTTCCGGCGCCTTGGGGCGGACAAGCTGCACGTTGTAGCCGCGCCGCTTGAGGTCGCTATAGACCAGGTGGACGAAACCCATGGGGAAGCTGCCCGACCGATAGTCGAAGAAGCTCGATCGACCATCCCAGCTATGGGACTTGTAGGCGTCCGAATACTCAGCGCCCTCGACCTTGTAGGAGAGCAACTGAGAGACCTTCAGCTTGGTGTCGCGGTCGGCATTCAGCAGCTTTGCGTGAATGGCGTTATGCGCGATCTGTAAAACGCTCAAAATATCTCCTTGAGAAAGCGCCTTTTCATGGTAGGATAAGTCACCATTTACTTATTAAACGGCGCGATTTAAGATTATAAGTCAGCGCTTACTTTGCAACAAGAGCAAAAACGCATCAAAACTATGAAAAGCGCAGAAATTGACCCGCGACGTTTGAAGCCAAATCGCTGGAACACGAACGTCGTCAGCCCAGACAACGAGAAGAAGCTGGACGAAAGCCTCCGGCGCCTCGGCGTCTTCAAGCCCGTCCTCGTGCGGACACTACCCAATGATGATCTGGAGATCATCGGCGGCGCGCACCGCGTCGAAAGCGCGATCCGCATCGGGCTCAAATCCATCCCAGTCGTCAACCTCGGCGAGATCGACGACCACAAGGCCAAGGAGATCGGCCTGGTCGATAATGGCCGCTACGGCGCCGATGACGTGGTTAGCCTGGCCGAGCTGATGAGCGAGCTGGGCAGTGCCGCCGACCTCGCCAGCTTCCTGCCCTATACCGACGCCGAGATGACAGCGATCTTTTCCTCGACCGACATCGACCTCGACATGCTCGATGGCAGCGATGATGACGAGGCCCCGCTGGCGCCCATTGAGACCGCGCTGAAGACCCACACCATCATGCGCTTCAAAGTCCCGCTGGGCGACGCCGAGCGCCTCCAGGAAGCCATTGAGAGCGTCATGAAACGCCAGGGCTTCACCGACAGCGACGATCTGACCAATGCCGGCGACGCGCTCGTCTGGCTCTTTAATGAATACCTGAAAGGCGAATGACATGCGCGGCTATCGCGACTGTAAGACCTGCGCTCACCAGCGCACCGCCAAGTGCCTTCCCTGCACAAGCGGCCAGAACTTCGAACCCAAGGAGATCGAGGAGCTGGATTTCGAGAACGACACCCTGAATTTCGAGGACTTCGATGGCGACCAAGACTAAGAGCGGCGCACGCGACGTGGTGGAGCTGGCCGGCGAGCTGCGGCCGGACTATCCGCTTGAGAAGCTGATCCCCTACGAGAACAACACCAAGATCCACGCCGAAGAGCAGGTCGAGCTGTTGGCGAAGCTGATCCTGGAGAATGGCTTCACCGATCCGATCCTGGTCAACAAGAAGGGCGTGATCATCGCCGGCCATGGACGGCGTCTGGCCATGCTGAAGCTCGGCTACAAGACGATCCCGGCCTTCGTCGCCACCAACTTGACGCCGACACAGGAGCGGGCTCTCCGCATCTCCCACAACAAGGCCAGCTCGTCCAAATACGACACCGAGAAAATGGCCTTTGAGATCCGAGGCTTGAGCGACGATGGCTACGACATTTCGGGCCTTGGCCTGGAAGGTAAGGAAATCGAGTTCATGAGCGGCGATCTCGACGTGATAGACGAGAGCGCCTTTGCCGATGACATCGTCGATGCGGTCGAGCGTCAGAACGAGGAGAGCCAGGAGAATATCGACCGCGTCGATGCTGGCGAGATCCCGGTTTGGCGTGCCCTCGGCTTCAAAACGATCGCCAAGCACCGCGAGAAGCTGGTCAACGAGTTCATACGCCGCATCGAGAACGAGACCGGCAAGCAGGGCGGCGAAGCCTTGGCGCATTTCATCAGCCAGGTCACGGAGACAGTATGAGCGACGAAAAGAAGATCGTCCGGCTCGTGCCGGTCGCCGAGCGCCTAGAACAAGAGAAGGAAGAGATCGCCGGCGACGACCAGAAGGAGCTGATCGCTTACCTAGGGGAGCTGCTGGAGCGGGCCCGCGCCGGCGAGTTCGTCGGCATGGTCGCTATTGTGGATACGAAAGACAATGGCTTCTTCAAAATTAGCACCCAATCGATGCTGGATAATGCCAGCCAGACGATCGGCGAGTTGGAGATTGTGAAGACCCAATTCATCCAAGCGATCAGTGATTTGGCGGTCGAAGAGGGGATTGACCAGTGAAATACCTGATCAGCAAGTCCTTTTCGACCACCGTCGAGCGCTCGCCGCGCGTGATCGAGGTCGCTGAAGCCTATGGCCTGGGTCTCAGCGATAAGGAATTCACCATCTACGACAACTTCGAGATCGAGGTGAAGCAAGGCGACGTGGTCTACATCACCGGCCAGAGCGGCTCGGGCAAGTCGCTGCTGCTGCGCGAGCTGGCCGCCCAGATGAAGGATGACGGCCTGAAGGTGGCCGACATCGAGGGCATCCAGTTCGACGACCGGCCGCTGATCGACCAGGTTGGCAAGAACATGACCGAGGCCAGTAACCTACTGAGCCAAGCCGGCGTGAATGACGCCTATTTGCAGATCCGCCGACCCAAGGAGCTGTCCGACGGCCAGCGCTACCGGCTACGCCTGGCCAAGCTGATCGAAAGCGGCGCCGAGGTGTGGGTCGCGGACGAATTCGGGGCGATCCTGGATCGCAACACCGCCAAGGTGGTCGCCTTCAACATGCAAAAGATGGCGCGCAAGTTGGGCGCGACCCTGATCGTCGCCACCACTCACACCGACATGGAAGCCGAGCTTGGAGCCGACATCATGATCACCAAGCGCTTCAAAGAGCGGATCGACGTAAAGCGGGTAGAGAACGAATGACGCGATTAGAGCGTGCTGCAAGCCCGTCGCACGATTTGCCGTCTCTGACAACGGGTTTAGAGCTGGAGACGGTCGTAGAGCGTCGGGAGCGTGCTCGGGGCGTCTTCCCGATGCTTTCTGAGATGATCGTCGAGCGCGGGACGGCTGACGACTGGGAATTGCTCCACGAGCTGCACTATAAGTCGGAAGGCGGACTGTTTGGGCCGCATTACTGGCGCTGCTCACTCCGGGGCGAGACGATCGGTGTCATGGTCATCTCCATGCCGCGCGGACTCCTGAAAGACCGCCATAACGTGTTCCCCAAACTCGCACCTGGCGGCGACACGAAGATGACCAACACCTACCGCTATGTTTTCGTGAACAAGAACTTCCGCCTGGTCTCGCGCCTGGTGGTGGATACGATGTTCCGGGGCATCGGCGTCGCCTACCGGATGCAGAATCTCGCCGCGCGCATGGAGGGCGCCAGGTATATCGAGATCCAGTCGTCGATGAGCAAATACAACCTCTTCGCCGAGAAGGCCGGCTTCCGGTTTGCTAAGCCCCGACGGGCCAACAAATACGAGCTGGGCCTAGAGATGTTCCGCCGGCACTTCCGGTCCTACCCCGGCGATCATCAGGCGATCATGCAGGAGATCAAGGCGCTCGATCCGAAGATCCGCGAAAAGAAGATCGAGGAGCTGAAGGCGTTCTATTACCAGCACTCCGCCATGGAGCGCACGGGGTCGAACGGCCAGAAGGGGACAGAGCGGGTTGAAGCTCTCTCCGACGCTGCCCTGATCCGCAACCTGATCCAGATGTGCTTTTCCAGCCCGCTGTACGGCGTCTACACCAATCCCGACCACGGACGCCAGATCCCCGACCGGCTGCCGCTCACGGCCTTCGACAACCAGCCTGTGAACGCGCCCTTAGACCTGGAGAAGATCAAATGGCCTACGGTCTGACCGAGAAGCAGCGGATGATCCTGGAGACCATTCACCGGGGCGGGGAGGGCGCGGGCCAGATCCGCCTGGAGACGCTGCTGAAAAAACTGCCCTACCAGACCTCTAAGGACAGCATTCAGTTCTCGCTCCGGGCGCTGGATAGGGCCAAGTTCACCCGCAGCACCTATGGGACGTTCGCCGGCCGCCGGCATCGGTTCATTTCACTGACCGAGGACGGCTACCGGGTGATCAAGTTCCTCAAGCAAGACTGGGGAGTGGAGCTGTAGAAGCGCGCCGTGGGAGTTTTGGGAGCCCATGCCGCGCCCGCCCGAAAGTTTTTTAAAGAAATAAGCTTCTACTTACTATAATAGGTTTAAAACCAAGCCAAAGAGTTGTTTTTATATATTATAACACTTTAACATAAAACTTTCGGGCGGGCGGATTTGGCAACTACCAACTCCCACGGCCCCCACTGGGAAACCTCACCGGCGCGGCGATCCATCGCCATCTGAAAATAAGTAATCAGTTACTTGATTTTCGGCCTCGTATTTGTTAACATTAATACCTTAATGCGCTCCATCCGTTGCGGGGCGCCTGGCTGACCTCCACCGGGCGCCCCACTATTTCCGAGGCACGCAATGTCCGAGACCAAGAACAAGAAGATGACGCCGGCAGAATACGAGCAGGCAAAGCAGCTTCGCGTCACCGGACAGAAGACCATCAAAGACATCGCCGCGCAATTTGGCGTTTCCGAGCAGGCGCTACGCAAGCGCTTCAGCCGGGATGGTGTCGAGGTGCTGGAAGAGGCGGTGGAAGAGCATGTCGCCGGGGTCACCGACCTGGCCGCCCAAAAGCTGGCGGAGTCGATTGCCCTTCACCAGAAGCGCGTTCAGGACACCAAGGAGATCCACTATAAGCTGGCCGAACAGTTCACGGCCCTTGTCGCGCGCAAGACCAAAACGGCGATCGAAGACAAGATATCCCTAGCCACCCTCATCCCCGAATTCAAGGCGATCAAGCTCGCTCTCGAAATCAGCCAAACGGCCAAACAGATCCGCTACGACGTGCTGGAGATCAACAACGGCGACGTTGATCCCGAGGATATGCCGGAACTGCCGATTGTGGAGATTACCGACGAAGAAGCTCACGAGATCGGCCGCAGCAAGGGCCTGAACTTCGAAGAAGACGACGAGTTGGTCGCCGGCGCGGAGTCAGACACTGAAGATGCCGATAGCGACCCCGCCGATTAGTAAGCCTCGGCCGCGCGCCGCCGCGCTCACCCTTCACCGGGGCCAGGCCGAAGTCTTCCGATCTCAAGCTCGTATCAAAGTCGTCGTCGCCGGCCGCCGCTGGGGCAAGACCCAGCTCGCCAAGATCGCGATTATAAGGGCAGCTCGCATCCCGAAGCGCCTTATCTGGTATGTCGCGCCAACCTATGGCATGGCCAAGGGCATCATGTGGCATGAGCTGCTGGAGAGCATTCCCCGGAAGTGGCTGGCCGGCAAGCCGAACGAGACCGCGCTCTGCATCAAGCTGCGGAACGGGACGCGCATCGAGCTGAAAGGCGCCGACAAGCCGGACACTTTGCGCGGCGTGGGTCTGCATTATCTGGTTCTCGACGAATTCCAGGACATCAAGGAAGACACTTGGACGAAGATCCTGCGGCCGACGCTAGCCTCCACCGGCGGCCACGCGCTGATCATCGGCACGCCCAAAGCCTTCAACATGCTCCACAAGCTCTGGGCTAAGGGCCAGAAGGAATACAATCGTATGTACGGGCGCTGGCATAGCTGGCAGTTCCCGACCATTACCAGCCCCTTCATCCCGAAGAGCGAGATCGAGGAGGCCCGGCGCGACATGGACGCCAGGTCTTTCAAGCAGGAGTTTGAGGCCAGCTTCGAGACCATGAGCGGGCGGGTCTATTATGCCTTCGACCGGAAGATCCATGTCGGCAAATACCCGCTCAATCCCGACCTGCCGGTGATGGTGGGGCAGGATTTCAACATTGACCCGATGTCGAGCATTCTGCTGCAACGCCAGGACAACGGCGAGCTATGGGCGGTGGGCGAGCTTGTGCTGTTCGGCTCGAATGTCGCCGAGGTGTCGGAAAAGCTGGAGCAGCGTCTGTGGCGCATCAATCAGCGCTTCGTCACCATCTACCCCGATCCGGCAGGCGCCGGCCGCCAGCATGCCCGAGGCGAAAGCTCGCTCGATATCTTCCGGGAAAAGGGCTTCGTGGACATTCGCTATCGCCGCAAGGCGCCGGCGATCGCCGACCGCGTCAACTGCGTCAACCGGCTTCTTATGAGTGCCGACGGCTCCATCAAGCTGAAGATCGATGAGAGCTGCCGCTACCTGGTCGATAGCTTGGAGCAGACCATCTACAAGCCGGGCACGCCCGAGATCGACAAGACGAATGGCAAGGAGCACTTCACCGACGCTCTCGGCTATCCGATCGAATACGAGTTCCCGCTCAAGAAATTCAAGATCAAGGGCGTCTCTATTTAACCCGAAAGATAAGTCAGCGATGACCTAATTTCTCTAATCTCGTTCGGAGTGATCAAATGAATTGGAAGCCAGTAAAGCGGTATTTCTGGAACATGGCCATCTCGCTCGATCAGCTCGTATCGACCGCGACTGGCGGCGACCCCGACGAAACCGTTTCTTCGCGCCTCGGCAAAGCCGAGCGTCGCGGCAACAAGTTCGCCTGCTTCTTCTGTCGCGCCCTGGATTTCATCCAGAAGGATCATTGCGCCAAGTCGATCGAAGAGGACGAGGGTGACAAGGCTGGAGTCTGATGGCATTCATCGATCTCGACGCACACCGGATCGGTGAGCAGCATTTGCAGCCGCAGGAAAAAGAGATCCTCGGGCTGCTGCTGCGAAACGAGGGCAGGGTGGTCACACACCACGAGATCCGCAATCTTTTGTGGGGACATCTCGGCACAAACGGCCCGGCCGATCCGCAAATGACCATCCTTGTTCGGATGGTCTATATCCGAAAAAAGCTCGCTGACACGCCCTATCGCGTCGTCAACAAGCGGCGCGTGGGCTATATGCTTTTACGGATGGAAAATAAGTAATCAATGACTTATAATATTCGGAACTCAACCTAGGAGCCTACCAGTGGCAAACCAACTCTATCCGAAGTTCAAGGAAGCCCTGCTTAGCGCCGGGTTAAACCTTTCGACCGATACGATCAAGGTCGCCTTGGTCGATACTGGCCTCTACACCTACAGCGGCAACGATCAGTATCTGTCGGCCGTATCCTCGGCAATCGTCGGCGCTCCCCAGGCTTTGGCTTCGAAGGCCATTGCCCTCGGCGTTTTTGATGCCGCCGACGTGACCTTCCCGACCGTGTCTGGCGCCAGCGTCGAGGCGCTCGTGATTTACAAGGACACCGGCAACGCCGCGTCTTCCCCGCTGATCGCCTACATGGATAGCGCGACCGGCCTTCCTGTTCAGCCGAACGGCGGCGATATCAACATCGCCTGGTCGAACGGCGCCTCCAAGATTTTCGCCCTCTAACCCCTGACTGAGCCACGCCCTTAGTGCGACAGGCAAAGTAAGTAAGGAGTGACTTAGTTATGTCCGCAATGTCAGATTTCCTTGAGAATAAGCTGATCGACTGGCTGATGCGTGCCCAGGCGATCGGTATCACTGGCGCGACCGCCGCCGCCGGCACTGGCCCGGCCACGCTCTACGTTGCGCTCTTCACCACCAACCCGACGGACGCCGCTGGCGGCACGGAAGCCACCGGCGGATCTTATGCGCGCGTTGCTGTGACCAGCTCGCTTGCTAACTGGGCGGGCACGCAGTCGGCGGGTTCGACCACGGCTTCGACCGGCACTTCCGGCACGACCTCGAACAACAACGCGATCACCTTCCCGGCGCCGACTGCCAACTGGGGCACGATCACTGGCGTTGGGATCTACGATGCCTCGACCGCTGGAAACCTGCTGATATGGGGTGCCCTCAGTGCCAGCAAGACGGTCAACAATGGCGACGCGGCCCCAAGCTTCGCGGCCGGCGCCCTTCAGTTCCAGATCGACAACTAATTCGTATGATTAACCATGGGGGTCAGAGATGGCCGACCTTATCGCCACCTGTGACCCCTATGTCTTCATCGAAGACCAGCGCGAGGGCTATGTCCGCTACCGTCAGGTAGTAGTAGCCGAAGACCCGACGAGCCAACCCACTCGGTGCTGGGAAGTTTGGGGCGTCTGCGACGGCATGGGCTCTTGCTGGGCGGGGGCCGTCAATCCAAGGCCCACTCTCGATTGCCCCGTCACGCCCGAACTCACTTGCGAATGCCGCATCAAAGCCACCGATCCCCTCACGTTCGTTGAGCTGGGGTTGACCGATGGCAACTAGGCTCTATTTCCACAACGCGACATTCTCCGGGTCCGGCACATATCCGTCTGGGACATACCCGTCCGTTACCAAAAATTTCAGCTTCACCAATTCTGCTACCCTGAAGCAGATGAACACGACCAAGGGGTCGTCTCAGGCAAGTCAAACGGGCACGACGGTAGCGTCTACAAGCGCCCAAAATGGCTACGTTGGCATGTGGGTGTCGCCGCCACTTGTTGCCCAGACCATAGATCTTGCGGCGCTCAGTGCGTCGGCTTTGCGCGTGGGTTGCGCGGAGTCAAACACAAACTCTAACTTCTCTCCGCTTGCCATTTGCGCTTATATCTGGCGTCCTTCTACGGGTGCGCGGATATCAGTATTCTTTGGCGGTGTTAGCAGTATCTTAGATGCTGGCTGCGCGTCGGGTAAACCGTCTGCGGCGAGCACCGAGCAACAGGCTTTGTCAAACGCACTGGCGTCTGGCATCAATCCGGTCGTACAGGATGGCGATGTTATCGTCATCGAACTGTGGACGAAGATCACACAGTCGATGGCGACCTCTTATACGGCGACGTTCTACTATGACGGCACGGTTGATCCGACTGCCACGAATACCGCAACGAGCAGTGCCGCTTCATATATCGAGTTCCCCGGCAGTATCCAGTTCAAGGATATGGCCGCCTCTCTCAAGACAGGACGCGGCCGGGACGGCGTCACTACCGCCGATATTTTCAACGGCATTTCTCGTTCGAGCGCGCTCACCGGGGCGATCAACAGCTCGCAACTGGTCGTGTCTTTTTGGGCGGCTCCGCAAAGCAACGCGAACTCCCAGTACGTTATCTATGGCAACAACCAACTTCGGATTTACTTCACCAACGGGAAGCTGTGGGTCATTATTTATGACAGCAGCTCGACGAACAGCTTATGGCTGAACACGACCGCTAATGTCGCCGACGGCGCGCTCCATCATTACGCGATCAGCGTAGACACAAACTATGCCGCTGGCGCGAAGAAATATCAGATCGCGGTCGATAGCAATTTGCAGACGCTGACGGTGACGGATAGCAATCCGGCCTTCACGATCGACCTCACGAATGCCAACTATTATCCGTTTTACGTCGGCAATACGAACAACCAGCTTAGTGGTCTTACCGGTGATCTGGGCGAACTCTACGTTGAGCAGGGTGTCTACCTCGATTTTTCGGTGGCTGCGAATGTGCAAAAGTTCCGCACCATCGGCGGTTATCCGGCCAATCTGACTGCCAATGACGAAAGCAACAGCTACAATGCCAAGCTACCGCTCGGCACCAGCCGCGATGCAAACTACGACACAAATGCGCTCATCTATCTGACGATCGGCGAAGGAAATCTTGTCTCCCAGTGGTCGGTCAACTACGGCGCTGGTGGCACATTTACCCAGTTTGGGACACTTTATCGTAGTTCAGGCTTGCCGAAGGCCGGCGCGCAACTTCTGGCCAGTTTAGATCAGACAACACTCTATTTTCATCATGAAGCGCCAACCGGCGCCGCGTCCTATCCTGCGAGCGATCAGAGCTATGCCACAGCAACAAATACCAGCCTCGCCGCTGGTCAGCTCCGTAGCATGGATCTCACGCCGGGCGACTATGTTGGCACAAGCCAAGTCTTCTATATGGAGGTGCAAACAAGTGCTGCGCTCGGCATTCAACAGAACTATTTTGGCAGCTTCGTATCAAAGAAGATTGGCAGTGCCGTCACCATTGGCACATTGCCGATCACGATTGACATTAGCGCCTACGAAAGCAACGCCGCTGCTAATCTCGAACATCTTGCTGCGGTAATTTATGTTTGGCGCCCGTCTACCAGTTCGGTTGTAGACTATATCCTGGACTATCCGATCGATGGCGTAGCTTTCAAGGAGCCGTTCGCTGCTGCACTGACGCCGCAAATTTTGACAATTACGGCAGATCAGTTTCCCTACGCGAACAAGGTCGCAGCCCTGCCGGGCGACGTGATCGTCGTCGAGCTGTGGAATAGGGTCAATCAAGCATCCGCAACAGCGTGCTTCCTCGATTTTTATTTCGAGGGCGATCCGAACATCTACGCCGGCATGCCCGGCTCCATCACGTTCAGCGACGCGATCTCGTTTTCAGATGGCCCATCGGCAAATCCGACCTCCAGCTCGACGCTGATCGGATCACTCGCGACCCAGATTACGCTCGCATCATCGAACTCGGCCGCCGCGTCAATTACGGCCACCTTGAGCAGCCTGCCGGCCCAGCTTGTGGCCAGCTTGGGTGATGCCGCGACGGTCACCGCGCCGCTGACGACCCAGATCAAGCTGGGCGCATCTCTTGCGGCATCTGCGTCGAATACCGCAGGTCTCACGACGCAGATTAAGGCTGCCGCAAATTTGGCCGGCCAAGCATCAATCACAGCTACTTTGAGCAGCGTTGCCGCAGCGCTTGCCGCGACGCTAGGTGATGCAGCGACAATTACCGCGCCGCTGACCACTCAGATCAAGCTTGCGACCGCGCTCGCTGGCTCTACGTCGCTTACCCCAATCATCACGACCAAGATCCAACTCGCCAGCTCGATGACCGCCGGCGCGTCGATCGCTGCCGTCCTGGGTCCGAATAGCATTTCAGCCTTCCTAAAGGCAAAGGCGACACTTGCCGACTTCCTGCCGTCCAACCTATCTGGCCTGGTCGGCTGGTATGATGCTGCGGATGAAGGCACGATCTATCTCGATAGCTCCGGCAATGTTCAGGTTTGGTATGACAAATCGCCGAGCCAGATCGACGTTAGCCAGGTCACCGTAGCTAATCGACCGGCCTATTCAGCAACTGGCTTCAGCGGGGCGCTGCCGGGCATCGTGTTTGATGGCTCTACGGATCGACTGGAGTCGAGCGTTTCACCCTTCGATACCATTCCGGCGCACTCGTTCTTTGCTGTTTACAAGCTCTCGACTACCTCTGGTGGCTACAACACTGTTTATGGTCTGGGCCCCTTCGGTGACGATCTGGATTTCTGGGAAGTCGGAGGCGTCATTGGCACTTACGGTAGCTGGCCGCATGGCGCCTCTTCAACGCTACAGGTCAAGGCTAACAAGCCTACCCTCGCAACCCATCTGTTCGATGGTTTGCCTGGATCGTATCAAGCCAGCTTTCGGGTCAACGGCAACCCCGACCCGGACAGCGTATGGTCAACCAACGGCGTTGGCGCAATCAGCGCTCCGAAGACCTTCATTGGTGGTGACGACTCCAATGAGATGTTTCACGGCGCCATCGCCGAGATCGTCTTTTTCAATCGGTTGCTCTCGGCGGCGGAAATCAACCAGGTCGAAAACTACCTGATCAGGAAGTGGGCCATCCCGGCAGACCTGCGGGCGACGCTCACAGCAGATGCCGAGATTGCCGCGAACATCCAGGGGCCGGCCGCACAGTTCGCCACCAATATCACCGGGCAGCCCGCACTGACCTCTGCACTGAGCACGCAAATCACGACCGCCAGTTTGATGACGGATGCGGCGGCGATTGCGGCTGGATTGACGACCCAGATTAAGCTTGGCGCGGCTCCGGCCGACGTGGCGATAATCGTGGCAGGACTGTCCACCCAGATCAAGCTCGGGGCGACCCTGACCGACGCCGCCATCATCTCGGCCGGCTTCACGACAAGCATTAAACTGGCGGCTGCCACCACCGGCTCCGCGTCGGCATCTGGCGCGCTGACCACCGCGATCCAAATGAACGCGACGCTGGCCGGCGCGTCTGCGATCACCGCAGGTCTCACGGTTGGCGCTCGCCTGGCGGCATCGTTGTTAGCGAGCACGGCTCTGACGCCGGCCGTTACGGCCCAAATCAAGCTGGCTGCGGCGCCGGCCGCGTCCGCAACGCTGACCGCCACCATCACGCCGAACATCTACCCGGTCTCGATCATCTCGGGCGCCGCCGTGGGTGCGCCGATAGTTACGCCTGGCGCTGCCACCGTCTCACCGGCCACGATCAGCTCGGGCAACCAGGTCGGCGCCCCGACGGCGACCACTGTCAGCACGATCTCCGGCCCGACGATCCCAGCCGGCAGTGCCGTTGGCAGCCCGACCGCCACCGGCGGCGCTATCACGATCGGCCCGGCCAGTATTTCTGGGACAACCATTGGTCAGCCGACTGTCTCGCCCCAGCCGGTTACGGTCTCCCCGCCGTCGATTGATCCAACCTCGGCCTTTGGTTCGGTCAAGGTCAACCTTAATATCGCGGCCAACTCGATAACCTCGACGGCCCAGGTCGGCTCGCCGGCGGTGTCAGAGGGCGCGAATACGATCTTCGCCTCGGGCATCGACAGCACGGTCACGTTCGGCCCGTTCACGCTGGCGACCAGCGCGAAGACCATTCAGGCGGTGTCGATCGACCCGACCGCGTCCTTTGGCACGGCCGGCGTCACCATTACGCAGAAGGTCACGCTCGACAGCATCAACCCGACTTCGCAGATCGGAGCGCTCTCGGTCGCGCCCGGCGCGGTCACCCTGCGTATGTCCGAGATCATCCCCGGCACGGTTGTCCCGCAGGCGACGTTATCGGTCGGCCCGGTCACGGTGCAGATGGACAGCCTTGGTCCCACGGCGACGGTCGGCGGCTTCAGTCTGTTGCCGCAGCAGTTCGTCACATTGGAAGCGGGCATCGACAGTACGGTGCTGGTCGGCGACCCGGTCATCGTCAAGGGCGCGGCGACGATCAAGGTCAACTCCATCGAGAGCACGGTCAGCTTCTCGCCGGCCACATTGACAAGCGGCCCGGTCTTGATCGACCTGCCTGGTATCGCCAGCACGGCGGTAGTTACGGCTGGCTTTTATGTCATTCGCCATTTCCTGGCGCCAGCGGAGCGGACGCTGAAAGTCCTGGCCGATCTTCGCTATGTGACGGCCGATCCCGAAATTCGCACGATCAAGATTGCACCCGATCCCGAGAACCGCATGATCAATATCGCGCCCGAGGAAAGAACACTAGGAGCTTGAAATGAAGACCATTGAGAAAGACCCGAACGCGACCCTGGATTACTCGGTCGATTGGAGCCAGTGGCTTGGTGACGACAAGATTACGAGCAGCACCTGGATTATCCCGACCGGCATCAAGAAGACCATCGATAGTCATGACGATGTCTCGGCGACCGTCTGGTTGAGCGGCGGCCGGATGGGGGAGGAGCACGTCATCACCAACCGGATCGTGACTCAGGCCGGCCGCAAGGACGATCGAAGTTTCGTCCTGTCGATCGTCCGCCGCTAATGTGGCTTGATAATAAGTCAGTCATGACTTATTATATTAGAAAATCGGACGGAACATGACCGACCAAGCAGAACAGCAACGGCTCAAGGCGTTTCTTGAGCGCCGCCATCCCCGTTATAACGAATTCGTATGCCAATGGGACTTTTTGGAGTCCTGCTACGAAGGCGGTCGCGCTTGGTTTGAAGGCAACATCTTCAAATACCTGAAGGAAGGCCCGAAGGAATACCAAGACCGCGTCAGCCGCGCCTATCGCTTCAACCACTCCCGCGAAGTGGTCGATCTGGTCAACAAATACATCTTCAAGGGCAAGATCGAGCGCAACGAGGACGACGCGCCGGACGAGATCAAGCAGTTCTGGGAGCATGCGACCCTGAATGGCGGTTGCATCGACACCTTCATGCGCTACTCGTCCACCAAGGCGTCAACCTTTGGCTGCGCCTATATCGTCGTCGATAGCTCGGCCAAGGGCGAGATCCTGACCAAAGCCGATGAGAAGGCGGCCGGTCTGCGTGTTTATGCCTACCTGGTTAAGCCCCAGGACATGCTCGACATTTCCTTTGACGACAATGGCGAGATTAATTGGTGTCTGATCCGCGAAGTCTACCGCGACGACGGCGATCCGATCGACTCCAGCGGCGAGTGCGACTACCAGTATCGCCTATGGATGCGCGATCAGTGGCAGCTCTACCGGATCAGGCGCGAAGGTCGCAAGCAGGTTATCTATCTCGACAGCACCGGCCCGAACCAGATTGGCGTTGTCCCGGTCATCAAGCTCGATCATGTGGATAGCGACGACAAGTGGACGGCGCCCTCGCTGATCGGCGAGATTGGCTACCTGGATCGCGCCGTCGCCAACTACCTGTCCAACCTGGATGCGATCATCCAGGATCAGACGTTCAGCCAGTTGGCGATGCCCGGCCAGGCGCTTATGCCCGGCGACGACACGCACAACGCTCTGCTGGAACTCGGCACGAAGCGGATCTTCATCTACAACGGCGAGAGTGGGGCGGCGCCCCAGTTCATTTCGCCCGACCCGAAACAGGCAACTGTCATCATCGGGGTGATCAACAAGATCATCTCGGAGATCTATCACACCGTCGGTATGGCCGGCGAGCGCACGAAGCAGGACAACGCCCAAGGCATCGACAACTCGTCCGGTGTTGCTAAGGCGTATGACTTCGAGCGCATGAATGCCCTGCTGACTTCTAAGGCGGATACCTTGAAGCGGGCTGAGAACGCCATCATCAAGCTGGTCTGCCTGTATCGTGGTGTCCCGGCGCCCGAACTGGATTTGATCGCCTATCCGGCCACATTCGACGTTCGCGGCATCTATGACGAATTTGAGATCGCCACCCAGCTCGATCTGATCGCCGCGCCCGACGAAGTGCGCCGCGAACAGATGAAGGCGGTGATTGCCAAGCTATTTCCAGCACTTTCCCAGGATCTGAAAAAGACCTTTGAACAGGCTTTGAAGTCCTGGCCCCCGGCGGCCCCGGAGCCCGCACTGCTTAGCGCTAGTGGTGTGGGAAAGCCAAAGCTGCCACCGAGCGGTCAAGCGAATGACCAAACCAAACCTGGCCAAGCGACAGGCCAAAACTAGGAAGTGAAACATGGACGAAGACGAAAAGCTCAAGCAGGAGCAATTGGAAGCGGAGAAGAAGGCCGCTGAAGAGGCTGCAGCCAAGGAAGCCGAAGGCAAGGAGTCCAAGAAGGACGAGAAGCCAGGCGTTAGCGACGCCGAAGCCAAGCTCATGCGCGAGGTGATGCAGAAGAAGGACAAGATCAAGGAACTCGAAACCAAGATCAAGAACTTCGACGGCATCAATCCCGAGGAAGTTCGGGCGTTGTTGGCCGAGAAGAAGAAGCAGGAAGAGGAAGCCCTTGAGAAGAAGGGTGAGTACGATCGCCTGCGTCAACGGATGGCTGATGAGCATCAGGCCGAGCTGAAGGCCGTCAAGAATCAGTTCGCGGAGATCGCGGATCTGAACAAGTCCCTGAAGGCCAATATCGAGGAGCTGACCGTTGGTCAGGCGTTCGCGAATTCCAATTTCATCTCCCAGGAAACCATTCTGACGCCGGGCAAGGCCCGGATCATCTATGGTAGTCACTTCGATGTCGAGGACGGCCAGGTCGTTGCGTATGACAAGCCGCGCGGTGCGAGCGAACGCACTAAGCTGGTTGACGCACGCGGCGCGTCGTTGTCGTTCGAAGAATCCTTGAAGCGCATCGTGGACACCGACCCCGACAAGGATCGCATGATCCGTTCGAAGGCGAAGTCCGGCGCGGAGAGCAAGACCGAGACTGTGAAGGTGAAGGAGAAGGAGCCTGATCTTCGCGGTCGCAGTCGTATCGCGGCAGCCTTGGGCGCTGCCAAAAAGTAGTAGGGCCATCTGAAATCGGCGTGTTATAATAAGTAAATAATGACTTACTAATTCGAGCTGTCCGACAGCTTCGTGACCTCGTGTCCTGAAAAGTAAGTAACCGCTGATTTTGTGGTTGTTTCAATCCAGAGGAAATGGAGAAATACAATGCCTCTTTTGAGGGAAGAAGCTGAGAAGCTGTCGCGAGAGAGCCTCGAAGCGGGCGTGATCGAGGAGATCATCGATCGCGAAGACCTGTTCGCCATCCTGCCGTTCATGCCGGTTGTCGGCAAGGCTTACGTCTACGACCGCGAAAACACGCTGTCGGAAGCGGATTTCCTGGACGTGAATGACACTGTGAACGAAGGCGCCGCCACGTTCGCGGAAGTTGTGTCCAAACTCCGCATCCTGATCGGTGATGTGGACGTGGACAAGTTCCTTCAGTCCACCCAGAGCGACACCAATGACCAGAAGGCGACCCAGATCGCCCTCAAGGCCAAGGGTCTCGCCCGCAAGTTCCGCCGCACCCTGGCGATCGGCGACGCCACCGCCAATGCGAAGGAATTCGACGGCATCAGCAAGCTGGTCACCGCCGGCCAGACCTTCAACGCTGGCGCCAACGGCGGCGCTCTGACGCTCGGCATGCTGGATCAGCTCCTGGACACCGTTCCGAATGGCGCTGACTTCATCATGATGCGTCCGGGCACGATCCGCGCTCACAAGGCTCTGCTGCGCGCCACCGGCGGCACGGACGCTGCAATGGTGCAGTTGCCGAACTTCGGTCGCCCGGTGCTGACACACTCCGGCGTTCCGATCATCATGAATGAGTTCATGCCGGGCGCCGAAACTGTCGGTACTGGCACGAACCTCTGCTCGGTCTACGCTGGCCGTCTGAACGAGCTGGATGGTCTCCATGGCATCTACGGCGGCCCGAACGCCGGTGTGCAGGTCGAGGATATCGGCACTGTGCAGAACAAGGATGCGACCCGCACCCGTCTGAAGTGGTATGTCGGCCTCGCGCTGAAGTCCACCAAGTCGCTGGCGCGTCTGGCCGGCGTGTCCAACGTCTAAGCCAGAACATAAGTCAGTAGTGACTTAGGGAGTGGGCGAGAGGCAACTCTCGCCCATTTTCATAGGAGCATCATGAAAATCACCGTCTATTCATCTGACACCTGTCCCTGGTGCGACCGCGCCAAAGAGCTGCTCAAGAGCCAGGATATCGTCTTCGACGAAATCAACGTGAAGGCATCACCCGAGCACTTCGAACAGTTCCAGCGCGAGACCAAGAGCGCCAAGACCGTTCCGCAGATCGTCATCAACGGCGAGAACCTCGGCGGCTACGACGCGCTCTACGCCTTGCACAAGGCGGGACAGCTCAGTCAATTCATCGGGAAGTGAGGAAAAATGAAGGTTCGCATCACCGAGCCGGGCTGGGAGACATTCACCGGCCAATTTGCTGAAGTGGAATTTGCCGATGGCGTTTCGACCGTCGAGCTGTCTGGTTTCCAGATCGCGCGCCTCGGCGCCTCGGTCCGCCTGGAAAGCCTGGATGGCTTGCAGCAGAGCCCATCCGCCGACCTCGTGCGCCATGCCGAAATGAACGCCGACGACGCGGCCGGCTTTGACGCCGTCAACCTCGAAGTCGCGCCGGGCAAGGAGCTGAAGAAGATCTACACCCGCGCCGAGCTGGAAGAGGTCGCGGACAAGGAGGGCATCGCCGGCCTGCGTCTGATCGGCGACACCCACGGCATCAAGTCGCGCAAGATCGTTGAGCTGATGGAGCTGATCCTGAAGGCCCAGAGCGGCGACGAGAAGCCGGCCGAAGAGCCCAAGGTCGAAGCTCCGGTCGAGGAGACCAAGGCGAAAGAGCCCGTCGAGGAGGTCAAGTCGGACGAAACGGCCAAGGAAGGCGAGGCGGAGCCAGAAGCGGACACGCCGGCCCCGGAAGGCGAGCAGTCGCAGCCCGAGGGTGAAAGCCAGGCCGAACAGACCGACACCGGCAGCCAGGAAGGCTAACCATGCTGACAACCTATCGTCACGCGCAGGAAGTTACGGTCCAGATCCCCTGTGTGGATCTGGCCGGCGATCCCATCGCGCCAATCTCAGCGTCTTACCGCCTGCTGGATAAGATGTTGCAGGAAATCGCCCCAGCGACCGCTTTGCCGGACGTGACGGCGGGCACGGAAGTCCTGAGCGTGACGATAGGTGCAGCGGCTAATACGCTCACAAGCGGCCGCCTACGCGATGTTCGCGTGGTCGAAGTCTCGATCCAGACCGAGGGCGGCACGGTGGTCGCCACGGCCCGCTATGCGATCGAGGCCGACAATACCTTCTCGATCATGGTCAACACGTTCCAGACCTTCGAAGAGGCGGAACTGAATGCCATGGAGATGAGCGGCCTGGTCTCCTGGGACGGCAAAGCAGAGCCCCAGAAGCGCGCGGCGCTGGCCGACGCCTTCATCAACCTCTGCAAGCTGAAATTCCATGTGCCCGGCATGTGGGCCCAGAACCGCATCCACGATTACTGGATCAACCGGATCGGCCATCTGCAATATTACTCAGCCGCCGAGTTTCAGGCTCTCGATCCGCTGTTCGTGAACGCGGTCAAGAAAGCCCAGGTCGCGGAAGCCGACGTGCTGCTCAATGGCGACCCCAATGGCAAGCTGCGCCGGGAAGGCGTCATTTCCTATACGATCGGCGAAAGCAGCCAATTCTTCCGGCCGGCCAAGCCGCTGGATCTCCCGATTTCGCCCCAGGCGGTCAAGTATCTGCAAGGCTACCTGAACTGGTCGAAGACGCTGGTGAGGGGATAGTGGTCTCGAACAGGATGACCGAGGTCGCCCAGAAGGCGAGCGACCGCTATCTGATGGTGATCCAGGCCCTCCGGGGCGTCTACCACAGTGCAATCAGCGGCTCGAACCCATTCAAGGAGTTGGTGCGCCGCCGCCTACTCGACGAAGCGCACAACATCGGCCGGTCGTTTCTCGAAACAGAAGCGCAGCAAGTCAATTACGAGCTATCGCAGATCGCGCTTGTAGCCGTCAGGGACGCGCGCACAGCCGTCGGGGCAGGGGTAGGGGCTCAAGAGCTAGACAAGCGCGTCAGCGATCATCTGAGTGAGATCGCGCAGCAGCTCCAACTGGACATCACCCATCAGCTCCAGCGGGACATCGACACGGTCCAACGCAAATTCCGCTCGATGATGCTCCAGGCCAACCTCAAGGCGACGGCGACCGGCGGGAAGCGACAGTCTCACCTGGTCAACTTGCTCGCTCATGACCAAGGCGATCTCAAATTCACGTTCACAGACCGCCTTAACCGCCGCTGGCCCAGCCAGAAGTTCATTCGCACGATCTGGCGTGCGGCAATGGTGCAGGTCTACAACGAGACCATCATGATCGTCGGGTCAGAGTTTGGCGTCGATCGCTTCAAGGTCACCGGCGAAGACCCGGCCCACAAGTTCTATGGCGAGATCCTGACGCTCGACAGCGGCGCGAACAGCTACGCCGGCATGAAGGACGAGATCTTCCATCCCAACACCAACCTGCGGCTGTCAATAGTAAGTAAGTAATGACTTCATTTACCGCAGCCAAAGCGGTATAATTGTCGGTATGGCACTTTTCGCACCGACCGCATGCACGTTGAAGACGATGGACGGCGAGACTGATGAATTCGGTCAGCCTTCCTTTAGCACAGCACGCCCGGTCCAGTGCGCCGTCGTGAAGTTCCAGCTTGGGCGCGAGAAGACCTCCGTGCGCGCCGATAGCTCGGGATCACGCGGCAATGCCGAGGAAATTGTCGCTGACGCCCGCCTGCTGTTCCCGCCGGATACCCAGATCACCATCGGCGACCTGGTTAATCTGTTTGCGACCGACCTGCGGGTGCTGAATTTGATGCCGCGCCTGTCCGTCGCCGGTCAGCTCGATCACTATCAGGTGGATCTCGAACGATGGGCTTGAAAATCATCGGCCTAGATGCGGTCGCGGCAATGATCAAGAACGACGCTGACAAAGCGACACAGGCCGCCCGGCGCCGTATGCGCGTCGAGGCGCAGCGGATCATGGAGTTGTCGCAGAAGAATGCACCTGTCGATGAGGGAAATCTTGAAGCTGCCCACCACATTGTCACCGAACGCGATGACCGTTTCCGCAAAACTGAGACGGTTGAAGTGGGCGGCACTGTTCATGGCGTGGATGTGGATCGGTACGCCCTCGTTATGCACGAGGCGGAATATCACCTCGGTCCAAAGTCTCTGGCAAAGCAGGCCGGTAGCGGTCGGATGGTCGGCCGCAAATACCTAGAGCGGGCTTTCAAGGAGCGCGAGCCGTTTCTCAATCCGGCGATCAAGGAAGAGGTGGATAAGTCGTTATGACCCAGCCTCTTCCGAATGCGGATTTCTTGCCGACCCTCCGGGATTGGCTGGAGACGCAGTTGAACGCCAATAAGATCGCGCTCAAGGCCACGGTCTACTTTATGTCCGAGGCCGAGAATGAGGGCGTCACCTTGCTGGCCGATCTTAGCGGTGTCCTGGTGGATCATGAACTGCCTGGATACGAGAAAGGCCAGTTTCAGGTCATCGTGCGAGCCAAAGACTTCAGGCAAGGCGGTGTCCTGGCAAAGCGGGTCATGGCGCTATTGACGTTTCAGAACGTCGATATTGCCCCCACGGTCAAGGTCAACTTCGTCCGCCCGCGTCACCAACCGCTGCCCTTCCAGAAATCGAAGGGCGGCTTCCATGAGTTCTCAATCAACTTCAATTACTGCGCGGTAATTGCACTCTAAGAGGAAGCAGAGAAATGAGTGATACCAAGAACGTGAAACTTGGCGTGTGCCAGGTCACTTTCGGTGGCGTTGACCTTGGCTACACCAAGGGCGGCGTGAGCGTCGAAGTGGCGACCGAGACTCACAAGGTCATGGTCGATCAGTTCGGCAACTCCGAAATCAACGAATACATCATGGGCCGCACCGTCAAGGTGACTTGCCCGCTGGCCGAGACCACGCTCGATAACCTGGTCGCGATCATGCCGGGCGCTACCCTCGTGGGCGGCGGCGTGAAGGCGTCCGGTTTCGTGTCCTTCACCGGCGCCCCGGCCGATGGCGACACGATCACCGTCAATGGCGCAATCTTCACCTTCAAGAACGCGCCCAGCACCTTCTACCATATCGCTGTCGCGGGCTCGGCGGCCCAGGCGATCATCAACGCCTATGCCGTCATCGCCCAGAGCATCGATCCGGCCCTCGCCAGCTTGTCCTTCAGCTACGATGCCACCAAGCTGTATGTCAGTGCCAAGTCGGCCGGCACGGCTGGCAACGCCGTCACCCTGGCGAAGTCGGGCACGGCCATGGCCGTCTCCGGCGCGACCCTCACGGGCGGCACGGGCAGCACTGTGGCTCGTGTTGATGTGGAGCATGGCATCGGCGTGAGTCTGCTGTCGATCGCCAAGCAGCTCGTTCTGCATCCGATCGCCAACTCGGCCAACGACAAGTCGGACGACTTGATCGTCCCGCTGGCGGCAACCGCCGGCGCGATCAACTTCGCCTACAAGCTCGACGCAGAGCGGATCTTCAACGTGGCCTTCTCGGGCTACCCCGATCCGGTCACTAAGATCTTGTTCAAGGTTGGCGACCTTGCGGCTGTCTGATAAAATAAGTAATCACTGACTTAGCCCCGTCCTCGGACGGGGCTAACCTTCCAACCGGAGACTAGACAAGAACATGACCCAGTTTCTTAACCTGGACGATTTCGAGACCAAAGTGGAGAAGGTGCTCAAGCTCAAGGGCAAAGAGCACAAGATGGCGGCGCTGTCCGTTGGCGCTTTCATCGAGCAGATGAAAACCGCAAAGGCGCTCGAAAAGTCCGGCGAGGCGAATATCGCTGACTTCATCGATCACATGATTACCATGGTTGATAACGTCTTCCCGACCATCGGCCGCGATGAGCTGGAGAAGCTCTCGCTCGATCAGCTTAACGCCATTCTCGATTTCGCCAAAACCAGCCAGACCGATGGTGCGGAGGCGACCCCGTCAAAAAAGCCGGTGAAAGCCAAGAAATAAAGGCCATCGACCTTGGCTTCCTGTTCTGCCGCGTCATGCGGCACTACGGGATGGGCTACCAGGAAGTGATGGAACTCCCACTCCAAGCTTTCTGGATGCTCAACCGGAATATTGTTCGCCTGATGGCTGAAGAAGACCAGCGCGCAGTCACCACCGGCTTCGTCGCTCAGGTTAATGACTACGAGCATGTCAAGCGCTTCCAGGAAACGCTGGCTCTCGAAATAGGCCAAGTAACCGTCGTCGAAGACGGCCTCGATCGTGAGGGTCTCGACGCTCTAAAGGCAACAATGAGACCGCTATGAGTGCAGGTAAGATCCGAGTTGAGTTAGAGCTGGACAACTCCGGTATGATCACCGGAACGATCCAGTCTGTTGCTGCCCTAAAGAACCTGGCCGGCGCCGCCAACTCGGCGGATAGCTCGGTGAGCGGGCTCAAAGGGCGCTCGTCGGAACTATTCCAGACATTCAAAGATGGCGTCCTGACCGTCGGTCTGCTGCGAGAGGCGCTTAAAACCGTCTACGCAGCGACCGGCGAGTGGGCGATGGGCATTGTCAAAACCAATGCCGAATTGCAACGCATGACGCAGCTCATGACTGGCATGTCTACCGCTGTCTCCACCTTCGGAAAAATGAAGGACGCTAAAGAAAGCGTCCAATGGATTATCGACTTCACCAAGTCGGCGCCGTTCAGCATGCAGACGCTGACCGACGGCTTCGTGAAGTTCAAGTCAGTCGGTATCGACCCCACCAATGGAAGCCTGCGCGCTCTCAGCGACGCCGTCGCAGCTTTCGGTGGCAACGACGAAATCTTCAAGCGCGCCACCGTCGCCATCCAGCAGATGGGCGGTAAGGGCGTCATCTCGATGGAAGAGCTTCGCCAGCAGTTGGGCGAGGCGGTGCCGCAGGCAATCAACCTGATGGCCCGTTCTGCCGGCATGACCTATGCCGAGCTGGTCAAGCTGATCTCGCAGGGCCGGGTAGAGTCCACCAGCGCCCTGAAGCTGATGTTCGATGAGTTCGATCGAACGTTCGGTGGCCGGTCTCAGGAGATGATGCGAACCTGGGACGGCATGATCGCTCAAATGAGCAGTAGCTGGATCGCTCTGCAAAAGGCAGTGGGCGACGCCGGCTTCTTTGGCGAGGCCCAGAAGCAGCTCAAGGATCTGATCAACCTCATGAACGAGCCCGGTTCGCTGGAGCTGGCGAAGTCGCTCGGCGAAGGTCTGACCCAGATCATTCAATATGCGCGCCAGGGGATCGACTGGGTTCTGCGCTACCGCACTGAGCTGCTGAAGTTTGGCGAGATCCTGACAACCGTGTTTGCGGCAAGAGGTGCTATCGCCAGCGCCAAGGGCCTTTTCGACATTCTAAATGCCTTCGGCCCGACAGTGACGCGGACGGGCGGCTTCTTGATAAAGATCAGCGAAGCGGTCTTCGACTTTGGCGGCTCGATGCTCAAGGCCGGCCCGATCGTTTCGGGCTTTGGCTCGGCTGTCGCCACTGTAGGTGTCGGCTTGAATGGCTTTGGGTCGGTGCTGAATGGACTTGGTGGCCCGATTGGCATTGCCATCATGCTCATCGGTCTGTTGACCGCTGCCTACTTCGCTTTCCGCACCACGGTAAAAGACACGACCGACGCGCTGAACAACGCGAACTTCTACAACCCGGACATGGTCGATAAGGCTGAGGCGCAACTCGACGAATTCCAGAAGAAGCTCAAGCAATCGCAAAGTCTATACGATCGCCTCACCGCCAGTGAAGACGAGCGCAATCAGCGCGGGTATGGCCCCGGTGATATGGCCGGGCTCAAGGCCGAGGTCGAAGGGTACAAGGCTCAGATCGACGACCTGAAGCGCGGGCTGGCGCGTGCCGGCGCGATGAAGGTCGACCAGGACACGCGCCAGGTCCTGTCTGATCTGAAACAGGCCAGCGAAGAGACGCTCCAGCCGATGCACGCCCAGTACGCGGCGGCTATGGATGATCTCGCGAACCGGGAGAAGGCGGGTGCGGTCAAGGCGGACGAGGCGCACAAAGAGCGCTTTGCCATTATGGCCAAGTATTACGAGGACAGCGCCAACGCGCTGACCAATCGGATCAACTCGCTCTCGCTGGAGAAAAAGAACGCGCCCACTGCGGAGAAGAGCGCGATCACCAAGGAGATCATCGATCTCCAGGAGCAAAAGCAAGCCCTCCTGGCACAGCAGGACGCTTCGTTAAAAGACGCGTTGAACATTCTGCCGGGTAAGGGCGGCAACACTGGGGCTTTGACCAAAGCCGAAAGCATGATCGAGAGCTATAAGGCCAAGATCGCGGATCTCAAAGCTGAGATGGTCAACACGAGCGGCGAGCTGGCCAAGGTCAACTCGATGATCGCCGGTGGCGTTTTCGGCAACAAGTTCACCCAGGCCGACGCCGACAGCCTGCGGAAATATGCCGCCGCGTTCGACGCCACTTCGAAGGCAGCTCAGGAATACAAGAAGGCGCAGGATCAGGCGACGGCGGCCAGCGACGGCATGGACCAGAAGGTGGCTGCGCTTGCCGCCAAGCAGAACGAACTGAGTTCGGCATTCAGCAGCACAGCGGCGGTCTTAAAGAGCAGCGGCTATCTCAATCTCATCGCCGACAATCAGAAGAAGTTGGCCGACATCATGGCTGCCGGCAACAGCGAGGAGAACCTCCAGAAGCTCATGGATGCCCGCGAGAAGGCGGCGGAGTCCGAGCGGTACTATATCCAGAACTCATTCCTCGAATACTCGGCCGGTCTGAAAGAGAAGACCGACGCCCTCAATAACTCGCTCCTGACCGAAGACGAGCAGCGCCAGGCGGAATACGACGCTGAGGTCGCGCACGTCAAGGAGATGATCGCACTCTATCAGAAGCAGGGCGACGGGAAGAAAGAGGCGCTTCAGCAGGCCAATGACTATCTGTTGGCGCTCGAAAAGAAGCATGAGCGAGACATGGAAGGTCCGATCCAGGACATGCTTCGCAACTGGTCGAACGTCTCCAAGAACATGCAGGAGGCCGGCGCCCGCTGGCTGGATGATCTGAGCAACCGTGTGGTCGAGTTCGCCAAGACGGGCAAGTTCTCCTTCAGTGAATTCGCCCAATCGGTTCTGAGCGACATTCTCCGTATCATCGAACAGGCGGCTATCGCCAACTCGCTGGGTCAGTCGGGCGGTAGCAACGGTCTTGGCGGCATCCTTGGCGGTCTCTTTAGCGGGATCTTCAACGGGATCTTTGGGAGCAACAGTGGGCCGGCGGGATTTGCTGGCATGTCTGGTATCGGCAACGTCAACACCAGCACCGGCATGATCGGTCACAATCACAGCGGCGGCGTCGCGGGTAAGAGCGCCAGTTTCCACAGGCCGGTCGATCCCAGCGTCTTCTTTGGTGCGCCGCGCTTCCATGGCGGCGGCATGCCGGGTCTGCGCTCAGATGAAGTGCCGCTTATCGCTCAGAAGGGCGAGGGCATCTTCACCCGCGATCAAATGGCGGCACTCGGCGGGAGCATCAACAGTAAGCCGAATGTCCAGGTCAACGTGATCAACCAATCGGGCCAGGCCGTGAATGCCAATCAGAGCCAACAGCGCTTCGACGGCAAGCAATTGGTCCTCGACGTGGTTCTCAAAGCCGCCAGCCAGCCTGGCGCATTCCGTGATGGCATGAAGACGGTGTTGAAGCAATGAGTACGTTCCCCACGCTCTCAAAGGGGCAGGACGCCAAATATTACAAGGTCACCGAAGAAGATCCCGCGTCGCGCACTGATATGGATGGCGGGATCGTATTCACCCGCGCCAAGTTCACGCGCCGGCCGCGCCAGACCTTCACCACCGGCTTCACCGACATCTCCGAAGCCGATCGCCAGATCCTGCGGGACTTCTGGAAAGAGGTCATGGGCGGGTCGAAGTCTTTCTCTTGGACTGATCCCGTCACCGGCGACGTGTGGCAGGTCCGCTTCAAGAAGGCCATCGAATACACCTATACGGGCGCCGGCGGCAATCACCGCTGGGACGTGCAGAGCATCGAGCTGGAGGAAGTTTGATGCCGCATTTGTCCGTTGCCACGGCCATCGAGAAGAACAAGGTCGCTTCCGAAGTCGCATTCATCGCCATGCTGGAAATCACTGTCATCGATCCGACCAACGGATCGATCGTGGAAACCCTGCGGATCGCCAAGAACAGCGAGGATATCACCTTCGAGGGTCACACCTGGGCGAAGGGTGCCTTCGAGTTTCATATCACCAAGACCGCCGGCGAGGTCAGCGATATGACCGTGACCGCCAAGGATTACACCCGCGACATTCAGGCGCGCATGCAGAAATACGGCGGCGGAACTGGCTTCCCGGTGCGCGTCCTGTGCGTCAACTCTGCCAATCTTAGCCAGGGCGCCGAAGTCGAGGAGTTCTTCGAGGTCGTTAAGGCCAGCACGAAGGGCTTCGATGTCTCGTTCACGCTCGGCGCCGAAAACCCGCTCACGATGCGGTTCCCCCGGCGCATGCAGGCGCGCGATCGTTGCCCGTGGCGCTACAAGGGCGCTGAGTGCGGCTACGCCGGATCACTGCCGACCTGCGATTACACCCTGCAAGGGGACAATGGCTGCGCTGCTCACAGCAACACGCTTCGCTTTGGTGGCTTCCCCGGCATTTCCCCGCTGAACTCGAAATGAGAGACGTTTCTCACCTGATCGGCATCCCGTTCAAGTATGGCGGGCGCGGGCCGGACTACTTGGATTGCTATGGCCTGGTGATGCTATTGAAGCGGGAAGATGGTATAATCCTTCCTGACGCGATCAGCCCCGATAACCCCAAGGCTGCCGCCGAGTGCTTCGCAGCAGGCATGAGCCATTGGCGACCCTGCGAGATCCGCCCCGGCGCCGTTCTTGGCTTTAAGGTTCTAGGCGCTGTGTCGCATGTCGGCTACGTCCTCGACAAATTCAGTTTTGTCCACACCTGGGAGCACTCCGGGGGCGTCTGCATAGAACCAATCTCTGAATGGCAACGCCGGATCGCGGGAAGCTATGATTTCGTCTGACCAGGAACATAAGTCATCACTTATTGATTTAATCGCCGAGGCGACCCAAAACGTCCTCACTCCCGCAAAGGAGCCCGAAGAGACGGCGCCTGACGTTGTCCATCTGACCATCTTCTACAGCGCTCTTAATCAAGAGAACCGCACGGACACCGAGCTGTACTGGTTTGCGGAAAAGACCATTGCCGACTACATGGAAGGTCTTCCGCCCAGGCACAACTGGACGGTCGGTCATAACGGCGGGGTGGTTCTCAAGCACCTCTGGGACAAGACCGCGCTTGAGGCCGGCGATACCCTGGTTGTGACGCTGATGCCTGAGGGCGGCGGCGGTGCGGGCAAGTTGATCATGCGGATTGTCGCAATGATCGGAATTGCCGTGTTGTCGTATTTCACCGGCGGCGCGGCGGCTGCTGCCTATGGCCCGCTTGCTGGCGCTGCTGCTGGCGCCGCTGTGTCGGTCGTCGGCGGCATCCTGGTGAATACCCTCATTCCGCCGCCCAAGCCGAAGGAGGCGAAAACTCAGGAGGATAGCCCGAGCTACGGTGTTGATGGTCCGAAAAACACGTCCTCCGAAGACGTGCCCGTCGCCGTCGTCATGGGCGAATTTCGGGTAGGCGGCAACATCACTAACCTGCGGGTCGATAACGATGGCGACACGCAGATCCTCTATGCCCAATACGCTGTTTCCGAAGGTCCAATCGAAGGCATCTCGTCGATCGTCGTCAATGATCAGGACGTGACCTATTACGAGGACGTTGACTACCGATATCGGCTTGGCGTGGACAACCAGGACATTGTCGCCTGGTTCGACGACAGCTACACGAATTTCAGCAAGGGCGCCAAGCTCACCACCGATTGGCTCGAATATACGACCCAAGGTGTGGTCGATAAGTTCCGCGTCAATATAGCCTGGCCGGGCGGACTGTTTCGGATCAAGGAAACGACTGGCAAGCGCAAGTCCAGCTCGACCGGCTTGCAGATTGAATACAAGCTCCATACCGACACGATCTGGCAACCCTACGGAAACGGCGGCTTTGTGCCGTTCTCCACGTCGCATAGCGTCAGTGGTCTAACCCAGCGCATCCGCGTCACCGGAACGGTCATAACGCGTGGTCAGACTCCCTCCGAGAAATACGCTTGCCAGATGTACTACCGCAAGGTAGGGACGACTGCCTGGACGAGTATGGGCAGCTACAGCGGCACGATCAAAAACAGATTGCAGAAGATCGGTGGTCGCGATGGTGAATTTGTGCCAGCGCCGACCAGCATCAATTTTACCTTCGAGGCAGACAACCTTCCCTATGAGAGCTACGAGGTCACCTCAAGCGGTCTCGCCTCGTATAGCGGCATGGAGTGGGGCGACAAACCCACGGTTATCTCGACATCGACGCGCAATCCTATGCGCCGCGCCTTTGAGAGCGTTCTGCTGCCGCAGGGCATCTATGACATTCGCGTGCGTCGAACCGAGCCTGAGTCCACCGAAGACACCGAGCAAAATAGCTGCCAGTGGGATACCACTGACGAGATCATCGCGGACAACGTTGCCTACAACTTCACGGCATTCTACGCACTCAAGATCCGCTTCACCGATCAGCTCAACGGCGTCCCCACGGTGTCGGCATTGGTCAAGGGCATCAAGTGCCCGATCTACAACATGGCCGGCGAGCAGATTGACTTCAGGTGGACGAACAACCCCGCTTGGCTGACGGCTGCCGCGCTCTGCAACGCTCGCTGGGGTGGCGGGCTCGATCCATCTCGCCTTGATTGGGCGCGCTGGGTGGAATGGGCCGAATTCTGCGAGGCCAATGACCTCGTCTTCAATGGCATCTTCGACACGGCCAGCAACGTCTGGGACGCGATCCAGAATATCACCCGCATCGGCCGGGCTCTGGTTGTGCCAGCAGGCACGAAGTATTCGGTCGCTATCGAGCGGCCGGATCAGGCCGTGATGATGTTCAGCGTGGCGAATATCGTTAAGGACAGCTTTGGCCTCGAATGGTCGAGCCAGACCGACCGCGCGAACGAAATTGAGGTCACGTACTACGATAAGGAAGACGGCTACAAGCGGAAAACCATCCGCGTTGTGGATTATGAAGCCCTTCGCAGGGGCATGCCGCAGCGCACGGTTAGCGTCACGCTGTTAGGCATCGACAATGCGGATCAGGCATATCGTGAGGGCTGGTTGCAGCTCATGCAAAACCGCTATGTCCTGCAAAGCTGCTCGTTTGACGCGCCCTTGCAAGCCATCGCCTGCCGCGTTGGCAGCGTCGTCTATGTCCAGCATGATGTGCCCGAGTGGGGTGACGCAGGCATGATCGCGGCCGGCTCGACCGACACGGTGATCAACCTTGATCGCCCGGTGACAATGAATGCGGCCAAGACCTACATGCTGCTGGTTCATCATTCGGCCGTTAAGATCTACACATTTCAGGTGACTACGGTCGTAGGCATGTCGGTATACATTCCGACCCCCGCTGGCACGTTCCAGCCGGTGACCCGATTGATCAAGGCAGGCCGCGATATCGACATCGTAGGCTACGAAGTGGCCACGCCGTTTACCGAGTTGGTGCTCGATGACGCGACCGGCATCAGCGCGGGCGACACGGTCGAGCTATGGGCGACCGACGTGATCGAAGAGCGTTATGTGGTTCTCGATATCGGCGATCAGCAAACCGTGACCGTTACCCAGGGGTTCAGCCAGGCACCGGTCGAATTGACCCAGTTCATGTTTGGTGAGGCGACCAAGCTCAAGAAGCCTTTCCGCGTCAGGTCGATCGAAGGGTCGCACGAATACACCCGCAGCCTAAAGATGCTGGAGTACAACGACAGCATCTATGCCGACCCCGACACAGCCGCCCCGACGCCGAACTACTCGGCGCTGCCGCTGAAGGTCGCGCCGGTGGTCAATATGGCGGTTTCGGAGCATATCGTCTCGACCATCAACGGCATCAAAGATCGTCTTGAAGTGTCGTGGGAGATCGCGCCGGACTCCGCCTATAGCGGCGCCGAGATTTGGGTTTCCACCGATGGTGGCCCGTATGCCCCCATGGGCGATGCCGGCGGCGGCGCGACCTCGTGGGAAGGTGACTTCGATGATGATGACGAGCTGATCATCAAGATCCGCCCGTATGACAGTGTCGGCAATAAGCTCCGGTTGGAAGAGACCGATGGGCTTGCCTATACCGTCAAGGGTAAGCTGGCGCCGCCGAGCAATGTGACCAACTTCAAGGCGACCTCGTTTACGGGGCCAATCGAATTCGCCTGGGATAGCGTCACTGATGCGGATCTGCGCGGTTACGAGATCCGCGAAGGCTCGTCCTGGGATAGTGGCACCGTCGTCGTCACCAATTATAAGGGCAATCGCTTCGCTTACCTCAAGAACGAAGGCGGCGTCTTCCAGTTCTGGATCGCCGCACAGGATACCTCGCTCAAGTATTCAGAGACACCGATTACCGTGGCTGTCCAGGTCTTTGGCCCGGCGGCGGTCGCCGGCTTTGACTGCGTCTCCAACAACAACGCCATCATCTTTACCTGGCTGCCCAACACCGATCAGGCGATCGACAGCTACGAGATCCGCGAGGGCGCGAGCTGGGCGAACTCCACGCTGCTCAACCGGGCAGCCGGCACGAGCTACATGGTGCCGGTCAACTCGTCCTCAAGCCGGACTTTCTGGATCAAGGCCATTAACACGCTGGGCATCTACGGCATGACGGCGGCATTTACCACGCCGACGCTCGCCGAGCTGCCCGATCACAACGTCGTGGCGAACTTCGAGCAAGATCCGAGCTGGAGCGGCAAAAAGCTCAATGTGAGCGTCGCTGACAGCAAGCTGCTCCAGGATCTCGGCAAGCCCTATGGAGAATACATCTTCGACGTGGATCTCGGCGCGACCTTCCTGGCGCGCAACCAGGTCCAGACCAGCTTCGAGAGCGTCGTCACCAGCACCGAGACCTGGTCGGATGCCCAGTATGCCTGGAACAGCTCGAAGGCCAATAAGCCTTGGGTGCTGCGCGGCGACGTGAACAACATCACCGTCCAGGGTCAAATCTCGACGTTCACTGGGGCGCTTCAGACGGGCGAATACGAGACTTGGTCTCTCGACGGCACGCTGACAGGGGTCAACGGCGCGACGCCGTCAGAGAGCGTGGGAGCGACGTATACGGCAGCCCGCTTTGATAACGGATTGCTGCGAACGGACACGACACAGGTTTCCTATGGCGTCACGCTGGGGTCCACGTTCTTCACCACGAATTGGGTCAAGATCGCCAACACCGGCGGCGCCAAGACGGTTCTGCGGCTGAAAAACGGCACGGCTTATCTCCGGGTAGATGTGGATGCGGCCGGCGGGGTGGTCTCGCTAATCGGTTCGGACGGCAATACAATCTCGATCACGGGCCTGACGCTGCCGCTCAATGAGCTGATCTTCATCGGCATCAACCAGAATGCGACGCGGCGGGATCTTTATGTGGGCATCTTCGACAGCACAGTGACCCTCGACGCCTCTGGCGACTATGCGCCGATCAGCTCGTGGACTGCCGTTTCTTTGTACTAACCTGGAAAATAAGTAAGCGGTGAGTTATAATTCGCTATGACAAACGAGTTCGTAATTTCCGACCTTAAGATCGAGACAGATCCCAAAGACTTCTCGACCTTCAAGCAGCGGTTCTTGTTCGGGGCGAAGCCCGGCTACAGGGACTTTCGGATGCTTGTGCCGGGCGACTACGAATATCAGAAGGCTAAAATCAAGGTCGTTCTGGCATCGCAGACCACGGATCAGGCACGCATCCCGAGCCTCAACCTGCTGGTCGATTTGCCTGACATTCTGGATCGCGGCTCACAGGCCGTCGCGGCGGTCAAGACGACCATCAATTTCAATCGGGCGTTCACGTTCCCGCCCGAGGTCAAGGCGCAGATGAAGGGAGGTACAGTGTTTGGCGCCACCCGCGTCTCGAATATCACCACGACCGGCTTCGATGTGGAACTGCTGAATGCCAGCAACGGCCTGATCGCAGGCACGATTAGCTGGTCAGCTCAAGGGTGCTGAGGTAGGTAATGCAGTCATTTACGGATATCGCCGATAGCGAGACGATCCAGAACAGCCGCCAGAAGCTGCTGGATAACGACAATACGGCGCGCTCGTGCCATGCCGGCGCGTCTTTCCCCACGACCAATCTTCAGCAAGGCATACTCTGCCTTCGGACGGATCAGAGTAAGCTCTACCAGCTCAAGTCGATAGGCCCCGATACCTGGATCTGTATCGCAGATCTGACCAAGACGCTGACCACGAAGGAAGACTCCGACACTGCTTATCAGCCGAAGAATGTCGAGCTGACAGGCGTGGCCGCGCTCGCTGCCAATGGCACGATCGAGCGCACAGATGTCGGCACATATGCCCCATATACGGTGACTGCGGCGGCGAAGAGCGTTTTGAGCCAGGGCACTCTTCCGCTGATGCGAACGGCGCTCGACTGCGCCAAGACGGCACACACCCATGTTTTTGCCGATATCACCGACAAAAAGACGGCCGATCTGCTGCCGGCCACAATCAGCGCTGCTGACGCAAGCCGCGATCTTGTCGTCAATTCGGCCGGTACGGCATACGTGGTTGGCCGACTGATCACGATTTCCCACTCGGCGCCGAGCGGCGGCAATGACGGCGATATTTGGCTGGTCTACTAAATGGGCGTCCAGATCAACTCGGCGGGCACTTGGAAGAACGTCGGCCAGGCGTGGGTCAAGATGGCTGGCGTCTGGAGCCAGGTGCAATCCATGTATGCCAGGCAGAGCGGCACCTGGGTTGACGTGACACCCAAGATCACCCTGCTGATCAATGCCAACACCGTCAACTACAGCATCAAGACCGCCGCCCTCGCGACCGGCTGGGATGGCGTGACCCCGGTTCGGGTCGAGGTGACGGTCGCTGCCGGCGTGCTGGTCTATTCGAACGACACCTCGATCGCCGCGATGCGGACGGACACCGGCTGGCCGGCCGGCAGTAAGGTCACGATCATCAACAATGGCGTGATTGTTGGTATGGGCGGCAAGGGCGGCAACGGTATGTCCGGCGCAGCGCCGCAGACCGGCTACCCTGGCGGCCCGGCGTTGAGCATTTCGGTCGCGACCTTTCTCTATAACTACGGCACGATTGCCGGTGGCGGTGGAGGTGGCGCCGGCGGTGCTCAATTTACCCAGACGGTGAGCGGCGGCATCGATGGCACCCCGACCACCACCACCTACGGCGGCGGCGGCGGCAGCGGTGGCCGCACGGGTCTGGTTAATTCGCTTGGCGGGGCAGGCGGTAGCGGCAACTACTACGGCTATGCGGGCTATCAAGGCACCTACAGCGCAGCCGGTATCGCGCAGGTTGACGGCCAGGCGAACAACTCGCTCCATCCAGATGGCGGCGCTGGTGGCAATTGGGGGCAACCGGGCGGCAACTCGAACGTCGCCGGTGGCGCGGCAGGTAAGTGGGTTGTTGGTCTGGCAAACCTAACCATCTCGGCCAACACTGGCTCTTTGCTGGGGCCGACCGCATGAGGCATCTCATAATGCTGTCGGGCGGGCCGGATAGTGCTTTGGCGCTCAAGCTTGCTTTGACGACCACGGTAGATCCCGTCCTGGCGCTGCATGTCATTATTGCCGATAGCGGCGGCCGGCATGAGCGGGAAAGCCTAGCTTGCCAGCGGATTGTCGATTTCTGCCAGCGGACATTTCGCCCCTTTGACTATGACGTGGCGAAAATGACGCCGCAGAAGAATGGCCGCTGGGCAGACGCGCCGGTCCTCGGCGTCTTTGCCGCCATGAGCTGCCTATATCACGGCGATATCGGCAAGACCTGGCTGGGCGTGGACGATAGGGCGCGGGACGGGAAGGTTGATCAGGCGTTCCGCGACGTGCTGCGGCACACGGCGTTCCCCGGCTATTTCCCGAATGCGCGGCTACCCGAAGCGCACTATCCGCGCCCGGACGAAAACCTGACCAAGCAGCAGGTCCGCGAGCAGCTCGGCGAGGATCTATGGGTCCTGACCTGGTCCTGCCGTGCGCCGAAATTCCCTGGTCGCCCCTGCGGCGACTGCCATTCATGTAAAGCGAGGAGCGCGACTTATGCCGGCGCCTGATTTTTATGCCAACGTCAACTTCGGCCAGTGGCTGAGCGAGCCCGGCCCGCTGCCGCATATCTGGACGGCCTCGAACGGCGATCCGATCATTCTTGGCGCGCTGACCGCCAATCAGCTCGCTGGCTTGGCCTGGCGAAAGATCGAGCATCGCCATTGGCGGGAGGTCGACCCGCTGATCGAGCAGCAGATGACGCCGGTCAAGAGCCTGGAAGGCAACCAGCCGATCCTGACCTGGGGCTACGAGTTCTTGCCGGGTGCGCGCCAGGTCATGCAGCAGCGGATTGATGAGCAGGCGGAAGCCATGCGCGCCCAACTGATTACGGCGGCGCCCGGCCAGGTCATGGAATATGACGAAGCCTACCGCCAGGCGGTGATGGCTCTGGAGCGCTATGAGGCGGGCACGCCGGTCGCCGCCGGCGACTTTCCCTTCCTGGACACGGACATCGGCGTGACGACCTATGGCGACCGCAAGTGCGAGACCATCCATGAGGTGGCCGAGGTCGTTGTCGGTGCGCGCAATCTCTGGCACACCGCCGGCGCGAAGATCCGAGGCGCCCGGTTGAAGGCGAAGCAGATGATTGCCGATGCCGCAACCGACGATGACGCATTCACGGCTTACACCCACGCATGGGACGCTCTGGCCTAACCAGCTTGTAAGTCAGACCCTATTCCTTTAAAATAAGTAATCACTGACTTATTGGATCGAAAGAGACATCGACAATGAGCGACCAACCCATCAATGACGCGGGTGCGACCGTGAACAACCAGGTTCTTCTCGCTCTTGGCGAACTCAAAGGTCAGATGCTCTCGATCTCTGCCTTTTTGCAGGGTCATTCCGAGCGCATGGATCGTCAGGATAAGCGCCAGGATGATATCGAAGAGACCGTCGAGGGCAACCGCACGGCTGCGAGCGCTGCGCTCAAGGAAGCCACGGATAAGCACGAAGAGCGCATCCGTAAGGTCGAGCTGAAGATGGCGTACTGGGCCGGCGCGCTCGCGCTCGCGGTCTTCCTCATCGAAATCGTGTCCCATTTGGACATCATCAAGGTTCACTAAATGCCGACAATTCAGGAACTCCTCGATGACGTTGTCGTCAAGGAGGGTGGGTATAACGACATCGCCGAAGACGCCGGCGGTGCGACCAATTATGGCATCAGCCTGAAGTACGCTCAAACGGTAGGCGACCGGGATCATGATGGTCAGCTCGATCTCGACATCAATCACGATGGCAAGGTCGATAAGGAAGACATCAAGATCCTGCCGAAAGACGTTGCGGAGAAGCTCTATCTCCGCGACTTCTTCGTTGGGCCGCACATCGACAAGATGCCGATCTCGGTTCAGCCGATCCTCTTCGACTGCGCGATCAACCACGGCCCGAGCCGTGGCATCGAGTTCGTTCAAGAGGTCGTGAACCTGGCCGGCTTCGGCCCGATCAAGGAAGACGGCGTCATTGGCCCGACCACTATTCGGATGGCGATGCTTTGCGACCGCGAAATGGGTCCGTTCTTCGTCAATGCGGTGGTGGATCAGCGCCTGGCCTTCTATGACGCTATCGTCAAGGCCAATCCATCGCAGGCGAAATTCATCAATGGTTGGCGTAATCGCGCCAATAGCTTCAAGGTTGCCGTGCAATGAACTGGCTCATTAAGCTCCTCGGCGGAGGTATCCTCCAGCCCATTCGCGAAATGCTCGGCATGTTCTTTGGCAATCGGGAGTCCGTCGAGGGCGCCATCGCCAACGAGCAGCGGGACGCGTCAGAAGCCTACCAGTCCGAATTCCAGTTCCGAGGTCAGCGGTTCTGGTTCGACAGTCTTGTGGACGGCCTAAACCGGCTGCCGCGCCCGGTCATTGCCATTGGCGTCTTCGCGCTCATGGTCTATGCGCCGCTCGACCCTGTGCGGTTCTCGATCATTATGCAGGCGTACACCCTCGTCCCGGAATGGCTGGCGCTGGTCTTCGCGCAGATCCTGCTGCTCTACTTCGGCGGACGGATGCTTGATAAGTGGCCCGGTAAGATGACCTCTGTCTCGCCGGCGGACGTTAAGAACGTGCTCTCCAACATCAACGCCCTACATCAGATGGTGCAGGGTGGCGGCGGCCAGCTACCGGCCCCGGCCGCGCCGCCAGTGGATATGCGACCCGACAGCGAGGCCGGCCGCACGACCTTGCCGCAGGATATGTCCAAGCCAGTTGAGCCCGACGCCGCTTATCAGGCTGATATGGCCGACACCTCGACGCCGCTGACGAACGCCAGCATTGCCGAGTGGAACCGACGGCGCCAATACAACCAGGCCCAGCAGTAACGACAAGAACGCCCAGGTAGCCCCTGTGGCGTTCTTGTCACATTAGGGCAGATTATCAGGGAGACCCGAACGACGCATCTTTTCCCATCGAAAGATAACTAAACGCTGACTTATAATAGAGCATCATCAACACGCGTTTCGGGAGCCCCGTTGTGGCCAAGCGTATCAAGCAAACCAAGACATCTCGCCGTCATCAAAGCCCCTCCCTGATCGATAACCACCTCACTCGCACTGCCCCGACGCCGGCCGCCAAGAAGCCCATATCGGCGCTGAATGACGCGCAACGGAAATATATCCGCGCTATCGCGTCCAACACCCTCACGTTCGGCACTGGCCCGGCGGGCACTGGCAAGACGTTCGTTTGCGGCGCGCTGGCGGCAGCGGCGCTGGCCGAGGGTTTGACGGAGCGAATCATCATCACGCGGCCCGCCGTCGAAGCCGGGCGCGGCCTGGGCTTCCTGCCCGGCGAGCTGGAAGAGAAGTTCGATCCCTATTTCGAGCCGTTCAAGGACGTGCTGGAGGAGCGGCTGGGGTCCGGCATGGTCGAATACAGCATCAAGGCCGGGAAGATCCAGGCCAAGCCGCTGGAATACATGCGCGGCAAGACCTTCAAGGACGCGTGGGTCATCCTCGACGAAGCCCAAAACACAACCCCAATTCAGATGAAGCTTTTTCTGACTAGAATAGGGGAGAGCTGCACAGTCATCGTCAACGGCGACTTGGCCCAGAAAGACATTCGTGGTCGATCGGGTCTCGAAGACGCCATCAAGCGTCTCTATGACATGCCTGACGTAGCCTTCGTGGAATTCACGAAGGCCGACATCGTGCGCTCCGGTTTAGTTCAGGAGATCGTTGAGCGATATGAAGACATGGGAACAGCGGAGGATGATGGCGGGGAAGGTCTTCGGGAACTTCCCGCTTTCATTCACGGCGGACGCTGAATTAGAGATCGAGGCTGCCAAGGTTTTCCTCGGCAAGAAGCGGGGAAATCTGGCGGTCTTCGAATGTGAGGCTGGTCTTTTCAAGACCAAGTGGTATGACTACCGGCATATTCATTACCTGGCTGCGACCGCCTGGTATATGGAATGCTTCAAGCGCGAATACGGCAAGGCCGTCTGGCGCTGGATCGATCACACGGCAGGGACGCGGACGGGCCTCACCGCGCATTCCCTGTTCGATCTGAATTCCACCGACATCACCGGGCTGGTTCGCGGTCGGCAGGCGGCCGACGAGATGGGCATCCCCTACGAGGTCTATATCCGGGCGGCGCTCGATCGCGGGTTGCTCAATGGCAACGCCCGGATGCCGCGCCCGTCTCAGCTCTATAGCGCCGAAATGCGGCAAGCTGCGGCAGCTCATTGGCTGGAAGAGACCGATGGTCGGCTGTTCCTGGCTAGAGACCCATTCTACAATGCGGTCAATTACAAGGGCCATCCAGACCAGAACGACTATTACGCCTGGCTGGGCTCCAAGATCCGCCAACGGGCGACGCCACAGTTCGCCATCGGCCGCCTCGTGTTTGACGAGCAGGTTTTGCCACAGCACCTCGCTCAGCGTGACTTCCCCGATCAATTCGTAAGAGCCCAAGAGATTTGGGCTAAAAAATAAGTAATCACTTACTATAATATCGATGCGAGCATTCATTTTGGAGGTATCATGCAAGCAACGATGAAGTTGAGCGCCCAGGCCACTCAGAAGGTCAAGCTGTCGATGGCCCGCTGGGGTCATCACGATTTCCTGCAAACGCTGGTCGGCAAGGAAGTGGTGCTGATTATCGACGCCGGGATCAATCCGGTGTTCAAGCGAGCCAAGCTGCTCACCTATGACAATTACACGGTCGGCATCGCCGGTGACAATGGCGAGATCGGCGCAGTGATCTTCAAGAGCAAAATCGTCGTGGTCGAGCCCTACGACCCCGCCCAGCACGACCGCTACTTTCAGCAGCCCGCCCAGGCAACGCAGGGCGCGGCGAGCTAACCATGACCGCACCCAGCACCTACGAATTTGACGCTGACTTCCAGGCCAAGATCGCGGCCATGGTCCTGCGTGATCCGCTGTTCAATCAGCGCACCGCCGGCCTGGTCAATCCGGCCTATTTCGAGAACGTCATTGACGGGGCGTTGGTCAATCTCGGTCTCAGCTACTTCAACCGCTACAAGCGCTGCGCCGATCTGACGATCCTCAAAAAGCTGTTCAGGGCCCTCTTCGAAAAGAAGATCTTGCGGGAGGATCTGAAAGGCGAGGCCAAGGATCGGCTGGGTCGCCTGCTGAAAGAGGATATCGGGGATCGCGACTTCGTCGTCGATGAGGTCGCGACCTTCGCTCAACACCAGGCGCTCGAACAAGCCATTATCGAGGCGGTTGATCACCTCAAGCGGCGGGACTTTGGCAAGATCTCCATTGGCATTAAGAAGGCCATGGAAGTTGGCGTCACGGCCGGCCTCGGCGAATATGACTATTTCGGCGAGATCGAAAACCGGACGCGCATCCGCAAGGATAAGGCCGCCGGCCTGCTGAAGCCCGAAGGTATCACCACCGGCATCCACGCGCTCGATGCCGAGCTACTGCACAAAGGCTGGGGTCGGAAAGAGCTGACTGTACTCTTGGGCGGTGCGAAAGCGGGTAAAACGACTGCCCTGTCGGATTTTGCGAAGTATGCCAGTTTCGCTGGCTTCAACGTGCTCTATCTGACACTTGAAGTCTCTGCGAAGATCATCGCGGAGCGTCTCGACGCCAACGTGTCGGATACGGTCATCTCGAAGTTGGGTGACCATATCATTGGCGTTCGCGACAAGGTCAAGGAAGCGGAAGCGAGGAGCGGCAAGCTCATCATCCGCGAGTTCCCGACCGGCAGTCTGCATCCGAGCGATCTGCGCCGGTTGATCTCCCACTATCAGGCCAAGGGGACAACCTTTGATCTGATAGTGCTCGACTACGCGGATCTGATGGCGCCGGACTTCCGCACGCAAGATCCGATCGAGAACAGCAAGCAGATTTACATCGATCTGCGCGCCATCGCCCAGGAAGAGAACGTCGCCATGCTGACGGCGACCCAGTCTAACCGCGAAGGCTTCAAGGCAGCGACCGTGAAAGCAGAACATGTCGCTGAGGACTTCAATAAGATCCGCATCGCTGACCTGGTGATCTCGATCAACAGAACGGAAGAGGAGAAGGGTCTCGGCGAGGCCCGGCTGTATTTCGCGGCCAGCCGTAATCAGCAGGGCGGTTTCACCTTGCGGATTAAGCAGGATCTCGAAAAGATGAAATTCCTGATCAGGGTGTTGTCCAAAGAATGAGATTGCACGTCCATACCAAGTTCGGCCATTTCGTGGCCTCGGGCAAGAAGGGCAATTATCGGGTGGCGATCAAGGACAGAGTCTACCTGTTCTGGTCACACACCGGCACATTGTCTTGGAGCTGCCGGCGGGAAGACCAGTCGGAACTGGTCACGCTCATTCAGGGGCTAAGCCTCAAGGACTGCATCGAGCAGCTTATCGAGGTCTACTATGGCTGATCTCCAGGAGCTGCTCGAAGCGATTGACGTGGAGTGGTATCTCGATCGCGAAGGTATCGATTATAAATCCACCCACGGCAGTCGCGGCCGGCAATTGAACATCAAGGAATGCCCGACCTGCCACGGCGACACCTACAAGGTCTATATGAACGCCGACAGCGGCCTGGGGAACTGCTTCCACGGCAGTTGCGGCGCAACCTTCAACAAATACAAGTTCATTCGGGCCCACCTCGGCGAGCCCTCAAACCATGACGTGATCGCGCATATCAAGGAAGTCGCCCGCGAGATGGGCTGGCGGCCAAAGCGCATGTCAGTGGTCGAGGTCGAAGAGACGGCCTCGGCCGGCTGGAAGCTGCCGGACAGCTTCCCGATCCCGATAGAAGGTCAGAACCTCGTCTATCTGGAAAGCCGAGGGGTCAACACCGAGATCGCCCAATACTTCCATCTGCGCTACTGCCATTCAGGCTGGTTCAATTACAAGAACGCCGAGGGCGAGCAGAAAGGCCAAAATCACTCTGGCCGGATCATCATCCCCGTCTACGACCTTGAAGGGACGCTGGTCACGTTCCAAGGGCGCGACATCACCAACACGTCGCAGCGGAAATATCTCTTCCCGCCCGGTCTGCCAGGTACTGGCCGGTTCCTCTACAATGGGCATAACGCCGTCGGCGCGAAGCGGGCGGTCATGGGTGAAGGCGCCTTTGACGTGATCGCCACCAAGGTCGCCCTCGACGGTGAGGTCGATCTCCGCGACGTTGTCCCGATCGGCTCATTCGGCAAGCATCTGAGCCACAAAGACGAAGGCGCCGACCAGTTGAACGCCTTCTTGAAGCTGCGGGAGCGGGGGCTTCAGGAGATCACCATCATGTGGGATGGCGAGCCGGATGCGCTGGAAGCGGCCCTTCGCGCCGCCGAGATCCTGGCCGGCGTCGGCTTCAAGATGCGGATCGCTCTGCTTCCAAAAGAGAAAGATCCCAACGAAGTTCCGGCTCAGATGGTGCGCCAGGCGTTCTGGAAAGCCGAGCCCTATAGCCGGGCCCTGGCCACCAAATGGCGGCTTCGCAACCCCTATAAATAAGTCACGATTTACTTCCCTTACTTCGCGCGCTAGAAAGAAACATCAGCGCAACACGGAGCTGTTATGGCCGACTTTCGAGTAACTGACGCGTATGGCCGCCACGAGAGCGGCACGAAATTCTATCAGGTGATCACGATCACCAATAGCGCCACAAATGACGCGGTGATGATCAGTCGCTGGGGCAAGCTCGAAGCCCTTGGTCAGCTTGACATTGAGGTCGGTAAAGTAACGGCGATAAACGCGATGGCCGACAGGAAGGTTCGTCAGAAATCAGGGCGAGGCTACGGTTTCGCGGGTCTCGGCCGGAACATGGTAATGGCCGTGAACGACTCAGACGGCGCCGAGAATTTCTTGGCCCGCAATGGTTTCATGGCGAAATCGCAATGGCAGCGGGTCGTCGAGGTCTATAAAGGCCGGTTGGAGACGATCGGCTTCTTTGGATCGGATCACACCGCAGATCCTATTGCAGCAATCATCGAGAGTGTCGCGCCCGAGGTCGAAGGGCCGGGGCATGAAGAATGGGGGACATGGTAATGGCCGAGACAAGCTACGGCGGCAAGAACGCCTATCAGATGGATTGCGAAGTCACCGGTGAGGTCGTGCCTTACGGCATTTGCCAGATCATCGTCGAGAATGTCCGCAATCGGGTGATGATCCCAAAGAGCTACGAGCGGTGCGTCGAGAGCATCAAGGCGGAGACGTGCCCGGCGGTCAGAATGCAGAAGGAAGAGGCCGAGGCCAAGAAGGTGCTCTATTTCGAGCCCTGGAAGCCGGCCGACTGCTTTAAGCACACGCCGCCGGTCGAAGTCCAACCAGAGCACCGGCCGCTGGTCTTGAAGTTCAAGGACGGACCGACGGTGGACTCGGCCAATGTGCAGCCGAAGCGGGGCGGCGTGGCCCCGGTCGATGCTATTCGCGGCCAGAAAGATAAATCACCGCTTACTTTCGACACACCAAGTTATGCCGACGTGATCAACGCTGCGATCGCCGAGGCGAAGAAACCCGCTCAGACGGTCGAGGAGCCCGTCCAGGAGCAGAAGGGTAGCGAGACGACGCAGCCGGCGCCAAAGCCGGCCAGTGCGCCCCAAACGGGCGCCCGCTCGCTCGCTGACATAGCGCGCAGCATGATGGGAGCAAAACAGTGACCTGCCAGGTCTTTGAACGCATTGAGACTATCGCCGCCCACGGCGGCAAGAACGACAAGATCCGCCTGATCGCCGAGGGAAAGGATGATCCGAATTTCATCTACGTTCTGAAGGCGGCTCTAGACGGCTTCACCACCTACGGAATGGCCAAGATCCCCAACGTGAAGACGTTTGGCACGGTCGCGCTGTTCTCGGATGAGGGCAAATTCGCCATTGAAGGGCTGGCGCAGATGGCCCGCCGTGACCTGACCGGCGGCGAGGCCAAAAACTTCGTGACCAATGCCCTTCAGACCCTGGACGAGCCGGGCGGCATCCTGCTGCGGCGGATCATCACCCGCGATCTGCGGGCCGGCTTCACCTCCGGCTCGGTCAATAAGGCGATCCCTGGACTGATCCGCGAATTCGACTGCGCCTTGGCGAAGCCATTCGAGGAGAAGCGGGTCAAGACCTATCCCGTCCCGGTCGAGCCCAAGCTCGATGGTTGGCGCGTGCTGGTCGCCGTGGATCTCGGCAACAACTCGGTCAGGTTTCTGTCGCGCACCGGCAAGGAATACACGTCAATGGATCACCTGGTCGAGCCGGTTCTGGCACATAGCCGGCGGCGGATCGAGGAGCTTTCTCTCCCGTCCGACACCTTGAGTATCCAGCTCCTCAATTACCTCCACGGCGTCGAGGTGATCGGCGACCAGTCCAAGGCAGCGGCCCAATTCATCCTGGAAGCCGAGGTCGTGTCCGGCACGTTCAACGAGACCGCCAGCTCGATCGGCAAGAAGGACGGGAACGCGACCGACGCCGTCCTGAACATCTTCGACATCATCCCGGCCCATATCCTGGAAGTCGGCAAGGGCAAGATCAACTATACCCAGCGGCGGCGCTATCTGGAGCACTTCCTCAAGGGCGCCGATACGCACTTGAAACCGATCGAGCGATACCTAGCCGGCAGCGTGGATGACATAATGGAATATTATGCCAAGTTCCGCGCTCGTGGCCTGGAAGGTGTCATCGTCAAAGACCCTGCGGCGGTCTATGAAGCCAAGCGCGGCTGGTTCTGGATGAAGATCAAGGCCGAAGAGACGATCGACCTGCGGATCACCGGCGCGGTTGAGGGCGAGGGCAAGTATATCGGCATGCTTGGCAAGATCCTTGTCGATCACAAGGGCGTCGAGGTAGGCATCGGCACGGGGTTGAGCGACAAGCAGCGGGCGGACTTCTGGGAAGCCTGCTGGCGCGACCAGGCGGCCGGTATCGATCCGATGACGGAAGAAGGCGAGTTCCTGGGTAGGATATCCGAGCTGGAATATCACGAGGTCACGCCCGATGGCAGTTTACGCCACGGACGCTTTGTGCGTTTCCGAGACGACAAACGGCTGGACGAAGCCGCGTAAGTGAAGGGGCCGAAAGGCCCCTTTTCTTTTCTGTTTGACTCTCCTGGTTCCAGCGGATAATAAGTAATCACTTACCTATCTCTGGAGCTAGACAAATGCTGGAGCAGCAAACTGCCGACAAGCCGACAAACGTCTTGAAGGAAGAATATTTGACGATCGATGAGTGCGTTTCCGAGATCGAAACAATGGGCTTTAAGGGCGTCAGACTGCGCCAAATTCAGCGTTGGGCGAACGAAAAGAAGCTGCCCTTCTTCCGCTTCGGCAAGCGCATGTATATCGATCGCCATCAGCTTCGCGAGAGCTTCCGAAAGCTCCAAAGGGGAGCTGTAAAAGAAGTCGAAAATCCGAGACGACCTCACTAGAAACTTATCTTAGCCCAAGCTAAGTTTCGAGCATGACGATCTTCAAAAGAACGTGGACGCACGATGGCGCGGAGAAGGAAGCTTTCCGCGCCATTTATTACGTCGATGGTAAGAAAAAGTTTAAGCAAATGGCCAAGCGGAAAGACTTGGTCGAATGGCTTAAAAATCACGGCGTCCAGATCCAGGACGAGGCTGAACGGGAAGCCTCGCCGGCGGGTTACAAGACCGTCGCGGACGCGGCGCAAGACTGGATCGATCGGTGTGAAAAAGGGCTGGGTGATCACCACACACTTGAGCACTCGTCATTGGAGCAATATCGGGGGCATGTGGCTAACCACATTTCTCGGCGTATCGGCTCCAAACTTTTGACCGATGTGGATACCAAATTCTGCAAAAATTTCCGCGACGATCTGCTGAAGGATTTGTCGCGCTCGCAAGCCAAAAAAGTGCTGACCAGTTTCAAGTCTATTCTGAATGAGATGGTTGACCTGGAAATTCTGGCGAACAATCCCGCCCAAAAGGTCATCATTAAGATCGACAAACGCGAGAAAGAAGAAGTCCAAATCCCCGAGCCGAGCGAGATGAAAAAAATCCTCGAAGGAGCGCTCGCTCTCCGCGACGGGAAAAACAAGCACATGGGAAAGGCGTGGAGCCGCTATTATCCGATGTTTTTGCTTGCCACTTTGACCGGCCTCCGGCCCTCAGAATATCGCGGCTTGATCTGGGAGAATTTGGATCTCGAAGCCAAGACCCTCAAAGTTACGCAGCGCGCGGACAACTACAACGTCATTGGATTGCCCAAGTCTCGGGCCGGTTATCGCACGCTGTTCATGCCGCAGATCCTGGTCGATGAGTTGAAGCGTTGGCAGAAGCTTTGCCCGGTCGGCGAGCTGGGCCTAGTCTTCCCCAACTGGGAAGGTAAGGTTGAGAACCTCTCCAACATTCACAATCGCGGCTGGAACCCGTTGCTTGGGCGCGTTGGCGTGACGGTCATCGAGGACGGCAAAGCCGTGGCAAAATACCATCCCTACGCCATGCGCCACTTCCGGGCGTCGGTGCTGATCCAGGCCGGCGCAAACGCAAAGCGCGTCCAGATGCAGATGGGTCATGGCTCGATCACCATGACTTATGATACCTATGGGCATCTCTTTAAGGAGGGCGAAGCCGAAGACCGAGCGCTGACCGAGACCATTGCCGACAGCCTAATGGCATGACACGGAGACCAGCGGGGATACACGGCAAACATTGGTTTCGAGAAAAGGATACATACGGGATACATGGCGAGCTAAGTCATTGAAAAGGTTATCCCGCCATGAATATCATAATCCCTTGGTCGGGGGTTCAAATCCCTCCGCTGCTACCATCCTAACCTACGACCCCAAAATAGAAATTTTGCTTTTCTACCCTCAGCGGTGTCGCTTTGCATGTTTCCATTGCAACGCTAGGAAAACCGCCGTTTTCCCACCTATTCCGAACGGCTCCGCGCGCGCTTTGGCCAAATCTTGGCCAAAAAAGTTCAGGCGATGTTCACGCCTCGCCGCGTGATAGATTCTTGAGCCATTGATCCATCGCCGCCATGTCCTGGCTGTCGCGCTCGCGGTCGTTCCAATTGCCAGCCACCAACACTGACGGCGCATCTGATCTCGAACGATGTGCGGCCCAATCGGTCGGTATCTTTTCGTCCGCTCTGGCGCAGTCATGCTCAGGAAGGAGTTCCACCGATTGGTGCTCCAGGCAGTCCGACCATAACTAACTGAAAAAATGGATATTCTGTAGCTGCTGGGGCGCAGTTCTTGCTGCGTTGCGGCATAACTATTTGATTTTACCTTGTTGACGAGTAGCAAGTCGACATATCATACCACTTCGACCTCGAAACGAGGGGACGGCGGAAAGACGCCATAACGGGGAGGACCAGATGCTAGACAGATTTCGATTCCACCAAAGCCAGGCGAAGGTGGCCCTTCGAGGCCGGCGGCGATG